AATAAATATAGTAGTAATAGTAATATAAATATAATAATAATAATATAATTATAAATATAGTAGTAATAGTAATATAAATATAGTAGTAATAGTAATATAAATATAGTAAATAATACAATTATATATAATAATAGTAATAAAATTATTAGTATAATAATAGAAATTATTATAATAAATATAAATATAATAAATATTATATATAGTATAATTATATAATAAATAAATAATATAAATAAAAAAAATAAAGAATTTATTTTTAGAATTATAAATATTATAATAAAGAATAGTGGCATAAAAAATTTACATAGAATTTTTAGTATAGTAAAATTTTAGGAATTATAAATTTTTTAGTAAATTTTAAAAAAAATTTTTTTTTTTATAATAATTTTTATATTTTTTCAATAATTTTATTATAAAAAATAATATAAAATAATAAAAATAATAAAATAAAATAAAATAAAAAAAACTAATAATAAAATTTTTTATTATTATATATATAATTATATATAGTTATATATAGTTATATATTCTGTGCCACTTTTCCGAACAGAACGGAAAGAGTAGTAGCCTTCTGTAACATAAGGTAGAAGGTACTAAAGAATTATATAGGGGTGGTATTCGGGTAATTGTGTTTATACTTGAGTATGGGGTGGATTTCGGGTATAGTGAAAATGAAATTATCAATAGGTACCAACTTCACAATTATAAAATGAAATTGCGAGTATAGCGGCAGAATTTTTTAGTTTTTCGCGCGGCGGCGCCCGCAAGCGGGCGGCTTGCGCGGGAACGCTAAGAAAGATACTTTGGCCTCCAGCGTTCCACCCATGCGTTATATTACAATAGTTATATAACAATCAGCATAAGAAGTAAATGTATTGTAGGCGCGACGCGCCATTATTGCATACCTTATCTTTTCTTCCGCGCTACTTTAGTCTGCTAAAGTACAGCATTTATTCTTCTGAATTTTTCTTCGTTGTAAAATTTGACAAAAATCCAAATTTATGCTATACTATATATGTAAGGTAAGAAAAGGAACTTACCTCCAGTAAGTATCAGCCTAGGGAACTGTTACTTGTAGGGTAGCTGGAGGTAAGTTCTGTATAGTGATAGCGGCTCAGCCGCGGAAAGGAATCAGTATGGCTATTCAGTATTTTGTCGATGAGTCCAAGCGCATTTGTGTTGCTAAGCTAGTGTTTGAGGATGAGGATGGGGAAACTCTAACTCCACTAGAGGATGCGGAGAATTACATCTGCGCAAAGCTAGAGCGAGAAGCTGCTTCTTCTGCTTCTCGTACAGAGCGTGACCTAACTTTTGCTTATACTGTGGTAGTGCGGGCAGTACTACAGCGTATGGGTGTACCTCAGTTTGTGGGTAAGGCTGAGTGCGCGCCGGAAGATACATTTGATGAAGCAGTAGGTTGTGATTTGGCACGAGCCCGCCTACTGAGGAAATACTATAAGTGGCTTACTGATTGCGTTGAAGCAGTACAGTATAAGCTAGAAGACATGAGCAAGCTAGCACAGGAAACTTCCAATAAGACTTGGCACTGTATGAAGCGCTGGGATGATGAGGTGCTAGACCTAGAGTAAGAAGAGAAGCAGCTTAGCTGCTCTTTCTTTTATGGCGTAGGCCGCCGGGCGTTATATTACTTAAGTTATATAACAATGGGCATGGCACCTTTAAGAGTATAGCTTTTTCATGTCACATGCTCGGAGGAAGCCTTCGCTACTAATTATTCAGCGGCGAAAAAGTTGGTTACAAATTTTCGACTTTTGCTTGATAAGCTTGTGGAAAAGTATACATTTTCCATAGGTAAATCTGTTGAAAAATGCTAGTTATCCACAAGAACAAATTGTAATGACTCATCCTCTGAGAAAAAATGAGTTTGTTACAAACGTTGATTGGAAAATTGTTATAGCCAAAACAGCCTAAATAAAAAGCGACGCCGGAAAAAGTTCTCCTTCCTCCAGCATCGCCCGAGTATAGCTTTTAGCCGCCATAGCTTTTTTCTTTTCCTGAAAAGGTCAAAATTTGCAATCAATCCAAAAATACACATGTTTGTTGTGGATTTTATATAGGTAATTATTATGATTTTCCATACAAAAAGTGTGGAATTTTCACATGACATGAGTTGAGTCTTGGCTTGCGGACAATCAATGGCGCGAAAATTTTTGATAGTGCCAAACCGTCCGACGTAGCTGCTTTAGCCGCGGCAAATTTTCATTAAACGTAGCTGCTTTTGCATTTTCAAATTTGGAGTATGGTTGAATAGGTTGACATTTTGGTATGTGGCATAGGCGCGACAAAAGTAATGTAGACATAATGGTTATGCTTTATCACTTTACTGTGCTAAAGTGCCGCCTTCTTCATATAACAGGGGTTCGCTTTATTTTATTTAGTACGGCGCGCCTTGCGCTTTTGTTTCTTCCGCTCTTTCCATACTAATATTATACTATAACTTTGGTTTTCTTTCAAATTTTAAGTGGGACAGATAGATAAAGGTTGTTATATAACAGAAGTAATGGGGATGGGATCATACGTTGAACGTATTAACTTTTACCCGCCAGTTAGTTATGACTAACATACTATTATTTATAACAATTATATTTTCATAACTATTATATAAATGAAAGAAGGGCTTGCGCCCTTCTTTTTTATTTCTTTTTCTTTCTATCCTCCTTTATTTCATCAATCATGCAATAAAACAAGTTCGCCATATGTTCTGCTTGAAAATATTTTATGCTTCCGGGCTTTGCATTGTCTTGCATAACTTTTAGCGCGTTATACATTACAATAGCTTTTATCAATTCATCTTGTGCAACAGATTCATTATAAAGTTCATTTACAAGTTTTTGCAGATTGAAGGCTTTTTCCGCAAGATTCGCGGCGAATGTGGAAAGTTGTTCTCCCTGTTCGACTCTTTCAATCATTGTAGACAATGCGTTGTAATAATATTCTGCGGGAACACTAAAGGGAGTTTTATATCTTTCTCCATTTTGTTCTTTTTCTTCTTTTCGTTGAATGTATGCCATGCCTTTTTCTGTTAAATACTCGTAAACATTGCCAATCTCTCTAAATGGGAAATAGGTCAAGCCAATAGTGATTTTTTTCTTTTGCAATAGCTTTATAAGGATATCAGATTCTATTATCGCATCTTCGATAGCTGTATGACTTTCTGTGAATCCTTCATCCTTAAACATATATGAAAAGACGGTTTCCGCGCTTGACTTGAAGAATAAACCGCTATTTGTAAGTTGCTTATTTTCAAGGCAGTATTTACGATACTTATCATTATTGATACGCTGTGTACAAACGTCGCCCCAAATATCTGCAAGTAGATATTTTTTTCCTTTTAGTTCAAAATGATACTGGTCAAATTCTTCTTGATTTTCCCATTTTTTTCCTTTGATAATATTCTGGCAGATTCTTCGTTGTCCGTTTTCCCAGTCATTATAGAAGGGGCTATATAGCGCTTCAATATAACGCTCGGTAAATTGAATCGCCTTTTTAAAATCAAACATACTATTGTAAGCTAATACAATATTGACTTGTGCTAAATCAGATTCAAGGATTTTAACCGCTTCGTTCCATGTTTTCGCGGTAATTGTTCCGACCTTGTATTTCTCCATATAAAGAGGCCGTTTTTCTTTATAATATGCTGTGTTAAATACGTTAGGCACGAAAAAGGTTTCCTGAATTAGGAATGAGTGCTGGCTATACACATATCCTCTCGCGTCAATAATGCGCCAGCCAATGTCGTATATCAACGGCTTCGCAATGGCTATCTTTTTCTTGTCGTTCGCGGAAAGATTCATTTCATTCACGAACGGCAATGTTGCCGTTTCACAATCTAGTACAAGATACAGCTTCGGCTTTTTTCCCTTGCACTTTGGTCTGTGAAATTCAATCTCATTCAAGCGGTTTTCATAATATTTATTCATTTTTGGGCGCTCCCTTCTTGCGGCGACTATTATATTTTTGTGTCGCGTCTTATAATTCGCCCACGATTATTATACCATAGTCGCGCCATTATTACAAGCCCAAATTTTCAAAATTATACTTTTTTATATATAGCAAGAATTTTATTACAAATGATTTTTCCTTGCCATGTGGGATTGTGTCTGTAATAAAACTGGCGTTATACCGGCAGCGGGATTCATACGTTGAACGTATTAGATTCAAAGATTGATAAAAAAATAGCAGGGCGGTTGCCCTGCTTTATTTTTATTCTTCCGTTTCTTCCGCCTCGGCCTTTTCAATCATCTGGCGCACCATGCGCCCGGTAACTGCTCCCTCGGCTTCTCGTGCGTCAAGTTCGGCGCTTCTCTTTTCCTCTTCCTTTTTCTTCTTCGCTTCTTCGCGCTTGCGCTTTTCCTCTTCGCGCTTGCGCTGGTCTGCTTCCTTCTTCTTTCGTGCTTCTTCGGCCTGCTGTGCTTTCTTTGCTTGTCTCTGCTGGTACACTCGTTCTGCTGTGTATGGATCATAAAGTTCTCCGTCACGGCTACCTTTTTTATAAGTTACCGTAATCGTGAAGGCGCCTTCCGTCTTGTCCTCATCATCTAACACGACCGGAACGGCAAGAACGTTCGTGCCAACAGTCAGCGTCTCATAGTTCGCCGCGCCCAGCGCGTTCTGCAGAATGCTGATAAGTTCGCCGCGCTTGAGTTCTGCAAAGTTAATAGCCATATGAACCTTCTTTCTGGTGCAATATGCACCGCACTGTTATTGTGCCGCGGATTGCTTTATTCCCTTGGCTTGAGTATAGTATACCCCCCTTTAAGGAAAAAGTCAACCCTTTTTTTGAAATTTTTTGAAGTTCTAGGGGCTAATACTCATACGTTGAACGTATTAGAATAGTAAGAGGGTTATACCCTCTTATTTCCTTTTTTCTGTGATTTTGATTTCGTATTTCTTCCCCTCCATGTACAAAATCACACTTTTCATTGTTTCTTGGGCATAAGCTACATTTGCCTCATTCAACATTTTGATAATGCCGTTCATAAGGCTGTTCACGGTTGAATCTCCAATATGGCGGCGTTCTACATCGCTGGCGCGCTCAACATGACGGTTAAGTTTTTCGCTTTCGTGCTTGGCTTCTTCCTGCATCTGCCGCTTCGCTTGCTCTTCGGCTTGCTTTACATCTTTTGCGCGCTTTGCGTCGATGTAATCACGGATGAATTGTTCACGGTTGACTTCGCCAGTTTTATGACCATTTTGGTCTACTAAATTGATACTCATGACAAAACCTCCCTTTTTTCTTTCTATATATATTATACCATATGACGTGAATTTTGTCAATAAAAAAAATAGACAAAATTTTAGTGATAGGAAGAAAAGTAATACGTTCAACGTAATAATTTCTTCTTTACTTTTTACTTGTTTTATGTTATAATACTTATAAATAAAGGAGGAATATAAAAATGTTGAAAGCCTATCAAGTAATTTGCCGGACTATTATCAATGATGAATGTGTCAGTTCAGATAGTGGCATGACTATCCGCGAGCCATCGGACACACTGAACCGCTCAATCTCCATTACTTGGGAAAATGTTGAAGAAAAATTTTTGAAAAATAGCTGGGCTATGGGCTTCGGTCTGATGTTGACGCGGAAGGGAAAAATCATCTATTATAATGATGCTAAACATTTCGTTGATCGAACGATTAAAGAATGGAGAACCCCGAATCTTAATATTCAGTTAATTGTTGAATACAAGGAAACAAAAATTTCAATGCGCAAACTGATGCAATATTATGACGCAGATGTTGCAATCCAATACATGAAAGAGCGCGGGCTGGATATCAATTCCAAAGAGAAGTAAAAACTTCTCTATTTTTTAAAAAGTCTTGACAGAAAAAACACAACGTGATATAATAAATACATCAAAAGGAAAGAAGGTAAAATATCATGAAGGTTTGGATGGTCGAACGGCACTGGGATTTAGATACCAGCATTTTAGGTATCTACTCCACAAAAGAAAAGGCAATCAAAGCGGCGGAAGATGAGGCAAAAACCGAACTTGTATTTTATGCTTTTGGTTGGCGGTTGATCACTAAAAAAATTAGTATTTTTGCAGATCGTAGTGGAATGAATATTGATTTTTCTTTGTATGTTATCGAGATGGAAGTTGAATAACTTCCATTTTTTTATAAATTATTGTCATACGTTCAACGTATTATTATAAAAAAGGGCGGTTAATCGCCCCAGTCATATTTCTCTTCATAAAAATCAATATCATCTTCATCGACTTCCAGTATTTCCATATTGACAGTAATATAATCCTCAAGTGTTTGTTCATATTCATCACAAAGCTTTCGGACATCTTTGTCTTGTGCTGACCCGCCATAAACCAAACAAGTAATTGCACGACTAACTTCTTCCTGATGATCAGATAAAAAATCCATCAATTCATATCTGATAAATTCTTCTTCAATTTCTGTCCGGCAGTTTTCTTCTTCATGGTACATGGTGAAATTATCATTATAAATATAAATAGTCATATAGGTTTATCTCCTTTCTTTTGATGGATATAGTATAACATAGGAGAACAGAAAAAGCAATATGGAAGTTCTTACGTTGAACGTATTAAAGTAAAAAAAAAGAAAGAGGTTATTATACCTCTTTTTCATTAAACCACAAATCAACAATTTCTGAATACACATTGAAACTTACAAAAATTTTTTCTTCGCCTTGTTTATAATAAAGGTCATAAGATAATTCTGTATAGTCTTCTTCTGAATCATCATGGATAGAATAAATAATGCCGTTGACGCTATTACAAAATTTTTGAATGTACTTTCGCGCGTTTTCTTCGGTAGAGAAAACAATAGCATGACTATTGTTCATGTTAATTTTTACAATATAAACTTTCATTTATTTCACCTCATAATAAATTTTATACAATTCTTTGATATAGCCCTTCTTTGCGTTAATGGCGCGACTTCCTAGATTTTTTCGCCAGTTCTTTCTGACTTCCAGCGAATCATCCACAAGGATATCACCATAAACTGCGAATAAACTTTTTTCTTTTCCGTATTCGCAAATAACAATCTGCTCAGCGACGGGAAAATACTGTTCTACCCATTGTGTTTTTACCGTGCGCGTAAGATTGAAAAAGTCGTTTTTCTTGCTTACGCCTTTTCCTGCCCAGCTAATAACGCCAATGTGATAGCCTGCTTCTTGCAATGCTTTGCATGCTTCCACAATGCGGTTAATGCTTCCACGTTCAAAACCTTGTTCGCAGTACACGCTCACGTCTTCGCGCCGCAAGCGCGGGAGCCAGTCAGGCACTTTATAAAGATTGTAAAGTGTGCCATCAAGGTCAAACCAAATCCAGCCCTTATTATTCATAGATTATTCTCCTTTATAGTTTGTTTCTTTTTTTTCGATGATTTATTATAACATAGAAGAAATGATTTTGTCAAGGGGAAAATTTATTTTTTATAATGAAAATAGCTAGTTTCTTCATACGTCCAACGTAATAAAAAGAAAAGAGGGGTTATTTCCCCTCAAAGATTTCGCTCATAAACAGATAAAGTCCCTTGTAATCTTCATAACTGCACCAGCAGTCTTTCTCATAATTATAATACCATTGGCCAACACTAGTTGGAACAGTTATACCACATTGTTCATATAGCATATCATGGATGAGCTGCAAATCTTCATCCGTCTTAATGTCAAAATAGTCAATAGTATAATTATAATCATTTCCTTCCATAATTTCCTTTAAGGAAATTTCTTCTCCATCATCATCATACATGTGAGAAGTGAAGTTATTTCGCACGTTCTCCTGTTCTCTTTCATAGGCTTCACATTGTCCCTGGGTTTCAAATTCTGTTCCATCATCAGCATAATAAGCAATACGCATTTTGTTTTCCTCCTTCTTTATCGTGATTATATTATACTATATTTTTCTTTTTCTGTCAATTTTTAAGTTCCTACGTTCAACGTATTAGAGTATGAATATAAGGGGATATTCCCCTTAATCAGTTTCTTGTTCTTCTGGATTATACGCCTTAATCACAAGTTCGTCATTTTCCAGAAAGAAGATAAAGGATTGTCCTTCCTTCATTTTGAACCTGTTGCGGAACTCTTTAGGAATTGCGATTCTTCCCAATTCATCCATCTGACGAACGATACCCATTATCTGTTTCATAGTTGTTTACCTTCTTTTCTTTTGATATATTTATTATATCATAGAAAGAAAGAATAGTCAAGCAAAAGATGAAAATTATTTTTATTTCTTCATACGTTCAACGTATTACATCAGCCCATAAAAAAAAGAAGGGCTTTCACCCTTCCCTTTTATCAGTTCATCTTATAGCCAGCCTTGCCGCCCTTGTCAATCTTCTCGGCAAGTCCGTCGTTCACAAGAGCCTTGAGCACCGCGCTAACCTTCTGCCAGCTAATCTCGCGCTCCGGCGGGAACATGGCCGCGATTTCCTGCGCCGTCGCGCCGTCATCGCCCATGGCGTTCACACAGTCGATAACATCCGCGCGGAAGGTCTCCTTTGCGGCGACAACTTCCGGGTCGTCCTCCTTCTTGCGCGGCTTGTTAGCATTTTCCTGCTTCACCGCCCAGTCCGCAAGAGCCTTTTCCAGATCGAAAGCCTTGGAGCGCTTAGTGTCCTTCGCAGACTTGCGGCCGACACTCACGCTCAGAAACTCGCCATCAACCGGGATGACAAATTCCGTGGTATCAATCTGGATACCATCAGCATAGTTAGAGAAGATTTCAGAAAACAGTTCAGTCTTAGTCATAATTTTTCTCCTTTTCCGCGCGCATTGCGCGCACCGCTTTTATTAGTGACTATCAGAAGGACTTGAAGCGCGGCGCCTGCACTTCTTTTGTTCCCTCTTGATGGTATTATTATATCAAATCTTTAGAAAATTGTCAATACTTTTTTCAAAGAAAAATTCGAAATTTGAGATTTATTATAATACGTTCAACGTAATAGGTATGAATAATAGAAAGCGGCTTTCGCCGCTAATTAAGTATAAAGAATAGTTTTGTCAATATAATATAAATGTTCTTCTCCTCCTACCGTAGTTGCAAATGCCTCGCAATTATTCTTCATTATTATATTATCACAATTACGAGCGAGCGCCATAATTTTTCCAATCGCGGCTTCTAAAGAGGTATAAACACCTATTACTTGGAAATCTTCTTTTATGCATGTCCAACAAACAGCATAAACATCATTCGACATCATCAAAAGCTCCTTTTCTAAAGAATAAACTTTTCAACCCAAACACCACGTTGAAGAAACACCAATACCACCAATAAGGCAAAATTGGCAGATTAGCTTCCCACAATACCCTATTCACCGCAAGCCACAATGGCAATGCCATAATAGCGGAGCCAGTGAAGATTCGCGCCATAAAGCTAGACACCATGCAGAGCCAATTCCAGAAATACCAAAACGGAGACTTATACATTTGATTTACTTCCTCTCTATTGGGAATTTCTTTCCCATTTGTTGATTAGATTATATCATATACAGGAAAGAAAGTCAATCCTCTATCTCATACGTTCAACGTATTAGTATAAAAGCGGTGGTTAGCCGCTTACAAAGTGATAGGAATGATGATGTCTCCTGCTCCAGTCTGCTGGAGGTGATAACAGTTCAAGTCATTCAAAGTAAATTCTACCAGAGATTCCTGCATTTCAAAATCTGGCGGTAGAATAACCTCGCAGCCTTGCTGTTTTAGAAGTTCAATGGCGGTAGAATTTTTCAAAGCAAAGTACACACTATCTATTTGGCTATTAAATTCTCCTTCGTAAACTCCATCAGCAACGTTTTCAATAGCTTCCTGACAACGAGAAAGCACTCCTTCCATTTCTTCACCGTTCAAAATTTTTTGCTTTCTTTCGGCTTCCAGCTGAGTTTCACGCACCTCAAGTGCCTTCTTGAATTTGTCGAGTTCGCTCATGGTTTCAATGGCTCCAATAGCGTTCATACCCGTGCTGAATTGATAATCGTTCATAATGTTACCACCTTTCTTTTATTTTCTAAATATAGTATAACATGAATTGAGAAGTTTGTCAAGGGTTTTATAAAAATTTTTTATTTGCTGGAGGCAGATAATCATACGTTGGACGTATTAGTTTTACAAGGAGACTTATGTCTCCTCAATCGGTGTATCAATTTTGATTTTTTGAATATATACAGTAAATGGTCTCTGCATAAGTGTTTTGCCATAAGCTGAATAACACTCATAATCTTCTTGCGCCGTCTGCAAGACGAAAAATCCGCCTAATAACTTTGCATTATTATTATACACAAAATTTTCAGTGGCTTTTACTGCTATATTAAAATCAGAATAAAAGCCCACCATATTCTCCCATGTGCCGCCTATAAAACTAACATAATATATAAAATCATTTTTCATAGCTTTTAGCCCCTTTCAAAAAATTGTAGCTGCTTTCGCGTTTTCGCAAAACGCAGCTGCTTTTTCTTGGTAAGAATCCGGGCGCGGCTAGATATGCTCGCATTTTGAAAAGCACCCCAGCCCCATGCCGCAGTTAGTTATACCTAATTCCCTTCGGATAGGTGGGATTTGCCCATGGAGCGCGCCTGTTATATATCGGCCTTTTCCTATCGCGGCACTGGGTTTTGTGCAATTCTCACAAAGATTCACCACTTTTCTTGTATATTTTTTACAGTATTGTGGTTTTCTTGTCAATCGGTTGTTTTCCTTCCTCCTGACTTGCCTATATTATACAATAATATATAGAAAAAATCAACCCTTCGGCTCATACGTCCAACGTACCAGAGAAAAGATTGACAGGTATCTGTCAATGTGATATAATGTGATGGAGGAAAAGAATTAAAAAAACCTATTGCAAATTTGCGCGGACTATTGTATAATATGGGTGTAACCGATGAACGAAACGACAAACAGACGGGAGGAACGAAAATGAAACAGGAACAGATTGACAGAATCCGCGCGAATCGCGCGAAGTTTCACGCTGAACTTGCCCTGCGTCAGAATGTATACACCAGCGAAGCCGCGCGGGAACGTCGAGTATTTGCCCTGCGTCATGGTTGGCGCGGCGAATCGGTCGGTAATTACTGCTATATGCAGTACTGCAAGACAATAGACGCAATTATCCGTCGTCGGTGGGATGATGCACGAGCTTACAGACTTGACCTGGCAAGGATGAAACGCAAGGCGGCAGAAAAGGGGTTGATTTAATGAATAGTTATATCATTACTTACAAGTGCGCGGACGGCGCGCAGTATCGCAGAATTATGCGGTACATCGAAAAAACCGAACACGCGCTTGCCCAGCAAGCCGAACGAGAAGGAACACGGCTGGCGGTTGATAAGTCAACCGCAGATACTGCGGCGACGTGCTACGAAAGTAATTCTGCCGACGTTGGCGGCGCTGGGCGTGGTTGGGAGGTTCGCGTGCGTGCATACTTGACAGGCAACGTTGAGCGTTGTCATGCACAAGGCCAAACTGACGTAACTGCCAGCCGTCGGTCAATCGAAGTCAAGACGCGCGCGGGCTGGCTTGTGAATCCTTGTTTTAATAGCAAGGAAACGGCAGAAGAATACATGCGGACGACCAGCCGTCCGATGATGGGCGCGCAGTATGTTGTATATGCGCCCGAGACACAAGACGCAAGCGGCCAGCCCCTAGACGTCGCCAGCGCTTGCTACGTTTTAACCCAGCGCCAATTCCTGCGAGCGGCAGAAGAGGCTGGCGTTATACAATATAAGCAACGTAATGGCCTTTGGGGCGTAGCAATCGCCCAGTTTTATCAAAGTCAAAGAAAGACAAATCTTTGGCTTGATAAATTGGAAGAATATAACTGCTATACTCTTTCCCAATTCAAGCGCGATATTCTCAAGATGGGTTAAAACCCATCTTTTTTTTATTCTATAATAATTATAAAATTATAATAATTATAGGCGGATAAAATTCAGACGTTATTCAATCTGAAATTATATAACACATAAAAATATAATTATGATGATATAATGGGGGATATATTTCGGGCGTTATAAAAAACGGACGTTATTTTAGAGGCGGCCCCACATACAAAATTTCCAAGAACTCCAAAATCAATTCTTTAACCTATCCACAAAATTTCCAAGAACTCCAAAATTTGACAAAATAAAAAATCTGTGTTATAATAAAATATCAAAAGGGAAAAATAAATAACTAATATTATATAATGGAGAGCCGCAACTACCACTTTAGCTCTCCAAAGGAGACACTTAATGAACCTATTACAAAACTTAAATTATAAACTATACACTGACGTAGAGCGTGCAAACGCCGCCGCCAGCATAATACAGCAAAACGAAGCCGAGCTAATAGTGGCACTAGACTCAGCTCATAGAAAAGCCGGCATACAGGGGTCAGGTAATTCTACCCTGACTTCTACTTCTCCTTTGCGCCGCAATGCACCATCAGCTTACATTCAATTAGAAAAATTAGCCGACTACATACTATATGGGAAGAACAGTCAAAAGCTAACTAATCTTGTACAGCAGAAACGCATACTCAAGCCGCAAACCATACATAGCAGCTACAACAAAAAAACCGCAGAATCATTAGAAGCCCTACAGGAATCTCCCGACTTCCCCACGCGTGAAGCCAGCCTGAGACCCTATGAAGAAAAGAACAGCTACACCAATCCACGTCCGCAAATTCACCGGCCAAGCGCCGATGGCACGAATCCTGGCGATAGTTGGATTCCTGGCATGGTAGAGCTGTGGGATAGTATTGATAGAATAGAGAGACAAATAAAGATTTATCAGGGAAAAATAGCGCCGCAAACAGCCGAAGAACAGTCCATACTAACAGAATGGGATGACCTAAAGGCTTATAGAAAAAAGCATTTACTTATTGATTTGCGCAAGCACCAATACTATCTAAAAAACAGCTATTGTCCGCCCATACCACCTCACCATAGCTTCCCGCACACTACTCCTATAAATTGGTTTAGTAATGCGGGGTATTGGACAGAAGCAATGGGGGATAGGTTTGAGGAAGATTACAAAACCCACTCCACCTCCCATGCAATGCCCGCCCGCATAATGGAGCTTACGGCTACTGCGGAAAACAACGAACAAGACCTAAAGAAAAGTATACAAAATAATGAACCTGAAATAACTTATTCTTTCGTTTATTTAGATTATTATTTGCTCATCAATCGCTTATTGCCCTCCTGTGCTGTTCTTCCTACTGATACCTGTAAATGTGTAAATGGTGCTTTTTCTCCTCTTTGGTATTTTCTTTGTACTTCTGGCGGCGAAAATATAAGAGAAGATAAGTGGTATTGTTACCTAACTTATGAAGGTATAAAGTTCCGTATTCAGAAGAACTATTACTTTGCGCGCCTAGAGTACTGGCGCGAATTGCGCGAACACAGGCTAGACCTTACTAATGCGGAACATATATATCAGCTTTTTGAGCATTATAGCAATTTGAAAGAAAGCAGTTATGAAGATACTGATGGACAAATGAAGTTTATCCTTATGGCGCTAGATGATTTACAAGATGATAGTGAGTTGACACTTATACAACAGCATATACTGGATAGGAAAGTGTTGAAGTATACTAATGAGCGCATTAAGGACGAATTAAAAGACATATATGGTATAAGCTATAATGTGAATTACATTTCCACCTTATACAAAAACACTTGCAAACAAATTGCGGAAACTGCCGCCATACAACAGTTAGAGTTTGATAATCGCGCTAATCCTTCTATGTGGAAAGTCTGCTCTTGTTGCGGCAAACGCCTGTTGAGGAATCCTTATTATTTTGTACGAAAGAATGAGAATCGTGATGGCCTTTCCGCGCGTTGCAAGAAATGTGATAAGAAAATAAGAGATAAGAAGGTGCAAAATAATGGCTAAAATGGTTTGTCGTTATTGCGGCTCTTCCAAATCAAATCTGGACTTCCCAAAAACCAATGCTATTTGGTTTAGGCAAGGTTATTGTGACCTTTGTTTTGATTGTTTGCATGATATTTTTGATTATCAAGATTTACAGCAAGTAGATAAAATGTTACAATATTTGGATGTTCCTTTTTTTCCTGATGATTGGATAAAATTATATGAGGATAATGGCGCGACCACCCTTCGCGCCTACATCCTTAAAAATCAGGCAAGACTAGAACGTCCAAACCGCGTGGACTGGACAGAAGTAAATAATACTTGGAAGAATCGCCAAGACAGTAACATGCTGAATAAGTATGTAGAAATAATGAATGAAGAATGGTTAGCTAAGGCGCGCAAGCGGTGGGGCGACAACTATACTTCTGATGAATTGGAAGTAATGGAGAAGATGTATGATGATACTGACCATACACAAAACATTATTACTTCTATACAGAAAGACCAAGCGGAGAACCTCTGCCGCCTGAGCATAACAATTCGTAATAAAATACGAAATGGCGAAGATGCTAGCAAGGAGTTAAAGTCATACAATGACCTTGTGAAAGCTGGCGGCTTTGAGCCTAAAAATTCGCGCAATTATGGTGAGCTAGAAAGTGTTGGTGAGCTTATGAATTTCCTTGTCAAGAAAGGCTATACGCCGCAATTCTACGATGGAAAAGACAGAGACTTAGCTGACCTTACTATCCATAATCAACAAACTTATTTGCGGCGACTTGTACAAAATGAACCTAATCTTGGTGAGCTTGTACGTGAACGTGCCGAAAGTTACAAGATTTCTCAACAGTTAGCCGAAGAAAATCGTACAGATGAAGAGCTAGAGTCCTATGATGCTAGCGCGCCCGCCATCGTAGAATACGAAGACGATGATGGGGGTGAGATTACGGATGAATGAGAAAATTGCTTCTAAAGATGGCATACAGATTCAGAAAGGCTTTATGTTGACGGAAGACTGGGTGTTAAAGAATAGAGATACGATTGAGAAGTGGTTGAATTGCTGGCTTGCTTATCCTGACATAATGCTAGATATATACAAGCCCTCTGATTCTCAATTTAAGTTCTATTTTTATCAACGTCTTTTTATGCGCGCAACCATGAGATTCCGTTATGTATTTGGTACTTTTACTCGCGCTTATTCTAAATCTTTTATGAGTATACTTACTCGTTTTGTAAGATGTAGTCTTCTTCCAGGTGAGAAAAGTTTTGTTTGTACAGATGTAAAGAAAACTGGCGTAAAGGTTATGTCTGAAAAAATCACAGAAATTTTCCGTCTGTTCCCGTTACTAGAAAAAGAAGTTCTTGTTAAGCATGAAAGTAACGATTATATTGAGATTATTTTTAGAAATGGCTCAATGTTTGACGTGGTCGGAACCACAGCAGGTACGAGGGGCATTAGGCGTCATTCGGGTGTTTTTGATGAAGCTGCTCTTCTTGATGGAAATGAAGTAAATGAACGTGTACTTCCTACACTAAACGTCTCGCGAAGAGATATACTTGGACGTATCACTCCCGGAGAAAAAACTCAAAGTCAGATTTGGATAACTTCTGCTGGCCCGAAAGCCTGCTATGCCTATGAGAAGTTAATTGATTTTACTGTTATTTCAATTCTTTCTCCTGATACGGCATATGTCGCTGGTGGCGACTATCGTGTTCCTGCGGCTACTGGATTATTAGATGGTCAATATATTGAAGATTTGAAGCTATCTTCAAGCTATAATGCTGATTCCTTTGGACGTGAATTTTTGTCAATTTGGAGCGGCTCCAGCGCCGATAGTTGGATAAATAGCGACAAACTTCAAAAGTATCGTACCATTTTGCGTGCTGAACGTCAAGCCAGTGCCCGTAGTGTTGCTGGCGGCGCATGGTATATGTGCGCGGTTGACGTTGGTAGATTTAGTTGTAATACTGTTATTACAGTAGTCAAATGTGTGCCAAAGGACACTTATTTTCAAAAGAGGCTAGTGAATATTATTGTTATCAATGGAGATAAGTTTATTGACCAAACAATAAAAATCAAAAAATTGCACAAGGCTTTTCATTTCCGTGAGATTTGTATAGACACGAACGGTATTGGTTCTGGCTTGACTGACTATATGATGGATACTCAAATAGATCCTGAAACTGGCGAAATGTTAGAACCACTAGGCATAATCAACGATGAAAACTACCCCAATCAAGACCCAAGCTGGGAACGAGTAGTATACGCGCTAAAAGCTAATGCAACCCTTAATACACAAATCCACAGCAATTTCTATACTCAAGTTACTGGCGGCCATGTAAGATTCCTTGCTCACGAACGTGACGCGCGCAGTAAGCTAATGGAAACTGTAAAAGGTCAACGTATGACACCTCAGAAACGTGTTGAGTTCTTACTTCCTTATGAAATGACTAGTCGTTTATTTGATGAAATTAGCAATCTAAAAATCAAAAACACGGTCGCGAATTTGGAAGTAGAACGTATTAGTTCTCGTATACTAAAAGACCGTTTTTCAAGCCTTGAATATAATCTATGGCGCATAAAGGAATATGAAGATAAATATTATCGTCAGCGCCGCCGCAATAGAGATATGAGCAAGTATCTATTCTTTACCAAGGGGAGGTAATGTTAATGACAGAGGAAGAACGGCAAGCCGCACAAAAGTTTGCCAATTTTAAGTCTCAAATAGAGAGTATGAGTAATAAACGGGTAGGCACTAGAGATAATGCCTACACAGTTTATCCTGTTTCTTCTGACCCCGTAAGTTGTCAATATTATAACATGAAGGAAGTTATTTCCACTCTTACTTATGGTTCACCAGAAGACTTGCGCGAATTAAGTAAATTTTATTATCGTTATAGTGGCATTTATAAACGTACATTATTATACTATGCTAATCTTTTGCTTTTTGATTTTGTAGTAGTACCGCGCCGCATAGGGAAGATTGCAAAGAATAAAATTCAAACTCGTTACGATAACGTTCTCAAGTTTATTGATAAGTTAGATTTATCAAAGGCTTTCCATGAAATTACGCTCAAAGTGCTTGAGAACGGGGTATATTATGGTTTCTTTCGCCAATATGATGATGGGTGTGTATTTCAACAGCTGCCTTCTGAACATTGTCGAAGTCGCTACAAAAACTCACAAGGCGTAGATTTGTTAGAGTTCAATCTTTGCTATTTTGATTCTATTAAAGATCAAAGCCGCCGCGAAAATATGCTGGCGCTTTTCCCGCCAGAAGTGGTGCGACAATATAATCGTTATCATAATCACGCGGCCAATACAACAATAGATAACTGGTATTTAGTACCCGATACTTTAGGTGTTGTTTTTTATTTTGGTGATTTTATTCCTTTGTTCGCCACTGCTATTCCACAAATTCTTCGCTTAGATGAAAGTAATATTCGTGAAGCAAAGCGTGACCAGCAAGAATTGCGAAAATTATTAGTTAATAAGATGCCTATTAGTAGTAAAACTAACGAGCCGGTTTTTTCCCTTGAAGAAACAGCCGTTATTCACGAAGGCTTAGCAAAAATGTTGGCAGATAATGATGAAATGGATGTCATTACTGGTTTTGGTGATATGCAGCTACAAGATGCGCAGTCTTCTTCTTCTCAAGCGCAAACGAATAAGACGGAAAAATTTGAAGAAAACTTATATGCTAGTTTAGGTATCTCAGCACAGTTATTTAATGCTCAAGGCAATACAGCTTTGACTTATTCTGTTGATAAAGATACAAGCATGATGTATGGTTTCTGTGAGAAGTATACTAATTGGTTGCGTTTCCTTTTGAATGATAAATTTGGTGACGCAAAAATTCAAATTAGTGTTACTCTCTTACCTACTACTATTCATAATCGTGCAGATATGATGGACTTGTATCTAAAAGGCGCACAATATGGATATTCTAAAATCTTCACGGCTGTTGCGCAAGGTATCAAGCAGTCTGAAATTAGTGATATTATCTATCTTGAGAATGATCTACTTGATCTTGACACAAAAATGGTTCCATTACAATCTTCACATACTTTAGGAAATTCTGAAAATTCCGCCGAAAAAGGTAAAACAAATACCAATAATAAAGACAATAATAATGAACCGGGGCGCCCCGAACTGCGGGACAATAAAAAAAGTGACAAAACGATTTCGAATAGAGACGCAATGTAATAAAGGGGGTAAGCCCGATGGCTAATCAAATTCCAGTTAGTTTTGATATTCAAATTACAGACAAGCTGGTTCCATATGAGCTAAACCCAAATATGAGTAAAACGCGCGTTAGTGTGTTTCGTAAGTATGGCAATGCGAATGGCAGCTACTTCACTGATGAAGTGGCCGACAAAATGGTAGAGGAATTACCCGGTTCTCCTATCATTGGCCGTTTCATTGCAGAAGATAAAGACTTCAGTAGTCACCTTACAGTCAACGACACTCGCGCGTATGGCTTCGTACCGCCAGAAAATGCTCATTTTGCTTGGGAAAAGCGAATAGAAGCTGATGGTAAGGAATATGAATATGCTTGCTTTGATGCCGTCCTTTGGACGAGTCGCTATGATGAAGCTAAGATTATTCCTTCCAAAGGTCAATCAATGGAACTAAATCCCCGCACTATTACGGGTGATTGGCGTGAAGTCGATGGAGAGACATATTATGTTTATGATAGTTGCTCTGTCTATGGTCTTTGCGTACTAGGGGATAATGTGCGGCCTTGTTTCGATGAAGCTTGCTTCTATGAAGCACAGGATGGTAAAAATAATATCGAAACAATACTTTCTCATATGAAAGAAGAAATTCAAAATAATTTTTCTCAGTTAATTGCTGAGAATAAAGGAGGTATGGAAGAAATGGGATACAAAGTAAACTTACCTCAAGACGATAAGATTCAGGCTCTTTTCGATGCTGTGAATAAGAATGTTGACGAGAATGGCGAGCGTATTGTTGATTATGCACTAATCAATGTTACTGATGACCACGTTGAGTTCGGCAGCATTGTTGGTGGTAGCTATAAGAGCGTGAACTATTCTCTTGATGAAAATACTATTGTACTTGGTGAAGAAGCAGAAATGAATGTTGTTCTTCTCAATGCAGAAGATAAGGAAGCTTTTGACGCTTTCGCCGCGATTGATGAAGAGAATCATTCTGTTGTAAATGCTTTGGCAAAGTATAATGAAGTATCTGCAGCGAATGAGCAGCTAACTACTGACCTTGCCGCGGCCAATACTAAGATTGATGAGTTCACTAACAATGACTATCCATCTCAAATCCAGGCATTAAATGATAAGATTGCTTCTTACGAAGCTCGTATTGCAGAATACGAAGCTAAAGAAAATGAAGCCATTGCGGTTCAGAAGGACACCGTTATTGAGGAATACTCTGAGCTTGTAGATGCTGAAGTTCTTGAAGAAGTAAAAGAAAATAAAGACGCTTTCTCTTTGGAGCAGATTGAGAGCAAGCTTGCTATCAACTTTGCTCGTAAGAACAAGCCGTCTCATGGTAGGGTTCCCTCTTTGGAAGAGGACGAAAGCAACCCAACTCTCAGAATCTTGAATGAGTATAAGAAAAAGAAGGGGGAATAACTAATGGCTATTCAGCGTTTTAAGACTGAAAAGTATGCTACTATTGAGCTAAATCATGTCAGCTGGCCTGAGACAGCTCGTGTTTTCGCACAGCTTCCACTAAGTGCTGACTTTACCGATGACAAGCCTTGCGAGAATGGTATGTGGCTTGTTTATGATGACGTAAAGGGTGTTGCACGTCCAGCAGAAGCCGCGACCGAGCATGTCGGTGTTATGTATCTAAATGAAAAGGAATACAATCCTTATGTTAGCGGTATGAACCAGTGGGCACTAAAGCCAAATACTTGGTATCCTCGTATTGGTATGCCAGAGGTTCAAGACCGTTATACCACCAACTGTTTCTGCTATGACACTACTGATTTTACTGATGACGAGGCCGTTGTTACCGCTCTAAAGGCGATTGGCACTACTCCTCTATATCTAGTAACTGAAGTAGGTCAGGCCGCACCAAAGCTTACTAAGACTGCTGCGGGCGCCACTGTTGCTAAGGTTATTAAGTTCTATACAATGCCAAATGGCGAACCAGGTATTAAGGTCGCCTTTGTTTCTTGCTAATTTGTAGGAGGTGTAATTATGAATAAGGTTCTATATGATTTAGCTGATTGCGCCATTCATAATCGCGTTCCTGCGAATTTTGAGGGCACAGTTGAGGATGTTGAAGGTGCTCTTCGTGAAGAGTTCCGCAAGCTCGCTGGCGATTACAACATGTTCCGCCGCAATAAGTATGATATTTATGAGCTAATCCAGACTCAGGTTGATGATATCCTACCAAATAAGATTATTTCTGTTTTCGGTATGTTTGCTGAAGTACAGCGTTTTGCTCAGGGTACTAAGCCTGTATTCAAGCGTCGCCTTGGCAAGTCTCGTGCGAAGCAGTTTGTAACTAAGGTCGGCCCAGCTGGTACTTATGAGACATTCCGTCTCGACAGCACTGACTTTACAATCGACATTAGTGCATATGGCGCGGCTGTCGCTATTGACTTCGAGCGTTATCTTGATGGCCTAGAGACTCTAGCTGAGCTATATGATATTGTTGTTGAGCGTATGAGCGACATTCTCTATGAGGAAGTCCAGAAGTGCCTACTTGCTTCTTGGAATAACACTGGTCGTCCTGCAGCGAATAAGAAGACCGTTAGTGCCTTCGATGCTGCCGCAATGGTTCAGCTTTGCAATACTGTAAGTGCTTATGGTTCTCCTGTTATTCTTTGCGCGCCACAGTTTGCTGCTGAAATGAGTAACCAGATTAGTTTCACTAATGCTAATCCAAATATTCCAACTAAAGATTTGGAGGAAATTCGTGAGATTGGTTATATTGGCCGCTTCCGTGGCTATCCAGTAGTTGTACTACCACAGAGCTTCGAGGATGAAACTAACACTAAGTTTGTTGTCAATCCAAAGGTTGCTTATGTACTACCTGCTGGCAAGGAAAAGCTAGTTAAGATTGCTTTCGAAGGCAATACTATCGTAGATGACTATAAGAATAAGGGCGACCGTTCTATGGAAATTCAGACCTACACCAAGGTTGGCGTTGGTATGATTACTCCTCTCAACTATTGGGGCATCTACGAAAACACTGGCATTGTCGCAGAAGGCTGGGACAATCTAGGCTAATACATAGGGAGAGGTGCTCCCTCTCCCTTTTCTTTTTTGGAGATAAAAGGAGGTTACTATGAGCGATACTCGTTTAGTAGAAATTCAGAATAAGACTCGCGGTAGCTTGTCATATTTGATCCCAGCGCTTCGTGTACGTAGGGAACTGCTTCCTAATATGAAGCTACGTGTTCCTTATGATGAAATCCAGGAAGGCATTTGTGATTATGGTATTCGCAAGATGTTTGAACTTGGCTATCTAATCTGCACCGCACGTAATGATAGTGATGATTTGGGTCTAACTGAACCAGAAAGTGCACTATCTGATACAACCAGTAGTATTGAAGATATCTTCAAGTCTGGTGATAAGAGTCAGATTTATCTTCTGTTCAAGAACGCCAATAAGAGTGAGCAGGATGATATTATCAATTATCTTGTAAGCTCTCATACATATGACAATACTATTGTATCTTGGTGTAAGAAGTTCTTTGACTACGACCTACTCGCGGCGCTAAGTCTAACCAACGTTGAAGAAAACTAAGGGGTGAGCTTATGGGAACCCCATTCCAAGCTATTTATGATGCCTTTCTCGCACGGGTAAATTCAGATGAATGGATTATGCCTGAGGATATGTGGATAGCACAGCGAGATTGGTTTGAATTTTTGAAAATAGCAATTTTCCGTTTTCGTTATCCTAGGATAAGTTTAGCATTTGATGCTGAAAATAGCAGTTTTATTGAGGAGATTGGACTTGCAGAAATTCAAGTTCTAGCCACTTATATGAAACATGAGTGGGTAAAACGCTGCGTTACTTCTTGGGAAGAAATCAAAATGTTATATTCTAATAAAGACTTTTCTCAGGCTAATCACTTAGATAAGTTAATAAAACTATCAGAGCAATGCCAATCAGAGTGTATTGAAACTGCGGCGACATATAGTCGTTCCAATCAAGGAAAGCCGTTTGATTATACTCAATTTGCGGGGAAAACTCGTGGTGGAACTACACGTTGATACTTTTGATTCTTATAAATTAAAAATCAAAAATCGACTGTATGGCTTGCTTTGTGAAAAAGAAAAAGAAGGTCAATGGGAGCGCTTTCTTGACACTATTATAATTGAGTTGCTTGGCTATCAGAAAGAGCTAGACAGCATCAATTATTGGGCATTATTAGGGAAGTTGCAAAGTTTGCGTTATCTTTCCTACTCATATTTTCGCCGCACTATATTTGAATGTATGAATTTAGTTGGTGCATTATGACAGATATATTGAATTATTATGACGTATATCTTGCTCGTGTGACAAAACATGGCGCGACCCATAAAGAAAGAGAATATAACTATGGTATTGCCAATTTTGAGAAATTTCTGCGCGAATCTCCTAGTGCAGAAGAAGTGCTAATAAATGGTACGCCTTTTATGGCGTCTATTGCTTCTAATAAACAAGACCAATATAAACTAACTAAAGAAATACTTACTACTCTTACTACGCCAATAGAACCCGGTTCATTGGTAAAATGGAAAGATGCTTACTGGCTGGTTTTCCAAAAAGAGCTTCAACCAAATCAGGCGTATAACTCTTGTTTTATGACACGTTGTAATCATCTTCTTAAATGGATTGATGCTTATGGTGTAGAGCGTAAAACATGGGCTTATGTGCTTAGTAGTAAAGATAGTCAAGTAAAGCAAAACTTTAGAACATGGAATCGCTTAATTACCGCACAGCCGAATCAGTATATAGAAATGCTGACACCGGCTCAAGACAGCATTATTCTTGGTCAAAAGTTCATTATAGATGACCGGGCATGGTTTGTTACAGAATATGATAAAACTAGTTGTAAAGGATTAGATTATTATTCTCTAGTTGAAGATATGTACGACCGTATGGACGATGATAAGCAACTAGGACTTGCAAACATAAAAGACTTAGGTCTTTATCATATTGAATGTGATGATATAACCATTGCACTCAACACATCTTATAGTCTCGCGCCGTTAGTTTATAAAGGCGAGAAATTGATAGAAAATGAAAAGTTAGGCTATAAAATAGCTGATCAAGTTGTAGCTGAAGTCTTGTATGATGGCGGCGACCCTATGGTCATTCCATATGTTACAGGTACTACTACTCTTACAGTATTCCTAATTGACCAGCCGCGAGTTAGGAAGAAAATCAACGTAACCGTAACTGAGAATGAGACAATAACCACTTATTCTTTGGTGGGAGATAGTTCAATTAAGACTACCGACACAAAAGTATATCGCATTATTAAGACAACTAATATAAATGAATATTTACCAATTACTAGTTTTGCAATAGATGATGAGACTTTGGCGACCGGCCACATAGAGAATGGAACTGACTTAGTTATTACTGCGAATGATGATAATAAGCTCGGTACATTTATTCTGTCTGTAACTTCCAATGAAAGTGTCTTCACTAAGCAAATAGTAGTACGTTCGCTATGGTCGAGGTGATAGTATGAGCCAACGAAGATTTAATGTAATGGGAGAAAACATTTTTGAAATTGCAAAACGTTTATCTCGCAATCAGCGGCTTTGCCGCCTTTTACATTATACAGATACTACACCTTTTTCAGAAGAAAAACCCGATGTAAAGGGTATTGATCTTCTACATAAAAATATTCTAGTTGTTCCTAAAATATCTGATGATATACTTGAAAAAGAAAATTTTATTGTTGTTCTCTTTGATAATTTTGTTTTAGATGACAACAATAAAGACTTCAAAGTTACTACGGTACGTTTCAATATCATATGCCCATTCAATGAATGGCTATTGGAAGAAAATTCTTTACGCCCTTATCTCATAATGGAAGAAATAGATAAAATGTTTAATGAGGAAAAATTAGCGGGAATTGGTAATTTGAAATTCTCTAATGGAGAAGAACTTATTATTTCTCCGCAATTAGGCGGATATAATTTGGAGTATAGTGTCCATGAGTTCAACTAAGGCTGAATTTGATAATGGAACTTTATTATCTGGCGCGCCAATAGTGTTGCCAAATATTTGTACGGTTTATCCCCCTTCTATGCGGGAAATTCTTGATAATTTTTCTAAATATCAAGAAAATGTTTTTTCTATTATAGGTGACATGAAGAAGGTTCAAAAGTTAGATGATAAAATAGATATCTCTAACTTTGAGCTTATCATGCTTTTTTGCATAAAGAATGAAGAGTATAAAGAAAAATTCATTAGAGCTTTATCTTTCTTTACTAAACAAGAAATCACAATATTGCCTGAAATTTTTGCTGTCCAAATAGGTCAACCGCGTTTGCGGGAAAACTTACTTACTAAAGAAAATTTTCCAGAACTTCAAAGAATAGTTCGTGCTATTTCCAGACAAGGAGAATATGATTTAGAAGAAAGTGAAAATCAAAAAGTCCAAGAAATATTGCAGAAATTCAAAGAAAGAAAAGAAGTTTTGTCACGCGCGAATAAGGATGATACTATTGATGTTCCAACCATGGTGTCATGTTTAGCTTTGCGTTATCAAGACTTCGAAAAAGTGCTTGATATGAAGTATTATACTTTTCTTGACCAATTTATTCGTATGGGATATGAAGAGGATTACGATACGAATCTTCGCTCGGCCTTGGCTGGAGCTAAGGTTCCTAAAAATAAAATGAAATATTGGGTTCGTCCAATCCAAGAAGAAAAATAATAGGAGGTTTATCTCATGGCTCAGAATATTTTTGAACAGTTCGGCATGAAGGAAGTTGCGAACGTCCAATTCGAAGCTCTAGAAGATAGTGCACGCCTTAATGTAAAAGCTGGAGACATTGTTATGTATCTGGATTCCCTAAAGGTTTCCACCGTAGAGACAACTGCCGATCAGACTGAAGCTCGTGGCGGCTGGGGCAACCCTGCATTGATCATGTGGGACTTCAACAAGGAAATTACCCTTACTCTTCAGGACGCACTATTTACCATGCAGTCTCTTGCTGTTATGACTGGCGCCGCAGTAAGGGATGCTACTGATAGCGCGAAGGTAAAGGTTCGTTACAACGAAGAAGTCATTGCCGCGAAATCTATGACACTAAAGCACACCCCAGTTGGTGCTTTGAAGTGGATTGATACTACAAATGGTAAGCGTGGCCAGATCGCAGATCAGACTGGTACTACTGTTGCTCTAACCGCTCTAGTTGGTGCTACTGCAGGTGATCATGTTCGCTTCTTCTATGATGTTGAGACTGATGGTACTGAGAATAAGGTTGCTTATGAAATCACTATTTCTACGGCAAACTTCCCGGGTACTTATCGTGTCTATGGTGACACTCTAGTTCGTAACCGTAATGGTAAGGATACTCCTTATCAGTTCGTCATCAACCGCGCGAAGGTAAGTTCTGAAGTTACCTTCTCAATGGAGGCTGAAGGAGATCCGGCGGTAGACTCATCTTATGCCGCCGTAAAAGCTGCTTAACTGCTGGAAACTCCTTAGAGTCCAATGAACCACAACAGAATCGTGAGATAAATGTGAAGGTTTGAAAATCATTGGAATTGGACAATCAGCAACTAAAAATCTAAATAAAGTGAGGTCATATTATGAACTGCTTTGAATATACTCCAAAAGTAAATTTCGGAATTATTTATAAATATACTTCTCCCAGTGGAAAAAGTTATATTGGACAAACAATTCATTCTCCTAAACAAAGAGCTAAAAATAACGGCGAAGGTTATAAAAATTGTTCTGTATTTTATGCGGCAATTCAAAAATATGGTTTTGATAATTTTATTTTCCAAATTCTTGCAGAAGTACCTATTTCACAATTAGATGAAAAAGAAAAATATTATATTGAGTTATATAAAACTAAAGTTCCAAACGGGTATAATATTTCTTCCGGCGGAAAAAATGATACCTTAGGCGAGAAAAATAAAGTACAAATCATAAAATATAATAATCAAGGACAAAAAATTTGTGAATTTGAAAGCATAACTCAAGCCGCGAATGAAATAGGAGCTTATCCTCAAACCATATCACAAGTTTTGAGACATGAAAGGTCACATTATAAAGGTTATGTTTATTGTTATAAAAATGAAAAGCCTTCTATTGTTATTCCTCAAAAAACACAGGGAAGAATGACAGCTCAATATACTTTACAAGGAGAATTATTAGCTACCTATCCTTCTGCTAATCAGGCCGCTTTAGCGATTGGAAAGAACTCTAATGCCGGTAGAAATATCAGAAGCGTGTGTGAAGGGAAAAGAAAAACTGCTTTTGGATTTATATGGAAATATTTAGATTGAAGCTCAACGACTAGTCGAAAGACGTAGGCCAGAAGCCTGGCCGAAACAGCAGCCTTAGAAGATATAGTCTGAACTTTGGTGAAAGCCAAAGAGAGAACGTAGCGAGTTCTCGTAACATAATGGTTTGATATGTCTCTTCGTGTCCTACGCGACGACGATGGCAACATGATTAAATTCATCAAGTACGACCTTGGTGACGCCTATTAAGAGAAAGGGTGCGTAGAAATACGCACCCTCTTTTTTATTATCTTGCGATAAAAGGAGGAGATGTTATGGTGATGACCGACCAGTATTTTGGTATGAAAGAACTCTATCAAGTTAAGCTAAAAGCTGCGGATAGAATGATTATTGGTAATCGTCAGGTTGAAAAAGGAGAACCGGTCACATATTTTGACCATATACAAATAGCAAATATTGCAGAGAATGTTGTACCTGTTGCGGCAAAAGGTGGCAGAAACAATGATTCTTTAGTTATTTGGGAAGATAGGAAGGAAGTTACGTTTCGTATGAGTATGGGTGTACTAAGCGATATTGGCTTTGCACTATTGACTAATGCGCGAATAATGAATGAACAGCCAGATATATTGCCCATTGGCGTTTCAGAAAAGATAGAGTTGGATGATAAAGGTCGCGCGATTTTACTAAATCATACTCCTATACAACATAAAGATTATCCTATTTTCTGTTTTTTATATGAGAATAAGCTTTTGCAAAAGAAAGTTGTTCCCATTGCTATTGATTATGAAAATGCAGAATTACAGTTTGACGAGTCTTTAGCGGATCAAACTGTTATGATAGATTATTATTATAATTATAAGAAAGGTTCAAGTATTTATATTCTTGAACGAAATAAATTTGAAGGCATGTTTGAGTTAGAAGGAAAATTTTATAGAAAGGGAGAAATGGATGGCGTGAACAGAACTACTTTATTCAAACTTCCAAAAGTCAGAATAATTAGTAATTTGAATGTCACACTCGGTGAAAAGGCTTCTCCCGCTGTATCTTCTTTCAATATCATTGCTACACCACAAAGAACACAATGGTCTGAGTATAGTGTGGCGGAATTTTATAATTTGGACGAAGACGTGGTATAAGGGGGATAATTTATGGCTACAAAGAAAATAACCATACCCGTAGGTTTCCAATTTGATGATGTTACAGGCGAGCTAACTAATGTAAAAAAGTCTTTATCTAATATAAAAATCAACACTAACCTTGGTGATTCTTATGCTAAGGCTTTCAGCAGAGCAGAAAAAGAAATAGAAAAACTACAACAGCGCGCCGCGCGTGGTTTTTCTTCTCAAAGTGATATTGATGCTTATAATACAGGATTAAATAGTGTACTAGATGCGTTAGAACGTATTCAGACTTTATCTGGGAAAATCAAGTTTACTGACTTGAATCTAAATGCCGATCAAATAAAGCAATTCAATAGTTTGAAGAACTCTCTTGCCGGCGCAACTCAAATATTGAGCAATTTTAAGCGTAGCCAGATAAATAGTCTGTTTGAAGGCAATGAGCAATTCGCCACCACAATGAAGGATATAGTTGGTCTAACAGAACAGACTTATAAAGATCAAGGCCAACTCACTTCACGAATAAATGATACCACAAAATCCCTCCAAAGTCAAGGCGAGCAATATCAAAAAAATTTAGATTTAGTTCAAGCTCAACTTGCTGCGTTTCAAGCCTTGCAAAAAACTTCGGGCATAGAGGGCTTAGCATCTCAATATGGTCGTCAGAATAAGGAAGGAAAGTGGTCATTCAGTGCTAATCAAGCTGATACTGGTCGTGCGGCGTTGCTTGATTATGGTAAGCAGAATGGCGTTTTTTCTGATGAAGATATTAAGAGACTAACTACCGCGGGTGCATCTTTACAGACTATTGTAAACACATATAATAATCAACTTTCGGCGGCAATACAAAAGGCTACTCAAGAACAAAAAAATTACTTAGAAGAACTAGAAAAAAATAAAACAAAGCTTGAAGCTGTAAAGACCGCAATGGAAGCTTTGGATGCTGCATTGAACAATGGTTCAATGCAAGAAGCAAAAAAAGCATATGAAGATGCTAATGCGGCTTTAGAGCAATTCAAAGAGTCCACGGTCGCGGCAGCTCAAGCACAGGCTCATAATGTCGCTCAGATGGGCGCGAGCACAGGCGCGCTAAAAGGTTATAAAGCCGAACTATCTTCTTTCCGCTCTCAACTTGAGACAATGCAGAGCGCGGACAATCTATTTAATAGTCTAACTAGTAGCGTAAAGCAATTAGTAGGTTTTGGTGCAGTTCTAACTCAAGTTCGGCGTGGTATTCAATTAGCTGTTAGTCAAATTCAAGAGCTTGACAGCGCAATGAATGGTATTTCTGTTGTTACTAATATGTCCACAGCAGAATTGTGGGGGCAAATCAACACTTATATGGCTATTGCCAAACAGTATGGTGTAACAACAGAAGGTACATATCAGGTATCTCAACTTTACTATCAGATGGGTCTTGATACTAATTCTGTTATGGAATTAACTACTGAGACTTTGAAAATGGCAAAGATTGCTAATTTGGATTATGCTAGTGCTACTGACTACATGACCACTGCAATGAACGGCTTCCAATTATCCGCCGCAGATGCTGGTCGTATTGTAGACGTTTATTCTAAATTAGCTGGTATCGCCGCGACTGATACTTCTGAATTGGCTGTTGCTATGAGTAAGACAGCGGCCATCGCTAATAGTGCAGGCATGAGTTTTGAAGCTACTTCTGCCATGCTGACACAGATGATCGAGAGCACAAGAGAGGCCCCGGAGGCTCTTGGTACATCTCTCAAAACTGTAATTGCTAGGATGCAGGAGATGAAATCCAATCCAACTCAACTTATTGAGGTGGATGGAGAAACTGTAAGTCTAAATAAAATGGACACTGCGCTATCTTCTGTTGGCATTAGTCTAAAAGATGCTAGTGGACAATTCCGTAATTTGGATGAAGTTATTTTTGAGCTATCTAAGATTTGGGATACTCTTGATAGAAATACTCAACGTTGGATTGCTAACACGGCATCTGGTAGCAGGCAGCAAAGTCGATTTATTAGCTTGCTTAGTGACTCTGAACGTCTCCAAGAACTCTACACTGCTGCTCTTGATAGTGAAGATGCTGCATTAGTCCAGTACTCTAAGTCTTTGGACAGTATGGAGTCTAAACTAAATCAGCTATCCACTTCTTTCCAGCAATTCTATATGCAAATCTTCAATGGCGAAACTCTAAAAGCTGCTGTTGAATATCTAACTCAATTTGTAGATAAGTTGAATGAAGTTGGCCCAGTCGGCGCGATTGCTATTGTTGGTTCATTAGTAAGTGCCCTTGGCAGTATTGGCATGGCTATGTCTACCAAAATTGCCGCAGCCTATAAAGTTTCTAAAGAATTTTTGGATGGACGAAAGGCTGAAATTCAAGCCATCGGTGATTCTTGGTGGGATGGATTTGTTGCTAATTTCGTACCTAAAGTACAAACTGCGACTAATCAAGCAGTACAAATTCTACAAAATGCGCAGGGTCAGATACAGGGCGGGACAAGTACCCCGACGACAACTGGCACTCCTCATCGTCGTAGTGGACGTAATGATGGAAGAGCAAGAGGAAACGTCCCTTCTGTTGACGCACTAAACGATGCGGCTAAAGGCGGGAATAAATATGCAGATGCTGCGAAAGGGCTAGTAAGTGGTCTAACTAAACTTGCACCTGCAATTAGTCTGATAAGTACACTTTTATATAGTAATGCTGATGCCGCGGATAAAGCTTCAGTTACAATAGCTAGACTTGGTTCATTTGCAAAGATTGGAGCAGGCATTGCTCAAGTTTATAGTGGTCAGGTAGTGAGTGGAATCACTACCATTGTATCTGGTTTAGCTCAACTAATAGGGCTAGAAGAAACCGCTGGAGAAAAGTTAGCTCGTCTAAAAAAAGATGCAGAAAAAGCTAATATTGCTCGCGCGGAGAGTAAAACCAATTTAACTACATTAGACAGTACCTATAAAAAATATATTCGTTTACGCGATGCTCAATATGAAAGTAATGAGGCTTATGAAGAATGGATAAATTATAATCAACAAATTATCAATGATTACCCTGAATTAGCTACTACTTATGATTCACAAGGTAATCTTATTGTTAAATTAGCAGAAAAATATGACGCTCTAAAACAATCAGCTGATTTAGCTTATAAGTCTCAAAAGAAAATATCTCAAGATGCTGATGTAGAAGTAGCTTCTCAGCCATTGTATAAATTTACCGCGGCAGGAGTGGGTGACCAATCTAAAAAAGATGTTCAGGGCATACTAAACGCTGTTGGCAAGGCTACCAATCAAGAGGAAGCTAAGAACTTCTTATTCCAAGAACTTACTGGCATGTCTTATGACGAGGCTATTGATGAATGGGAGAAAGAGTTTGGTAATCAAAGCTATGCTGAGGCACTAGATTCTAGTCCATTACGGATACCAAGTTATTTAGCTATGCCGAAACGTTTGGCTGAATTGATGGATTCAGACAATCCACGACAGTACTGGGAAGATAATAATTTTGAGTCTACAATTCTCGGTGGATTTAGCCTTGATGATTTTCTGAATATCACTGGCCATTATTCTGAAATTCTTCAATCTGGTAGTTCTACTTTATATAAAAATGCTTCTACCAATATTGAAGAAACAGTGGACGCCTTGGATGAAGCCTATAACGAGACTCAAAAACAATTATTACGAGATTGGCTGCAAAATCAGTTGGACACCATTTATACTGCGGGAGAACTAACAACTGATATATTCACATCTCAGTATGACGTTACCGCGATTGAAGATACCGTAAAAATTGCTGCCAATCAGAAATTTGGTGCGAATGGACAATTTGCTAATTATACTAAAGATCAACTAAAGAAAATACAAGATTTCCAGGCGGGACTGAGCACTCATAGCTTGAAAGATTTTGAGAACTTTGAGTATCAAGATGCTCTAACAGAAATTTACGGTATTACTTCTGAAAATTTCATCGACCCAATAGAATTATATATTAGCAGAATTGCACAGATTTCAGAAGCAGTAGACAAAGGATTAACAAATAGTACAGGGAAGTTTATCGACGAGAGAATTTATCAATCTCTATCAAATCTTCCAATAGCTTTTTTATCAACCTATTTCGAGTCTTTATCTCAGCTATTGCAGCAAACTAATTTGGGCGATAACAAAGATGAAATTATAAATGATTATATTGATCTATTCTCGCAACTATCATCTCTAAATCTTGATTATTCTACTCTATCTTCTCTTCTTACTGATGCTGATTTTTCAACTCGAAGTGGAGTATTAGCTTTCGCTGATGCTTTAACTAAAGCCGGAATAAATCTAAGTGAATCAGGAATAGACCTAAATAAAACAGCTAATTTAATTCCTGTCACAATGGCCGACGCACAACAAGGTTTGGCCTCTCTTCAAACTTCTATGGCATCTGCCGCCGATATTATAAAGAATCTCCAAGGTTCTGATAATGAAAAGAAGCTTGCAGCATATAATACTCTAAGCACCTTGGGCATCAGCACCGATAGAATTAGTGCTCTAGCAATGGGCGAAGATTTGACCGGTGATATAACTCAGGAAGTATATGATAAATATATTGCCCAACAAAAAGCTAACTTAGAAGCAATTATAGATTCTCTATATAATGCAAAAGGCACCACTGACGAGCAGAGAACTGACCTAGATGCTATTCGTGCAATGATAGCTGCTTTCGACAAGGAAGTAGCTGAAGCTGCAGGAACTCGCGCGACTAATATCGTTAGCTTAATTCTTTCTCAAATGGAAGATGTGCTAGGTGGTAAAGCTCCTACTTTATCACGGAATGATGTCAATACATTAGCAGCATATGCTCCAAATATGGTAGAAATGCTTGAACAAACTGGTAGCGATACTTGGACACTAAAAGCTGGTGTAACTACCAAACAATGGGCAACCGCCGTAGCTGGTTTGGCTGGTTCTGTAACTGAGCCAGGCTATGAGTTAATAACAGCATTGATAAATGCTTCCGGTAAAGAATGGACTAAAGCTGTTGATAATGCTGACTTAGAGAATTTTATTGCTCCAATGTTAGACGCAGTAAGTGACAGTGGTGATATTACTTTTGGAGAAGACCTTTACAAGTTCTTATCTGAACACGTAAGTCAAGACATTATTGACAAGTTTGATTCAAGCAAGGATGGCCTTACAGCTCTTACTGGCTTGTACGATTTTGATGGTACAGTCAAAGAATGGCTGGACATGGTACAGAAGATTATTGAAGAACTGTTCCCAAGCTATTCAAAAGAGTTTGCAAAATGGCGCGAAAAGAATGAGTACGGTCTAAATCAATCACGCGAATATAAGCAAGCTCAAGATAAGATGGATAAAGTCCATCAGGCCGAAGAATCTACTTCAGCTATGGCTGATATTATTCTTAAAATGAAGAACATGGAAGCATCTACTGATGATGCTACCGAGGCTGTTCGTCGCTTCAATTTGGAATATACTGACCTTGTACAGCTTGCTGATGGTAAGTGGGGGCTTTCTACTGCAGGACAAAAGAAGCTTGGACTTGATGCCCAAATTGTTAGTGTCGAAGATTATCGAGACGAAATTGCCCAGTTAAAAAAAGACTTATTATCAGCACAAAGGGACAGTGCTGAGGGGTCGCAGGAAGAAGCTAATAGAATTAAGGCTCTTATTGCTCTCCGTGAGCAGGAACTCAAGCTTCTCAACGAAAAGAATCAGTTAGTTTCTCAAAATGCTGATGATTATAACACTCTCCTTGATGCACCAGAAAATTATGCTAAGAACATTCTGTCTTATGCTGATGAACTAAAGAGTGCGGCTAAGACTGGTTACATTGAAATCAGTACGCTATCCAATGTCATCAATAACCTTGGCCCTGCCAGCAATACAGTAAAGGCACTTAGTAAGCAACTAAATGTTGATCTTCTTGAAAATGGCACAGCCAATATTGTAGCTCTTACTGATGCTTTATACAGCACAAAGAAATTATCTACTATTGATGGCAAGCCAATGGTACAGATTGGTTCTGCAATGGCCAATATGCTTCAAGGCGCGGCTAAGCTGGATTTGAAAGATGTAGCACAACAGAACATTGATATGCTCGATGGTATGATTGCTACGCTAGAATCTTTAGAAGCTTTGGGCGATGCTGAAATTGATAGTGACCTCAAAGTAGATATGCTTACCGAAGCTACTTTTACTGATGAGAAGACCGGGCAATCATTTACTAGCTTCAATGCTCTGTGGGAGAAGTTCAAAGAAACAGCGGAAAATAATCCTGACCTATGGATTCAACTTGCTTCTCATGTAACTGCTGATATACAGACAGAAGAAGGTCAACGCCAACTTATTGATTTCCTATTAAGTAATCAAAGTGTCCTACAAAGCATGGGCGTCAAGGCGAAAACCATTGATGAAGACCTTATTCTCGCGATAAACACTGTTGTGGAAGATGGTATGTCAAAAGAAGCAGCTGAAAACGCCGTTGCCGATCATCTAAAAATCACAACTGAGGAACTTCAAAAAAGGCTTGATAGGGAACCCGCAACCATCAACAGTACAACAAAAGTAAATACAGTCCTTGAAGAAGGCACTACTACCGATAATCGTGGGCGAGTTAACGATCCTAATGGACAGTTGTTAGCTGAACAGACTAGCTCCGCCGCAATGACTGAGTATCTTGCCACACGGAAAACTGCTCAAGCAACAGCCGTCCCAGCAATAGTTCCTGTTCAACTTGACACTACATTGGCTGATCAATTCATGGATAAGCTTCAGCAACGAATTGAAGAACCAAAAGTTACGCCACTTACTGTTGACCCAACTCAAGGTGAAAAGACAGTTGAACAGACTGTTCAATTCGTTGAACGTCAGCGTCCAGAATTGACAATAGGCGGGGATAGCGCGCCAGCCGTAGGTGAAACTAAATCCTTACTAAATTATGTCAACTCTCAAACTGGCCAAATTCAGATTTATGGTGCGGATAACGTAACTCCTTTAGTTGACCAAATTATCAACAATCTATCCGGTCGCTCTGTTGATATTCAAGTCAATATGAGTAGCCAGAGCTATAAGAGTAGTGGTTCTAGTAAACGAGACCAAGATAAGAAGAATAAAAAGTATTCTGCTCTTGCTAATGGTAGTGAAGGTGTACCTAATACTGGAAAGGCGCTAGTTGGCGAGCTTGGCCCGGAAATGGTCGTACAAGGTAATACTTATCGAGTAGTTGGCCAGTATGGTGCTGAATTTGTCAATCTAAAGCGTGGCGATGTAGTATTCAATGCTTCTGATACTGCTCGGTTGATGAAGAATAAAGATGGAGTAAGGGGTACAGCTCTTGTAAATGGTACTGGCCCTGCCTATGGTTCAGGTCTTAAAGGTGCAATCAAGTCTTTGAAAGAAGCTAGAGCCGCTTGGAGTAGTATTCTCAATAGCGTGCCTGATATGCTCAAAAAAGGTTCTGGCGGTGGAGGCGGAAGCGATAAAGCCGATAAAGAATACTTGATGCAGCTTGAAAAATGGTTTAACTGGTTACGTCGTATTGAAGAACTTGAAAATCGCATTACTGTTCTTCGCGCGAAACGAGAGAATCTTAAAGATGGTAAGCAATATGCTGACTCTCTTTATGAAGAAAATGCCTATCTCAAGAAGCAATCTGACCTTTATGCGGGGCTAATCGCTGAACAGAAAGCTTACCGCAAACAGTTACAAGATGATTACCTAAAGAATTATAGTAAGTATTTCTATTTCATTGGCGATGCTATTCAAATCAACGCTGACGCTATTCTTGCTGATACAAAGAATAATGAAGAACTTGGTGAAAAAATTCAAGATTTAATTGATGACTATAAAGATGTAACAGAACAAATTACTGAAAACACTTCAAAGTTAGAAGAAAACAAAACTCAAATGGATGAAAACATTCGTACTTTACGTGATAAGTATATTGAAATGGAAAATGAAGTCCTAAACGCTTTGAAGAGTATGTATCAGAAAGAAATTGATGCAAAGCAAAAGGCATTAGACGAAATGAAGGAAGCTGACGATGCTTACCTTGATTCTTTGAAGAAGAACCTAGATAAGGAAAAGAGTTTGCGTGATAAGTCTAAAGCTCAACAAGAAAAACAAACTCTACAAAGAAAAATAGCTCTATTGTCTCGTGATACTAGCGGCGCTAATGCCAAAGAGCTTGCTGATCTTCGTCAACAACTTCGCGATATGCAGGAAGACCAGTACTTCTCTGATAGAGAAGATGCTATCACCTCAGCAGAAAATGCTACTCAAGCACAACAAGACGCGCTACAAAAAGAAATTGATAGTTTGAATGAAGCTAATCAGATAAAGTTGGATAACATGCAATTATATTGGGAAGAAGTGCAGAATATTATCAATCAAGGCAGTGAGAACATTCTATCTTTCTTGAAATCTTATTCAGACTCTTATCTTGAAGTTAGTAAGATTCAACAAGAAGACTACACTAGTAGTTGGAAACAAACTATTGATGCTGCGCTAGAATATGCGAAGGATATGCAAAAGCAATTTGATGAAATTATTGCGGCAGCTACTGAAGCATTGAGAAAGAGTAATACCAATACTACCGGTGAATTGTTGAATAGCGATTCTTCTAGTGGTAGTAGTGGTGGAGGAAGTTCTGGTAGTTCTGGCGGATCTAGTGGTTCTAGTAAGAAGAGTAATAGCCATAATAAAAATAACGCTATTTCTTCAGTTATTCAAAATGTTGCAAATGCACTCAAGAAGAAACCTAGTTCTGTTAGTAAAGCTACGAAGCAAATGAAATATGCTACTGGCGGCGTGGTAGATTATACCGGACTCGCTTGGGTAGATGGCACTCCCTCTAAACCTGAAACTTTCCTAAGTGCGGCAGATACCAATTTGCTTGCCAATTTCCTTAAAGCCGCGCATAGCTTGAACTTCGGTTTATCCAGTTCAAGCGTAAGAAGTAGTGTTTCTAGTGCGCCAACAGTAAATGTTGACACTGTTGAGATTAACATTACTCAAGCTGAACTGAAAGACGATGCTGATATAAGTAAGCTTAGTCAAGACCTTAGCCAAAAGTTCTTAATGGATATCGCTCGTCAATCAGGTAATATCAGTATTTCTCGTCGTTAAGATTTTGTCCCGAATATTATATCGTATTCGGGACATTTTCTTATGTGCTAAAAGGAGGATTATATGCTTGAAAATGTAAAGGATAAAAGTTTCCTGAGTTTTACCTTTAATGGCCATGCCATTGAAGAGTTTGGATGCGCGGTCGTCAGCAATGATGACCGCTATTCCACTTCTTTACAGCCGCAATTTAATAACACAATTACTACCGTACCAGGTCGTATTGGGTCTTTGTATTGGGGCACAGATATCACGGGAATCCAGAGAACAATCAATATTGCAACTGATTGCGCGACCGCGCGACAAATTGCAAACTTAAAGAGAACATTTGCTCCGGGCGTTTATGGTAAAGTATCTTTTGCTGAAACAGAATATCGTTATGGATATGCACTAGTTGACAGTGCTACTTCTTTTTCTTTCCTTCCATTTGATGAAACTACTATTATAAATGGTAAAGAATATAAAACAGGCATTTATAAAGGCGAAGGGACTATTGTACTATTTTATCCTGATCCATATGAGTATGGAGAAGCACAATATCAATATGCTGATGATTATACAGATAAATATTGGATGCTTGAGAGCGGCTTGCCTTTCAAAAATACAATTACAGAAAAGAATTGTTTTTTAGCTAATAATCAAAAATTAAATGCAGAAGAAGTAAATCGTACTCTTTATGCTTACAATGCAGGCAATGCTGATGCTAGAGCTAATTTTTGTTTCCAAAAAACTATTAGCTTTACTAGCGGTGATCAATATGTGTGGGCTGATATTACAATAGACGATGTAACTATCTATGAGCCGCGACTGTTCAAAGATATAAATTATACAATGGCTTTATTAACAGCTAATAATGCAGCATGGGAAGATAAGAAAACTGAACTAATCAATGACTTGCGCGATAATCTTGATAGCGGTTTGCGTGCGGAGTTAATTGGTATTTGCAATGCCACTGGTACGGGACTTCAATGGGAGAATCCTGAAGCTGCTAAAACTGAAATTCGTAGCTTAATTGATGAAAAAACTTTTTCATTCTCTATCAATGCTTTGGAAATTCAGTGCATAATGGAAGCAACACTAATGTTACATACTTTTGGAAATCCAATAACTACTACACAACAGGTTGTAGTTGAAAACATTGAAGACGCTACAAATGGTCAGTACATAATTATAGAAGGTTCGGAAGGAATCAGCCCGAAAACGGGAAAGGTGACCCCGCAAAAGATTGTATGTAATGAGGGGCTACAAAATGTACGTATTTATTTCTCTAATACGTATAGCGTGTAAAGGAGTGATATAGATGGCATGGGAGACTTATGAAATATCATTATTTGATCATAATGATAATTATATTTCTACTCTAGTTCAATCAGGGAAATATTATGATAGGCAAGCATATACTCCCATGCTGTCTATGACTTGTTTGGGAGAAATCACTTTGACTTTCACAATTCCCATTGTGATTTATAATAAACAAACTAAGCAATGGGAAGATAATACATTGTGGTATAATAAATTACGTGAAGAAGGTAACTTAGCCGTAGAGAAGAAAGTTAAAGTAATTTTTGATAAGAATAAAAAAGTTAATGGGCAATATGCCCATCGCATTGTTGAAACAGTCATCACGGGCATCACAGAAACTCGTGATGGCCGCCAACTTTATTGTAATGTCACAGCTACGGGATTAGCTTTCAAGTGGTTAGGGAAAATAGGTTATACTATTACTCTTGATAGTGATACTGTGCTTTTAGAAGAAGAAGAAAAAGATATAACTATTGAGCCTACTATCAATTATTGGTTGGATAAGATTTTCCCGCGCAATACAGAGGGCGTATGGCAAACTCCTTGGCATTATGATATTCAAATGAATTATGATTATGGTTCTAAAAGAGAAAAGACCAAAGTCTATGAAGATGACGATATTGTCAGTTGGACAGAAGTTGAAGAAGGTTTAGAGCCAGTCTATAATAAAGAGCCTATTGAAAAGAAGCGTTTTTTATCAGTAGAAGGAAGTAATAAATACAATATTACTCAAGATATAGCGGAGTTATTTGAAACCTATGTTCGTTATGAGTTTCTTTATGAAGATATTACTAATCCTTTCAAAGTCACTGGTGGCGTTGTGGTATTTTATAATAATGATATCCAAGCTACAGAATACGCTATTACTTATGGTGATAATGAAACAGGACTAAGCCGCACTATTGACAGCACAGACATGACAACTAAAATGTATGTTACAGCTATCGAAAGTGAATATTCTGATAATGGATATATTTCTATTGCTGATGCAGATAATAATATTACTAAAGATAACTTCATTCTAAACTTTGATTATTATGAGCAAGCAGGCTTTTTATCTAATCGTCAAATCAATGGCATCGCTGCGTACAAACGTGATATTAGAAAACTGAATACTAATATCGACGAAGCTTTAGGAAAAATCAATGTACTAGAAGATAAAATCATTGATACGGAAGTAGAAATAGCAACTTATAAAGATAAGATTGAAGCCGCGCAACAAAGTATAAATGATTATACTGATAAACTTTCTACTATTGATACGTCTTTAACAACCAATAAATTAACTGATACTAAAGTAGCTTATATTGTTAAACAAGATGATAATGGCGCGACTTATGTTACGCTAAAACGCGCGGGCGTTATTAGTAGTTCTATTAAATGCAACACATCAGATGTGGTTTTTACAATTCGTAAACAAGATGATTATGGTTTTGTTGCTGAATTAAATGTTACAGGTATTGCGGCACAGAAAATAGTTTATTTCACTTATGAGTATGATTTGTTAAGCTATTATAGAAATGAGATTGAATCATTCACTTCTATTCGTGATGCTTGCCAAAATAAATTAAATAATAAGCAATCTTCTCTTGGTGAAAAAGGTGACAAACAAGGCATTGAGAAAGGTACTTTATATCAACAATTAAAATATTGGAATATAGTTTATGATCAACTCAAAGAAGAAAAGAATAGAGTAACTACTAATTTTGAAAATCTCATGGGATACTTTCTGAAAGAAGGTCAATGGGACACTTCTGACTATGAAGCCCCAACAGAAAATAAAAAAATAAACAATGCTTCTTTATATTATGATGATAAGGCACTAGATGGCGAACAATTAGCTTATTATCTAGTAGGAAAAGAAGAAAAGAAAGTTTATTATAATTACATTCTATGGAAAGGTGCAGTTGGTGATTTTCCAGAAGGCAATATTGAGAAGTTAGTTGTTGTTGAAAAATGGACAGATTCTGCAGGAAAAGATTTAGTAAAACAATATCAATACAATGCTCAATGGCAGCCAGCCTTTATAAAAGAAAATAATGTCCCTCAATTTATTCTTCTTTTAGATACTTCTGTCACTTTTACAACAGGACGTAAACTTTATTATAAGAATAATAGCGGTGTCGAAATAGATATTACCTCTTGGTTTGTAAATCCCAATACAGAAACCAATCAAAAAGAGTTATGCTATCGCCGCTACAAAATTGATGATAATAATGTTATTACTGATAGTATTGAAATTTCAAAAGATGGCAGAACTTTAGAAGAATTTTATGATTACTTTATTGATGTTATAAATGGTAAGCGCTATATCACTTTTAAGTGCAATGGTGCAGTTCCTTATAATTATGATGATTTTACTGTTGCCTATAAATGTGACAGAACAACTGCTCAATTTTATTATGATGCTTTAGATGTATCAGAAAACTCAGCCTATCCTACTACAACTTATGATGTATCTTTTTCTTATTTACAAAAAGCATTAAATAAAATGCCGCAAATTGAAATAGATACAATGTATCAGTCAATTAGCAAAAAACTAAATAATGAAATTGATTTGTGGCTAGGTTATGTAGTAAGAATCAATGATGACCAAATGAAGTTTAAGGGAGTTCGAGGAATTGTTTCAGAATTGTCTATTGACCTTGAACAACCACAAAATAACAGTTTCAAAATTCAAAATTACAAAACAAGTTTCCAAGATTTATTTGGTCGTATTGTTGCTTCCTCAGAGCAGATGAATAGTCGTGGTAGCAGCTATGAACGAGCCGCAAACGCTATTGCTCCGACCCAAGAAATAGTAGGGAACATCTTACAGAATACCATCAATAATAATCAAATAATATTTAATAGTGGCTATACTAGCGGTGTTACTTTTGATGATTATGGTATTACGGCAGAAAACAATTATCCCTATCCAAATGGTGTAAAAGGCCAAGTTGTTATTCGCGGTGGTGGCGTATTTATTAGTAATAGTGTCGATGCTGATGGTAATAGAGAATTTACTACGGGCTTGACACCTAATGGTATAAATGCTTCTGCTATTACTGCCGGTCGTATTGATACAGAAAAAATCAATATTTATTCTGGCGACCAAGTACGCTTCACCTGGAAAGCTGATGGATTATTTTCTTATGGTCAATATGATAATGGTGCAACTAATTTTGATCGTTTCGTTCGTATGAATGAAAATGGTTTATTATATGAAGACAACGGATTCAAAAATGTTGAATTAGGTTGGAATGGTCTCTATATTGGTGCACAAGATGGTAGTGTAGAACTAACCGCACGAGATGGTTTGACAATGTACGATGATAACTCTAACAATGCTGATAGAGTTATGCGTTTCAAACTTGGTCGTTTTGGCACTGATATAAATAATTATCAATATGGACTAAGGCTTTATAATAGCGATGGACAAGAGACTCTTATTACTCGTGATAGTGGTGAATTATGGTTAAAACGTGAACTTACTGTCGGCAATGATAATGGCTTAGTTGGTCTATCAGGTTTGCCCGCGAGCAGCCAAGGTAAAAGTCCAATACGTATTTGGGCTGGTTCTACTGATAAAGCAACCGCACCTTTTTGGGTAAAAGAGGATGGTACATTTACAGCTTCTAAAGCTTATATTACTGGCACTATTCATGCAACTGATGGGGAGTTCAAAGGCAAAATTGAAGCTGAAAGTGGTAGTATTGGTGGCTGGGCGATAAGTAATGATTCTCTTAGTAGCGGTAATATGATACTATCTTCTGCTACTGGTGATAATCCGCCGCGTATAAATGTAAATAATAAGTTTGTTGTTACTGATGATGGCACAATGAAAGCTACTGGTGCTGATATTAGCGGTACTATCACTGCTACTGGCGGAAAGATTGGTAATATGACTATCAATCAAATTGAAGATTGTGGACAAGACATTGACAGTATTAAGGGCGATACTTCTATTGTAGTAGTAGAAATTACATCATCAAGCGGCACTGTATCTAAGCAAGGTCAAGAATTTTCTACGATATTAACCGCCACGGGCAAACGAGGCAATTTACCTTTTACAGAAGAGGAATATAACAATTATACTTATATTTGGGAAACATCTACTGATTCAGTAACTTGGACAGCGTTAGAAGGGGCTACAACGAGAATATATAATTATACCGCTACTCTTACTAGTAAGCAATATATTCGTTGTAGATTTGTAAGTAAGAGCTAAAGGAGGTATAATTATGGCAGAACTATTAAGTAATGCACTAGTTATCGTAAATGTATCTGATGGAGAACCGGGCGCTTCTGGTGCGCCCGGCACTTCTTATTACATTCATATACGTTATTCTGAACATGAAGATGGTACTGACTTTTCTGAACAACCGGGGCCATATATTGGTATTTATAGTGGAACAAGTCAAACTGCACCATCAGATAAAACATTATACCAATGGAGTAAGATTCAAGGTGCCGATGGCGCATCTACTTATGTTGATATTAGATATAGTAATGATGGTAAAACTTTTACAGATAATAATGGTGCAACGCCAGGCAATTATATTGGTGTATATGTTACAACTGATAAAAATGTTATATTACCAACTTACGAGCCTTTATTCTCTAATTATACTTGGAATCTAATTGTTGGTGATGATTCTAAAAACTCTTACTATCGTTTAAGTTATAATAATGATAAAGTTAATAAGTTTCTAACCTCTAATAGTGGATTACAAGATAATCAATATGTTAGTTATTATAGTTATTCTCCCAGTACCTTAACCGCGACAATCGAAAAAATTTCTCTTGTTTCTACCTTTACTCCAACTGATTTGAATATTTCAGCATACTATAATTATTATGATGAACAACATATTTTACATACTGGTGAATTTCCTGAACAAAGCGTAGATGGAGTAATCTCTTTAGATCTAACCGCACAAGAGTATAGCACAAGAAACATTCAGTCTATATCTTTTATTGTAAAGAATAATGAAGGTCAAATCTTCTCTGATATAATCAATGTTGATTATGGTTTGACAGAAGATATGGCAAAATTTAGTCTAAATGCTACTAACATTGTCCAGTCAATTCTAAATACGACTTTGACTTTTGATACTAATGGTCTTACTGTAAAGAATGGCGGCTTTACTATAAAGAATAATGATAATCAGAAAGTGTTTTATGCTGATGATAATGGGAACTTATTCTTTAGTGGCTCAATTACTACAATGTCAGGCTCTTTGGGTGGTTGGATAATTGGAGCAAACGGATTATATGATAGCAATAATCGTGTTGGAATGTATTCAGGGCAAGAGACAGAATATCAATTAGACGGTTCGCTTATTCGTTTTTGGGCAGGAAAAGACACAGAAAATAATCTTTATAATTTTGCTGTAACACAAGAAGGTGTGTTGTATGCTAAAGATATGATCCTGAAAGGAGAACTTTCTTCTCAAAATGGTCATATCAAAAATAAGCTAATGGTTGGCTCTCCAGAAGACGGTATTGTTATTTACGGTAATTCTGATGACAGCTATATTAGTTCTTCTCAATTTGCATCTGGAGCCGCGGGTTATGGCTGGAAGGTAGGACAAGATGGTTCAGCAGAATTTAGTAATATTACAGCAAGAGGTAAAATTCAAAGTTCTGTTTTTGAATATAATAAAGTTAGTTCTATTGGCGGCAGCTTATATATCTCGCCTACTATTTATATAGAGACTTTCTCTGAACCTGCTATTTTAGCAGGACAGACTTATTCTATAAAATGGATTAGTCCATACACTAATAGCCAAGATATTTGTGGTCATAGTTGGACAACTCAAGATTTTGTAAAGCTAAATGGTGAAGTGCTAATTGGCAGTACTAAAGTCACTTTAGCTAATATAGATGCGCGAATTACTGATATTACAACTAATACAACAGTAGAATTTACTTTTTCAATTCCAGTTACTACTTTATCTTCTTCTATAACTGGCGGAAAAATCGCACCAGGTGGTACAATTATATTATATGGTACGGGCAATAAAAAACAGGGCTTATACCTTACCGCCGCTGATAGTGGTTCTCCATATATGGATGTATATGATAGTGATATTGATTCTGAACTTACACCTGCAGTTAGACTAGGCAACTTATCTGGCATTTCTGACAGTAGTTTCCCTGGAGAAAAATTAGAAGGTTATGGTTTGTATAGTTCCAATGCTTACTTACGGGGTCAACTTATGTTACCGGGAGCAGGTATTACGAATCAAAACAATATAACTTATGGAGTAGGAAATGCTAATAGCCCTATTAGATTATGGGCTGGTAATGATGGTAATGATATCACAAAAGCTAACTTTATTGTCACGGCCAATGGCTACATGTATGCAAAACAAGGCGTATTTGAAGGCACAGTAAAAGCATCTAATAGTGAGTTCTCTGGTACTATTCGCACGGCTGGTGTAGTTATTGATGAAAATGGTACAGGCGAAAATCCTGTACAAGCACCTGACCATTTCTTTGTAGCTTATAAAGAAAATCCCTCTAGTTTTAATGATTATGTTCTTGATATGAGCGCTAATGGGCTATCTGTATGGGAAGGCGCACTAAGAGCTTACAGTGATTTTGCCAGTGGAGAAAATAGTCATCCAACTCCATATAGAGATGATATTTATGGTTATGATTCTACTAAACCTAATAAAATGCCATTACCATATTTTACTTTAGTAGATTCAGGTACCGAAAATGAACTTGATGCCCGTATTGCTGCACATAAGGCACACTTTGCTAATATCTATAAAAAGGACACAAAATATTATGTTAATTCAACAATAATTTCTAATGGCATCTGGTTTGGTCAGAACACGTATGATAATATTAGCTCTACGATTGAAAATACTAGTTATTATAAAGTGACTAATGACAAGAAGGCAGGCATCAATTATGATGATAATGTTCTCAATATCAAAGGAGAAATAGTAAATATATCTTCTGAGCGTGGATATTTTAACTATACAGCAGCTTTGATAAAAGCAACTAATACCAATGGGTTCCATATTAGAGGGCCATTATCAGTTCAATCTGATGGAACGGATAATGTCATTATTATAGGTAATCATACTATTAAACAAAAAATGATTGATGATGTATCTATTGGATTAGATTTTATCATTAAATGAGATAAAAGGAGGAATATAAATGGGTTGGAGTGGAAGTTTAACCACGAATAGTGTTGTCGGTAATTCTATTACTTATACTCCAGATAGAGTTAGTGGCTTTTGGAATTATTCACGAACAAGTTTTACAGCTCCCAAAAAAGGAGTTTATCGTTTTGTTCTAAGAGGTAGTAGTGGTGAAAATTGGAACGCACCTAACAATAATAATAGCAAAATAAGAGACTCGGGTGGCAGTGGTGGCCAAACTACATATTATCGTTTTATGGAAGCTAATGAGACAGTTTATGCTGGCTGTGGCGGTTTTTGTAGTTGTGCATATATTGCTACTTCTAATGCTACTAGTACAACCCATGCTTTAAGAACTATTCCTTCTGGAAAAGTTTATGCTGTCGCCGGCGCAGGTGGAAATGGTGGCCTAATCGAAGATACTAACAATAAAACTCAATTTAACTGCGTTCGAGGTCAAGGCGGTGGAGGTGGCGGTTCTACTGGCGGTACTGGCGGTGATGCACGTGATCAAAAAGGTGGCGGAGGAGGCACACAGACAGGTGGTTCTACGCCAGGACAGGCTGGCACTTATGGTGCAGGACACTCACCTTATGGTGTTGGTACAGGGGGATATTTTGCAGAGGGCGGCCACGGTGGTGATGGCTGGTATGGTGGTGCAGGCGCGGACGGTGCAGCACGAAAATGGAATGGTGCTGATGCTCCTGGCGGTGGCGGCGGCAGTAGTTATTGTCACAATGGATTAAATGGCACTATTTCTTATGCAGGTAGTACATACACCAATGGTACTATTGCAGGTAGTCGTGGTGGTGCTGGTAATGGTAGCTATGGTAGTATAACCATTACTTATATGCAAGAAGTTAATGGATTACCTACCCCTCCGACTAGCTTATGGATGAACAAAAATATGGCTGACTCTCTTGGAGAAACTTGTTATCTTTCTTGGAGTGGCGCAAGTGCTGGTTTTATGAACAAGATTACTCATTACAATATTTATAAGAATGGTAGTCTTTTAGCTCAAGTGCCAGTTGATGACGCGACTAGTTATAGTAATTATCCTGTTATAGCACCAACTTCTCCTGATACTACTGATACTTATACTATTACTACTGCTGTTGTTTTTACTCAAGAGACTTCCTCTACTAGGACTTCTTCTCCTTCCAATGGTGTTGTATTAAAAACTACTTCAAGAACTAATCCTTCCGTACCTATTAATGTATCAATCAATAATGCTACTACTTGTTATATTGGTGACACAGGATTATCTTCTTTAACTATTAGTTGGAACGCTTCTAATGCTGGTATATATAATAGTATAGCAAAATATGCTATTTATAAAGATGGCACGTCTATTGGAGAAACAACTTCAACTTCATATTCTCTATTATCTTTAGTTGATAAAACAGGTAATTATACAGTTCGCGCCATTGGTAGCGCTTCTGGACAAAGCGATGCAAGCTCAATCGTTAGTATTGTTCAAATTGCTAAACCTGCGAAACCGACAATGATATTATCTGTGCCAGAAGTAACAGCTAAAGATATTTCTCTAAAGTGGGAACCTGTTATGGCTTCAACAGGAAGTTCTATTAGCTATCTATTACAATATAAGCAAAATGATAAAGATTTAGTTACAGAAGGCGAACTAAATAATACAAGTTATACTTTTAATATTACAAAAATAGACAAAGGTAAAAGTTTTATTTTATATACCTATGCTAAAGCTAATGCTAGTGGCGGTAGTTATACTTTATCAGATGCAGCTATAATCAATACTGGCCGAGTAGGAATTTTTGATATACCTACATCTCCAGAAACTTTCTGGAAAGGAGTATACGACCCCGCTTCTTTGCTAACAGGCCGGCAAGGGCATGCTTATGGTTCAATAGATTTATACTGGGCGCCAGCAACACAAACAGAAGCATCAGGTACGATTTATACCTATATTCTAAAATGTAAAGTAGGGTCTAGTGCTTGGAATGATATTTATACAATAACCAAAGCTCCAACAGATAGTGATTATGGTCAGAATCTACATTATAATTATTCATTAGCTAATATTACTTCTAATACGGCTGTTTCGTTCTATGTATTAGTAAGAGATAATTATAATACAGAAATTTCTTGCCCTGAAACTCAAGTTATCAAACTCGCGCTCCCATCAGTAACTAACTTTCAGACTATTATCTCTTATAAAGAAGCAGGTACTTCATTTACAGCTAAGCCAACTACTAATGGACTAAATGATAATTTATGCTATGCCTTATATTTTTCACATAAAGAAAAAGAAAGCTTATATGTTGAAAAAGAAATAGTTGAAAGTTCTGGCATTGTACAGCCTACTACCTATGAAATAAAAGTTGAAGATGGTAAAAATGCTAATACCAATACATTCTTAGGTGCGTTATATGATACTGTCATTACTCAAAGGCTACCATATCCTGAAGGAGTAATTAGAGCTAAAGTATACTATAAGTCTTATCCTCAATGTTATGTTAATGTTAGTAACAATGTTGTTTATAACTTTTTACATGAAATAACAACTCCACCTAAAATAATATTGACTATGCCTTCTGCACATTCAACTTATTGCAATTCTTCTGATTTAGTACCATACAGATTTTCACCTATTGGATGGACAGACGCGTCTGGTGGTACTAGTGGCGCGACCATTACATATAGTATGAGTAGTAATTATCAGATTAACTTCTCTGATAACTTACTTCCTAATACCGATTATATCACAACTTTACCAATTTTTCAAGTTGATGATACAGTAATTTATACTTTAACAACAAAAATTACTTATAACGACGGTAATAGTCGAGCTAATACAACTTCCATAAGCTTTAACGCAGCACGCTGGTATGATGGAGATAGTTTACTTATAAATTCACCCAAGCAAATTGGTGGAGTAGTGACAGGAAATTATTCTCTCCCATCAACTTTGTGGAGTTCAGCTAAATATGCCAATCTAACAAAAGTTGTATTAACAATATATGGACAAGATAAAACTACGACTTACCCTACTACTAAAACTACTATAACAGACTTCAATAATTTGAATCTGTTAGTACCATTTACTTTTTCAGGAGTAGACGAAGCAGCGGATATTGTTGTTTGCGCGCAAGCTGTATGCACCAACACTAGTGGCGCGACATTTACAATATTTAGTAGTTTCTATATTATTCGTTCTGCCGCGGTCACTATGGCTTTGAGAAAAGGTGCTTTAGGTCTAAATGTTAGTGGTGATTTTAATCCAGCAGATACTGAATCTACCTTATATGTAAATGCAAAGCCAAAAGGTGAGACTCCAACAGTGATTATTGCGGAAGATGCTGATCAGCCAAATGGTGGTAGGGTTATTCAGCTAAAGAAAGGTTTAGTAGATTATGGCGGTTTTGATATAAAAAATGATTTTCTTCTAGGCCGTGGAATGACTAAGACTTATTCTGGTTCAATACTAGTAGGTAAAGATTTGAATAATCATACTCTCACTATTCGACCAGGTAATCAAAACTTCAAAAACAATTGCCCAATTATCTTCAACCTAGATTATAATGCTATGGACGATGAGCAAAAACGCGCGATCAAGCACTTGCGAATTATCAATATCAATCACAATTTAACAGACAATAGCGTAACTATAACGTATCGTTCTAATAAATGTTTGATAGCAGCTTCGAGTTTACCAACGTTAGGTGCAAATACTATATTACCTTTCTCTCTTAGTGGAGAAGCTGGTATATATATACCTTTTATTCTTCAAATCATTGGTGTAATAGAATAAAAAAAAGAGGGGACATAACGTCCCCTCTTATTTTTTTTACTCAAAAAATATAGTTACTTGAGATAGCTCCGTCGCACTAATATCATCCATTAAGTCAAGAATATCTTGCGGAAGTTTCTTTGACTTCAACTCGACTTTTTCATTCAAAAAAGAAAAAATGTCAATATTATATTCTTGAGCTAATTCAGGTTTTACCTTGTAACTTGTTTTGTCTTTATTCAAAACAAATTTTCCATCTTCATCTTTTTCAAAATATTTGTTTGCAATTTGGCTGCGAATTTTTTCAATTCTATCAGCCTCATCTTGTATTTCATTACTAAGACAAACCACACGATAGGCTAGTCGCGCTGGTAATTTAATAGTAACTAACTTTTGTAAAAATGGTATTACATTGATAATATCATTTATTGTTACTTCCATATTATTCCTCCCAATTCATCAAATTTTCTTCTTCTTTTATATATTTCATAGCAGTATGATACCCAATGCAGATGGCATCAGCTTCATCTTGAGTAGCACGTATTGAATACCAGTCAAGAATTTTATTTTGTGCTTGCCGTTTCTGGTCAGCTCTAGTACGAGCTGTAATGCCGCAAGTTGCGCGCCATGTTGCAGGAGGAACTACTAGACTTATCACTTTTTCTTCATAAAGGTTAGATAGCAATGTTCCTTGAAGCCAAGCAAGAACTTTGAAAGTTTTGACATTCTCAAACTTGCCTTGTTGAAGCTGGATATCCTCTATTGCTACAACATCAGGCTTCCAGTTTGAAATCATACTTATCATCCATTGCTTGATTGCGACGATTCTTTCTATCGCATTAGGTGCGCTCATTGTTATCTTGCCATAAGTGATGAGTGCGTCACCATCAAAAATAGCATAACCCGTTGTGCCAGTTGCATCATCTAAGGCTAATACTCTTTTTTTATTTGGATTCTTACGTGGTACATTTATTGTAAGATTCTTCACAACGTGTGACCGCATACACGTTGGACATTCGGGATGACGACGCCACTTTTTAAGACTGATAAAAACATTGTGTTGATTAGGACATAACATTGATAATTCTGTATCAAGGTTTTTATATTCTTCCGATACTAACGTCCAACCAGCATCTTTTATCTCCTTTCTTATATCCTCAATTTTTAGTTTTGCCATTTATCTGCCGGTACTACCGAAACCTGATTCTCCATTTTTCGAAGCACGATTATCGGTTGCGCCGACGGTAATATCGTCTACTTCTTCAAACTTAATGTTATACTTGCGTTCTACAATGAATTGAGCAATGCGGTCGCCGCGTACAATTTTGTATGGTTCTTTTCCAGTGTTTGTGAGGATAATGCCTACTGTATCGAGATAAGCTGTATCTACTGTCCCTACACTATTTGCCATACGCAAGCCAGTCTTAGCGCTTAGCCCACTACGAGGACGAATAGAAAGAACCCAGCCGCGTGGTACGTTTACTTTTAGTCCAGTAGAAATGATTTTTGTCTCGCCCGGTTCGAGCGTTACTGTTTCAGCAGAGCATACATCAGCACCAGCATCCCAAATATGAGCGAAATTAGGAAGAGGAATAGATTTATCTTCTCGTTCTACTTTAATGGTGCAGTCATAAAATTGGTACTTCTGAGCAATGGACTCGATCATTTCCGTGAGTTTCTTAGCAATTTCGCTAAATAACTTCTTCTTTTTTTCTGAAGTTGCGGCATCACTATATTCAGTAGCTACCTTATCAATTTGAGCAGTTAGCTTACTAACCTCATTTTCAACATCTTCTGGCGTCATAGCATATTGTCGCAGCATAATGATGCCATCCTCAATTACCTGACGTACTTCTGGCCCATCAAGAGCTACCACAAAAGCATCCATAATAGTATCCCAAGAAAGATTATCAAGAAATTCTTCAGGGACAGAATCAAGTTGAGTAAAAATTTCGTTTAGTTCGTTATTCATGTTATACCTCATATGAGCGTTCTATCGACACCTGAAACCATACGTCGATAATCTCGCCTTTACTCTTTTTTGTTTTCATTGCGTAAGAAGCCTTAGTAACAGTGAAATTGCTCTTCATATCCTCAATTAGTTGCATAGCTTCTTCTTCGCTATCAACACGATAAGTTTCACTATCTTTAATTTTCATTGTTGCCATTGACGGCGGCCTCCTTTTCAAGCTCAACGCGCTTATCAACTACAGCCTTATACATCTTAGAGTAGAAAGAAATCTTCTCTTCGTCTGTCATTTTGTTCATTATTTCTGTTAGAGTTGCACCCTGTGGAATGATATCCTTATTCTTTTTTCGCGTACTCCAACGTTTGAGAGTAGCTTTCATATCACGAGTTAGTTTCTTTTGAAACTTCTCAGCTGCTCGACGTTGAGCACGATTTGGCTTGTTTAGTGGGCCAGGATTGTCAATATATTTATTTACTAATTCAACATCTTCCTGGGTAATTTTCTTCTCATTTTCTTCGCTCATATTATCCTCCTTATAGTTCATAAAAAATTAGCTCATTGGCATATGGTAGAGTATGCGCCCAATCAATGAAAGCCTTCCATTCAGTGAGCTTATGGCCAGCGCGCTGATCTACAACACAATAAAGATTTTCATAACTCATTGTAACTGTGCGAGTTTGAAGCCAAGATTCTGGAAGAAGTCTGACCAATTCCTTCCAATAGCGTTTGTCCTTTGTTTCATTAAAACGCCAACGTAAAGTTTCAAGAGTTTCAATATAATGCTGGAATAATTCTCCTAGTAAGCCATTTTCATTGTAAGGTTCATTTTCATACACTAGTAAATCTTCTACTAGATCATCGCATTCAAAACATTCTATAGTGATTGGAGTAGTAGCCAGCTTGTGCATTGTACTAGTGCTGTTTGCCGTAGTACCAACCTTGTATGTGTCGAATTCTTTCCACCAATATAGCGGCGCCGTAATATCAACACTCACAAAAATCTGCCGCAAGAACTTTCTATGTTCTGGTCCCGCTTTGATAAGACGTTGCGCCAGCTTCATATCATTCTCTCCAATAAAGTAGCCGCCACGTTCAGAAAATTCATAATCTTCAAGAATCATTGGATAACTATCACTTTTATTCCAGCTTGCTAGAGGATTTCTCATTCCACGAATCGCGTGGTCAAATCCCCACATATCTGTTTTTTCAAACTTCATTTAGCCGCCTCCATTCTTATTATAGCCATAATCTTGCGTTGCTAGTAATTCAATATATTGTTTTTCTTTTTCAGGAAGCAATTCCTTCGGAATTTGTTCTAATAATTCAAAACTCCAATTCCAAAGTCCTTCTTCTTTCATAGCATGATGTATTGCTTGGTCAGCAATAGTGCTAATACCAATGGCACTTTTTACATGATCTTGCAAACGCTTCTTTACATTTACAGAGCGTCCAATATAGGCTTTTTCAGTTCGAATGTTAGTTATTTTATAAATGCCACTAACCTCACCAATGGAATTATCTTTCAACATTTCATTTAGTGGCTTTTGTACATATTCAGACCAAATAAGTTTATAAAGAATATCGGGATGATGAAAGCGCGAACTTATAGAATAAATATAATCTATATCATCTTTTGCTTCTTGAGTTAGATGAATTGTAGCTTTTTCGCGTGAATTAGATTTGTTATTGAGTTGTTTAGTTTGCGAAAGTAAAGCCTGATATAATTTACTTTGAGACTGAATATCGTTTGTAAGTTTTTGAAAGTCATTTGCTTTTATCTGATAAGCCGCATCAATAGCATCATTCTTCGCTTTAGCATAATATAAAAGCTCTTGTTCTTTCTTGTTATATTCTTCCTTTATTTTTTCGTCAATAACTTCACGATTGGAAGAAATATAATCATACTTATCACGCAATTCATCACAAGCTGAGTCCGCGTTATCTAATAGTGCAGTTAGTTTAGCAATTTCTTTTTCAAGCCTATGGACTGTTTCATTATAGGTCTTTTGCCAATTTTGAATTGTATTATCTTTCTTCTTTAATTGATAAAAAGAGAAAAATAATACTATCACTATGGCCAGTAATGATAGTATTACAATATTCATCCTTCTTTCTTTCTCTCCGATTGATATTTTATTTTTCTAAATATTTCTCAATATCAGTACGATGTTTTAGCACAATCAATTCATAATCCCATGACATACAAACAAGTTCTAAAGAAGATAATATATCTTTATAATTCATACCAGTATTTTTTATTTCATTTTCACTGTAAACAATAATTCGGTTATATCTTTCTCGTGCTTTAAGCGTATTTAACTGATGAAGGTGCTGATAGAACATTGGTTCATTACAACATTGTGCTAAATAACATTCAAAATAAATGTACTCTCCTCTACCAAACAATAATATAAGAGTTTTGTCATTTATCTTCATATATTATTATCATTCCTTTTCTTTTTGATATAATCATTATATCATATTTTTCTTTCAATGTCAAATTTTTTTAGCATATTGATTAGAACTAGCTAGATAAACACCAAGCACTTCATCATAATGCTTTTCTTGATTAGGAATAAAACGTCCGAATTTAACAATAATATTCGGATAGAACTCTAACCATTCAATCTGTTCTGTGAGTTCTTCTTCTTTATATCCAGTATAAATAACAATATCATCATTGCTAACTCGACGAAATTTTTTTATAAAGTCTGTTAGTTCCGTCCAAGAATCAAAAGGCTCAAGCCCGCCACAGACAATAGCTTTAGTAATATCATTACTTAAATAACGAGAAATCAGCTTATCTGTATCTATTTCATAAGTCGCTGCTTTAGCTAATTCACTGTTTTGACAACATTTCACTCCACATTCTTTCTCGCATTTGAAAGAACAAGAGGGGAAGCCGACGAACATTGCCGGCTTCCGGTAGTTGACAAAATCTTCTTCTACTAATTGTTTTATTCTCATTCCAACTTCATCCAGTCTCTCATTGCAAATTCAGCTTTTCTTTCTTTAGAATAAGTCTTTTCTGGAGTAAGGAACCCTACAATGCGTTGATAGGTTGTTACCTTTTTCCCGCCACATATAGGACAAGTTTCTCCATAGAAACCGTGATTGTTTTTACAGGCACTAATGCGAGTGCAAAAAGCAAAATATACAACACCTTTATCGGCAATATAGTTTAGCATATCCCATGCCGCATCAAAATTAGTGAAAGGAGCGTCAATATTTATGTGTGCGATTGAACCGCCATTGCATGCTCTATCAAGAACAGCACTTAGCTCAATCTTTTCTTGAAGAGTTGTTTTTATACCAAGAGGAATCCATTGATTACCATAAAGAGGTAAATCATATTTTTCATTAGGATGGAAGAACTTATCTTTTTGCATTAGGATAGAAGCCGCGCGTTCACCGGGAATTTGCTCGATACTCACACTATAATTTTTATCGGCTGTAAAAGTGTTCTTTTCTTTATTAATAGTGGCAAGAATCTGTTTTGCAAACTCAATACCTTTATCGGTGTAATAAGTATAACCAAATTCATCTTTCTTGGTCATATTAAATTTCTGAAGAGCCTCATAAATGCCGATTATGCCAATAGTATTATATTGAGACTTCAAATTCATTAGATGATGAGTATAATTAGGAAGGAGTCCTTTTTCAATATTACGAGAAATAATTCCACGGATTACATCAAGGGCTTGCAGACAAAGAAGTACACGATCCTTTAGCACCTTGAGATAATCTTGCGTATTTTCTGTTTCATAGGCAATTCGCGCCAGATTGATTGTATTGACTTTAATGCTGCCGACTTCTAGGGCAGATCCGCCAATACTATTGAAATACCCAAGGTTTTTTACATCAGAGACCAGTCTACAACAATTACTTAGACTGGTCACGTCTTCACTAATGAAGAAATTACTGTCTGCCCATTTCATATTGTGTTTACAGCACCACTTGGAAAAGTCTTCGTCCACAAATTTTCCGTCTTTTCTTAGAAGAGCATAAGTTAGAACTGGAAAAGTCATCATGTTCTGAGAACGAATATTACTTACAACTTCCATAAAGGCTTTTTCATACTCAATAATATCATCAATATAATCAATAATAAAAGTACCGTCAGGATATTCCTTGCCTCCAAAAAGCGCAACTAGATATTCGCGGTCAAAAATAGTGAAGTTGGTGAAAGCAGATTGATTAACCCGGAGATATGGCTGATTTAGTTTATAAACTATTCGTTGAAATTCTTGGTCACGATAGGTTTCTGGAGTACCGGTATAATAATGGTTTTCGCAGTCCTTCTTCCAGAAATAGAAAGAATAAATCAGAAATGAAGGAAGTCCGCACGCACCAGAAGAACGATTAGAAGTGTAACTAACAAATTCTCCCACAAAATCAGTATAAGTAACTAGGTGTTTTGGTGGCTGGGCATTGAAATTATCTATAAAGTATAGTCCACGCTTGACTAACTCCTCAATGTCATAAGCAAAGCAATATGGTAGATAAGTAGAACTCGCGGCATCATGGAGATAATAGCGACCAATCCATTCGTCTCTTAACCATTTATTAGCTGTCTGGAAACCATAATGCTTATTCATTTCATAATAAATCTTGTTGAAAGCAAGTAACTTAGAGTGCGGCTTATGCATCTCAGACATTAGTGAACAAATGTCTTTTGTTCCGACATTAGCATTACCATCAATAGACGCATCGGCTACTGTTTGCTTATCAATAAAATTATCAATGAAGTCTGTATAGCTTAACTGTTCATCACTGAAACCATTTAGCTTAGCCATATCAGTACCGTATTCAGCCATTAGTTTATTTAGCTGTGCTGTAAAATTTTTGTCTAATCTAATATTGATTTTCATTATTGCTCCTCCACCCATTTATTAGCTTGAGAAAAATCCATAATCTTTCCATCAACCTCCAGCATCGGAGCAGTAATAAATCCTTTCTCTATCATTTCTTTGGAATCAGAATTGATAGAATATTGGATATTTTTTCGGTCTAGCTTGGTTGCTAGAATTTTACAACGAGGACACCCAGTAGTATACAAAATTATCATTAGCCCTTCACCTTCCCACAAAAACAACAATATTTTGCGCCATTAGGATTATCTTTCTTTATTTCAAAAGCCGAGATAATAATTCCATCTTGGACATACTCATGTGTACACATTGAGCGATATTTTGCAATTTCTTTCCTAATTTCCGCAGCACGAGCATTAAAAGTAAAGTTATTTACATTAGCTGCATATTCATCTTCAAGATGATGAATCTCATAGCTTATTTCATAGTTTGTCATAAGCCCCTCCTTAGAACATCATTTCTACTACGGGTAAGACAAGCCCGATATTTAGAATTTTCAGGGAATAAACTTAGTAGAATTGGTAGTTCCTCTTTGTCATAAACACTAACTGCACTATAAACGCTATACTCATTTTTATAAGTCTGATTTAAGTTAGTTCTAATTATTTTATAAAGTCTATCATAAGGATTATTGATATTATCCTCATAATAAACATTGAATCTCTTTCCATCAGCAAGACAATCATAGTAAAGCCGCAAACAATTTGAAAGATATTGCAATGACTTTTCTTCTGTTAGATTATCTTGTAACTTGCTGGCAGGGGTCATAGGGATAGAAACAGAAAAACTATAATTTGTAACTGGCAAATTTATCATATCCAAATACTCTTTTATATAGCTATATTCTGCATCAAAATCCAGCACAACTTCCGCAGGGCAGTAACGTTGAAGAATTACGCTATTCTGAATAAGTCCATTCTCAAATAAATATAAAAACTGGTTAGGAGTTTTTAGTTTTATTGGCCAATAATAACGAAGGCGTGGTGGGTCATAAGGGCGCGCCTTTTTAGATAAATCAACTAAAAGCTCAAGTCCATTATTTTCTGTAATATCTTGGTCATAAATATAAGTTACTCCCCACTTTTCTGGTGGAAATTGCTCAACTTGTAATCGACCTTTGCTATGAAGTCGTACAAAGCCTGCACGATTCAGTAGAGTATTATAATAAATTTTTTCTTTTGAACTAGCGATTGCTAGTTTTTTTTCAATATATTGAGAATAACAATCAATAGTTGGTGATGTATTCTCTATCTCCACATTAGAGAACTCTTTGTAGTCACCACCAGTAAAAGCTGCACCTCTAACAACAACATTTCTGTGTTGAAAGAAATACTGAGGCACTGGTGCATCCAACTTATCTTGAAAAATATAAACTTGATCGCAAGCATCAAGCAAAGAAGAGTCCCCCAATAATTGGGGGAACTCACAACGTTTCTTTGCCCAAGCATATAGTTTCATAGCTTCTAAATTGGGGATAAATGTTTTTTGTTTTCTGAATGTTTCAGCATCTACAATACCAATCATTCTTCTTCATTCACCCTTTCAAATACTAAACTTCCATCATTTTCAATTTTAGCAAGTAAAACCTGGCTTGGAGAGTTCTTGTACTTCTTTGGTACAAAATCATTGCCACGACGAATACCTTGAACAAGTAACTTATTGCCGCGAGTGAACCAGCTCCGCTCCAAAATTTTTTTCTTGCCATCATCGCCACGTTCAGAAATTTGACGGTCATATTTTACAAATTGGTTATCCCAAATTTTCATATTGACAACGCCAGTATCTGTGAGAAGTGTTACTGTATGTTTATTTTTATTTTTATTTATTACCGTGCCTGCGATAAAGCAAAGCTTATACATTGGGATTTCTTTACCGTCTTTTGTGTGAATAATATAATCTACTAAAGGCTCTTCAGAAAGTTGCGCGAAATCTTCAATTTTGAAGCTATCAATATGACCTTCTTGATAAAACTTATGAAGCTCGTGCGGTGCATAGTAGAATCCAACACTATCCATTTCCCATTTGCTTATACTACCTTCTGCATACTTCTCAGCCACGAGACTTATAGCATGTTCGTTGACAATATCAAGCATATGGTTTTCTGGATTCTTTAGATACTCACGCATTGGTTCCATTGCTTTCTTATACAGATTATCCCAGGTTTTTTGTGTAATACACAACGTACCATTCTCAAACATTATTTTTGAAGTATCAAATTGCTTTGCATAAAAATCATATGCTTCTTGCGTGAGTGTATAAAACGGCTCGTTTTTACAAGTTTTAAGATACTTATTGAATCGAAACAACTCAGCATAGCTCGCCATTTCTTCTGGAATAAGTCCTTCTCTGATAAGACCAGGCATATTCTGCAATGTCAAGCGGGACTTTGTATCAGCAATAGAAAGAAGATAGTTATGTAGAATTGTAGGACGGTCTTTTCCTTCAATTTCATCAAAAGCACCAGACTTGATGAGGTTGATGGCTTGCGTTTTATTGACTTTTACTTTACTTAGAAAATCGGCTAAACTATTATATGGACGATTCGCAATGATGGATGATACTAATGAATCACCAATTCTAGTGATACCCTTGATACCATAAATAATTGTATTAGCCTTAGCGTCAGGAGTAAAGGAATAACGACTCTTATTGATATCAGGCAATGCAACCTTAATACCATTGCGGCGCATACGTCCAATAGCTGTACTGATTTTGCCATAGTCTACTGTCTTATTGGCTTTCTTTTCATCTTTACCATCATCATCTTCTTCATCGGCATCGTTTTCTACCATGCCGTCCATGGCGCCGCTATCAACAATCATGTTAGCGCAATTCCAATAGATAGTGGGGTAATGATAGGCAAGATTCATTTCCTGTAGACCAATGAGGGAGTAGGCTAATGTATGTGCTAGATTAAAAGAGTAGCCAGCCTGTGTCGAGATAAGCACTTGCCATACATATTCTACTAAATTTAGGCTAAGATTCTTTTCTTCTGCATTTTTATAAAAATCTTTTTCTAGTTGTGCAAACTCTTTTGGCTTTTTCTTAGCTACACTCTTTCTTACTTTATCAACCTGTCCCAACGACCATCCCGCAATTTGTGGATTCAAAAGCAATTCCATCATACGCTCCTGAGCTTCACAAATGCCATTAGACTGGTCAAGATAAGAATGAAGTAATTTTCTTTCTTCTTGAACAAGACCCCATTGCATCATTTCTTCATCCCAGGCATATGAGTCTTCACGGAAACGTTTATATTTTTCTAGTGGGGTTTCGCCCTTTCCATCACCCATTAGACGAATAACGGAATTGAGAGTAGCTAAGTCTTCTACATTCTCTGGATGTGTCATAGCAATACCTTGAATACCACTTGCCGCATCCATTTGAAAAACTGAGAAAATTTTATTATCCCACAACATTCTCCACATACCACGAGAAGTGCGGTCAATTTTATAAATACCTAAAGCATTTTCATAAGTTTCGCGCAAGGTAGGCTTCTTTTCAATTAGACCATCATAGCAGAGCAACTCCAGACAGGCTTGCATCTTGTCTAGTGCTTCAATAGCCAAAACGTCTATCTTAATAAGTCCTAGTTCCTCAAGTCTATGAAGGTCAAATTGACTAATGGTTTCACCTTTCGCTGTTTTCATAGTAGCCGCGCGTTTAGTGAAAGGTTCATCCACAATAACAACGCCACCAGCATGCTGACCACAACCGACCACTAGTCCTTCCAGAGCTTGGGCAACTTCCCAAAGCTCAGGGTAGACTTCCGACATTTCATGGACAAATTGTTTATTAGGAGCTAATCCTTTCCCCTCATCACCATAGAAAGTTTGAGCTAATGTATGTTGAATACCGCGCTCACTAGTAATCATAGAAGCTAGATATAAAGCTACATCAACGTCAATTCCCAATCCTCGCGCAGCGGTCTGTATTGCTGCTTTCGCTGCTTCTGTCATAAAAGTACCAACGCGAACAACCCGCTCTTTACCATACTTTACTTGAAGACCAGTAATAACTGCGTCGCGACGAGAGCCAGCACAGTCAACATCTATGTCGAGAACTGACATACGTTCAGGATTCATAAAACGCCAATACCTTAGTGGAGCCTTTTCTCTCGTAGGGTCAACTTGACATATGTCAAGAAGATAGTTGAGGTAAAATGAAACACCACTACCACGACCGGAACCAACTAGACTATACTGCCAAATAACTTGAACGTAATCGCTTTCTTGCAGGAGATAAGCTGACCAACGAATATGTTGTTTCTCAGACGAATCCCACAGAATTTGCATTTCTGTTTGAATACGCTCTAGTCGCATTTTTTCTTGTCCGTCTTCACGATAGAAGCGAAGACCATTGATTTCTTCCCAAATGCGAACAGCAAAGTCTCTATCTTCCTGATATGGAGAATTGATAAAGTTCTGCATTACGGGAATCTCTCGCGGTAAATTCACAAGTGTACTTATATCATAACTACGTTGAGGAATATAAGGAACTTTAATTGGAGCTTCAAGGTCATACTCCTTGCACATGGCAGCAACCTTATTAGTATTCTCCAAATATTTACAAACCTGTTCTTCTGTGAAGTAATCCTTCATATAAGAGAACACTTCTGGCGCGTCCATAACATAAGTAGAAGCATAGAACTCGTCTACTTCACGGTCGCCATCTTTAGAATTAAGAAAAGCTTTATGGATGCGACGATCAGACTTAGAATAGTAATGGCTGTCTGTTGTAATGATAATTGGTAAGTCGAAAGTTTCTCCTATCTTGACCAATTCCTGATTCACAAAAATTTGCTCCTCAGAGAAAGAAGGCTGTATTTCTAGGAAGAAATTCTCTTTACCGAATACCCCTATACACCAATCAAGAAAGTTGGCGAGGTCTTGTTGAATTTCTGGTTTCTTGGCCTTATTCGCGCCATAAGCGAGAATACTCTTAGCAGTTCGACCACCTAAGCAGGCTGTACTAGCGATTATATGCCCAGGATTTGAACCAATAATTTCTTCAATATCAGAATAATAAGTAGGAGTTCGCCGTATAAACTTTACATAACTTCTTTCCCAAGCTCTAGTAGAAAGAATACACAACTGTTCCCAGCCAATGCGATCTTTAGCAAGAAGAATGAAATGGTAATATGCGTCCTTCCCGCTCTGAAAGTTTTCTCCATTCAAACCATTTCTACACAAATAAATTTCATTACCTAGAATTAGTTTGAAGTTCCTCCAGCTACCATCTTCATCCTGGCTTCTCATTTCTTTGATATAATTCTGCGCGTCTACGTGCGCGCAAAGAGCCTCGTGGTCAGTAATTGCCATACCGCTCAAACCAATTTCATGGCCATATTTGAGAAGTCTATTCACTTTATTGATACAGTCAATAAGGCGAATATTACTTCCTTTGTCTGTGTGATTATGAAGGCCAGCATAATGAACATTCTCTATCACTCAATCACTTCCTTTTTTTCTTGATATGTATATTATATCATACTTTCTAAAATTTGTCAAGTTTAGAAACTGCGGCCTGCCCCTCCACCACGAGAGGAACCGCCGCCAAAACCAGAAGAAGATGAATGACCAGAGCCAGAACAATGAATGGAACTACTGCTTTCACTAATAGCTTCTATAATTGTGCCGAACACCTCAAAGGCAGTTGAAATAATAGGCTCGCGCTCTTTATATCGAATAAGATGATAAAGGAAGTAAATGAATGAACAACCAAATGAAAACGCTAGTAACACGGCAATGATAAATACTATCCATCCAAGTGCTATGAGAATTGTTGCCATAGGTTTCTCCTCTTAAAATAAATATTTTGATTTTGATCGAGATTGAGTTGATGTTGCTGCGACTTCATAATCAGAAATAACTACTTGCGGTGTAGTGCGTCCACACCATTCATTTACTGTACATTTACCATATAGTGAAATTACTTTGTCCGTATCGTCCCCAAGTTCCATACAGGCTTCTTCATTTTTGAAGATAACAAATTCTACTCCATTTTTCTTGAATTTTAGACAACTACTTTTCATAAGCTGTATTTCACCAGCGGCCAAAGCAATATTAGTAAACCCAAGCATAGGCTCAGCAACTCCTTGCCCCCAATAAGGCTTGCCACTATCAATAGCCTCAATGATCGTCCCGCACTCATCGGGAACTCCATCAAAAAGGTAATCTACTTCATAGCCTTTGTCATGGAAGTCTACATTAGCAAGCTGCTCATTTGCAAGATGAATAAAGTTGTCATATTGTGATTCTGGTAGACTAGCACCGAACGCAAAATCGTGCGATTATTCCATTGTTTCCAATGGCGCTGACTATTTCTTACGCAATAAATTGCGAATACCCATTTGGAGCTGCGTACCAATAGCAGCCCTACTCTCCGAAATGGAGATAGTCGATACAGCTTTCTTGATTCAAAATTTGTTTATTATATTCCGCATTATTTCTGATTGGATATTTAAGGCGTTCATCTTTATGATTATTGCCTTGATTTATCATTTTCGCGCTTGAACGACTCCATCCTACTTTTTCACCTATTTTATTCAATGGGATAGTAGATGTACAACATAGCCATTGAATATATAAAACTCTATATTTATCTAATTCTGTTTCACTAGGTCGTAGGGGATATGATAAATTTTCTTTTCGCCAAGCATTTCCTTCTGTTATATGTCGACACATGTCGGATGTAATATTATTTCTTTTTATAACAGTTTTTCGAGGAATTTTCCAATCTAATAAATCAGAAATAACTTTATCTGCTTGTTCTTGTGATAATTTAGTATTACAATTTTTATCTCCTTTTAGAATTGGCGGCTCTTGTCCTCCATTTTGTACATTATATCCATTAGGCACTTTACTATTATAATATACAATATATTCTTTTTCTTTTTCATTGTAATCTTCATACCAGCCAAGAATCTCAAAAGAAAAATTTTCCTCACCATATTTCTTTATTGCTCGATGTAAAGGACAATTTGGTTCGTTATTACCTCTTACATGCTCTCTCCATCTAATATTGGGTCTATATGATTGCCCAATATAAAGTTTGTGATTGATTAGATTTTCAATTTTATATATTGCTTTCTTCATATTTTCACCTCCTTTTCTAAAAAATATTTTTGAATCAAGACTTGCCACGAGATTGGCATATTCATAAAGAACTTAGCTTTCCTCGTTAGCCACTAAAAGTGACCCCGCTGGTCAGGCGGTAAAGGTATTATGGGCCACATTTCGACCCGCCGTATATTCAAACAAATTTGTATGCTCAAGATAGTCTTTGAAACTGCCCATATCTGTATTAGCTTCCGCGCGAGCACTACCTTTAAGATTACCGTCATCACATTCACGTAATAGAAGTGTTGGTTTATGATAGCGTGCGACACATTTCATTGCAACTAAACCTGTAAGAGAAGAATGAATATTATCTTCATCTGTTATTGGAATAAGAAGAATTTTATTATCCAATAAGCCTAGCTTATGAATCTTAGCTTCAACAACTTCTAATGCTTTATCTACTAGTGTTTGTTGTTTCTTCTTCACATTTACCATAATACGAGCTGCTTGTTCGCCTAGAATCTCGACTTCTCCTAATTTTGCACCGCGTTTAAGAGATTGAACAACTCTATTACCATCTAATAAAGCTTCAAATAGAATGTGTTTTTCTTCTTGTGTACCAACTCGAATAAGAGCATTGATATGTGGTGCGATAAAGAAAGCGACATCCACTGGGTAGAGTTCTGTCCGGTCTTTCAAAGAAAAATGTAAAGCTCTAACTAATGCCTTTAATCCAGCATTTTGAATATGATTTAAGCCACGTTGGACAATGTAATGAGTTTCTTCATTAGATAGTAACATCATATCAGAGACTAAACCAACCGCGGCTAAATCATAAAAATTATTTGAGCGGCTACTATCATTATAATATTCTTCGTCATAACATTGACATAGCTTCAATGTTACACCAGCGCCGCATAGAGTAGGATTGCCATATTCGGGAGACATTTGATTGTTAATGACAATAGCGTAAGGATTATCATAAATATCGCATAAGTGGTGGTCACAAATAATGATTGGGACACCCATTTCATTTACTTGTTTATGAAAATCAATTTCAGAAGAACTAGCATCAGGAATAAAAAGCAAATCTGTGTTTGATTCAATCTGATCAAGGATATCTTCAATACCATGTTGCTTGCCTTCGTGAATACCAAACTTGAATTGGCAATTTTCATTTACAAGCTTCATATAACCAGAAGCAATGGCGGCTGAAGTATAGCCATCAGTATCAGCATCAACTACAATAAAAATACGCGGCGAATCCTTGCAAAGAATTTCATGCAGCTTTTCTACACCTTCACGCATATTCTTTAGCTTCCACCCATTCAATAATGCAGATTCATCTACATTACGATATAAGTCAGGATTTTCAATACCACGCGCTCGTAGAATATCATCTAGGTAATCAAACGAATCTTTAGGTAATTTATTTTCACAGTAGAATTTCATTTAGTTCACCATCACCCGATTCTCAAATAGAGAAACGAATGTGTCTTTACCTCTATCAATCGGGCTATCCTTCTTTCTTAATAAATTTTGTTGGTCTATAATAAAACTAACTTTGGAATAGTTAGTATATCGCTTAGCAAGAGAATAAAGTTTGTCAAAATATTTGTCACACTCATCACTAGCATATTCTTCAAATTCTTTATCAAAAGCAATTATGATTTCATCAATTCGATTCTTTTTGATAAGTAAATCTACTTGCGGCTTTGATATGTTTGAGCCGCAAACGGCCACAGCATTACTATCCTTGCCAAAATAACTTCGATGGAGAATAACGCTTTTCTCGCCTTCAAAAAGGATAGCTTGATGTGAGGAATGGATTGCCGGATAAGATAAATTATATCCATATAAATTCATAGCTAATGAATGATTATACATTTTATCTTCCATTATAAGCGGACAGTATTTTGGAATATCTGTATTCTGCTCATGTTGCATATTCCTAATTCTAATGCCTACTAGTCTATTATCTAAATCATAATGTGGGATAATAATCCCCATATGAGAAAGGGAGCATCGAATATTATATTCTTGAATTGCTTCCGATGTCATTCCTTCTTTTAGCCAAGACAACGGCGGTGCCGCAATGAAACAATTCATTACATTAGAACTATATTCAGGCAGTTGATAATAGGTTGCCCGCTTTTTATATTTGCTTGTTACAGATTCATAACGCTTAGTTTCATAAACTAAAGTGTTATAGTTCAAATACGATAGCACGTAATCACGCGCTTCGCTATAAGAGCAAGATTCACCTCTAGTTTGCTTTACTCTCATTATAAGAGTAAAAATGGTAAAAGCATCATTACATTCAGTATAACAAACAAAGATATGATTGTTGAAATAATAATATAACTTCATACTTGCCTCTTGCACATCTGCATTATGGCAAATAGTGGGAAAGATATAAGCTGAAGAAGTTTCTTCATACTTATCTACACCTAGACTCATTACTATTTCTTTTATTTGTTCAGGTTGTAAACTATTGATTATTGTTTTTGAATCTAAGAAAGCAGTTTCAATTTCGCCATCGGAGAATCCAATATTATACTCCATAGTTCCAAGAATCCTTCTTTCCTTTTATTTTTGTTAGCTCTAATGGATTATTCGCGGCACCAGCATCAGTGATTTGTTTTATCTCTTTTTCAGCTTCAAAATCAATCGTATCGTCAGAAAAGATAATGCGTGGTGAACCAATGTTGATTACATTATAATTCGCATCTGTAACAAATAAGTCTTGCCAACGAGCTGTACCTAAATCATATAGTCCCCAGATACGCACATTCTTATAACGTCCACGCCGCAATTTGTAAATATCCATTACATGAGTAGGCATAGGCATACCACTAATATGACAAGCATATTGTAGTTTAGCTTTATCTTTATCAGTAGCTATACAGATAATTGTACCGCAGTCAATTTTATCTGCAATACCTTTAGAACCACGAATAAGAGTTTGATTTCTAATACCTTCAAAGTTTTCATAATCGCCCGATATCTGAGTCGCGCTCTCAACAAAAAGATGGTATTCTACTGCCAAATCTTTTAATGCAGTAGATAACATTGTGAGTACAACATCTTCACGAATTTTTGAGTCTCTGAACTCTGTGAGCAAACTCGGACTAGAGAAAACATAATCGTAAATTACATTCTCTATTTGGTTCATAGCTACTTGCCGTTTTATAACAGTCCTAATCTGGTTGATTGTGGGGTCAGGGATACTTTCAATAAACAGATTAGGATAAGATTCCATTAAATCAATAGCATCATCCACTCGTTGTTCTTCTTCCTGAGTGTATGTACCTGTTAGAATCTTCTCTTCATTTACGCCGCTCAAGTAAGCCAGTACAATGGTCTGCACCTCTTCCTTCTCTAGCTCAGTAGTAATGATTAGTGTTTTTTCTTCATTGCCATTTTTTATCCATTGTTTGGTAGCTTCTTCATAACGGAAAGGATAGGCCAACATACAAGCATCACCAATCATACGGCGAGATTTTCCGCCTGAAGTTCCAGCAGAATAAAGATAGAATTTACCCTTTCTTGCACCACGGGCAATAACATTGAATAAATCTCCTTGGAGTGGAGCGCCTACTTCTGGCGCACGTTTGAGGTCTTCTTTTAATGTTTTGATATTTTCATCTGCTGCGACAGATTGAACTTTACCAATATTAAAATCATACTCAATTCCAGATATACGTTTTGCTATAACATTGAAAATGTCTTGAATTGACATAGAGTCAAAATTTTCAAGCATTTCTTTTTGCTTCTTCAAATCAAAATCATTAGCGGGGTAAATATCATCCACACTAATTCCATTCTTTACCAGTTTCCTCAATACGGAAAACTTTTTTACTCTAATAAAATAATATGTAAAATTCTCTGGTTGTGCAATATCACAACAATCCTGAAGATAGCCAATTCCATTTTCTGCCGTAAAGTTAGCATAGATAGCATTATATTGTTGTAAGTATGTATCTATGTCAACGATGGTAATTTTTTCCGCGCCTAGTTGAAATAAATTATAAATAGCGTTGTAAATAGATTTACTAAACTTAGTATCAAAATCATCAACATTTAATTCATTACCAATTTCGGCAAAGAGGAGCGGCTTCTGAATCAAACAACCAATAACATTCATTATGGCATTTTTATCAGATAGTGCCAATTAGCTCAGTCCTCCTCCTCCCACCAATCCATAGGATTGACAAGTTTAGTTTCCTTTTGAATAGTTTTCTTTTGTACAACAAGCACTTCTTTTTGCGCGTTTTCTATTGCTTCTTTCATAGTCTTCGCTGCTTGTTGTGCAATTTCTTCTTGGCGGCGCCAATATACTTGCGCTTGAGAGTAGTAAGTAGGTACTAATCCAATTCGTTCATCTGCGCCTTTAGGACTTATTTTCTTTACTTCATAAATATAACGGAGGGTGTTTAGAATACCTTCATCAGTATAACCACGCTCAAGAAAATTCTTTCTCATTTTATAGTTGGCGGGGCCAGGTGCTTTAAGATTAAATACTTTACAAATGTAATCACACAGTTCTTTTCTTTTCATTTTTGCTTCATAACAAGCAGTATGATAAAACTTTGGTTTCTCATATACTCCGTCTTGCTTTTCCAGATAATGCCCACATTCACCACATACAGCTCTTGTATTCATTTTCTTCACTCCTTTTCTATATTATACCACAATTTTGAAAAAATTGCAATAAAAAAGGAGGACTTTCGTCCTCCTTTTGTTTATAGAGCTTTCATATCAGCGAGAGCTGCTTCAAGTAAATCCTGCTGGTCTTCTGTGGCTTCGCTAAGTCGGAAATCAGAAGTACCAAAATAGTTGGCAATAATCTTTTGAATTTTAGCGTAGTTTGTATCAGCATCGGGATTATCTTCACCAACTAAACGTTCAAACTCAGCTTTCGCGTCTTCCATTACATCAGCAAAGTCACGCTTAGTCTCTTTACTAGTTAAATAACTTGGTAGAGCATTAGTAGCCTGACCACCATTTTCCGCGATATCTTTATCAATCGCATCGGAAATAGCATCAACCAACTGCTTATAACCAAATGGGATACGAGGAGCTAAATAACCATAACGACTACCGGCAGTAATAGTCGGACTATCAGTCGTGTAAAGAAAACGATTGCCGCGCTTTGTGACAGGATCATAATCCTCTACACCAATATAGCCAATAATATCTACTAGAGCGTTTACAATATTCGCTGCCATATTAGGAATGTCAGGGCCAACCTTATAGATGGTATTACCTTCTGTATCCTCTTCACCAGTTGAAATGTTTTTGCTATGGGCTACAATGATAAGACCAAAGCCAAGCATTGTAATCTCACGTAGCGTTTCAGAGAACTCTTTCTTAAACTTTGTGTAACCCGCGCCCCATGCAGCGGCTTTTAGTGTTTCAACACCGAGCTGCTGACAAACATAAGTTTCACAAGCAGAAGCCGCGATACCGATTGTATCAATTACAACAGTATCAAACTTTTCTTTAGCTTGAGGCTGGTGAAGCTGCTTTACAACTTTTTTGAAGTCTAACCATTTCTGAATTGGCTGGACACGAATAGTTTGATTAGGAATAGCATTCGTACCCAACTCAAAAGCACAAACTAGAGCGCGGTCACACTGGCATGCAAATGAAGTCTTTCCAATTTTTGGCGCGCCGTAAATCAGCATGTACTTGCCCTTTAACGATCTGGAAATTTCTGGTGGCTTCAAAGAGAAAATATCAATATCTGCCATATTTTATTTCCTCCTTACCAGCTACGAGGAGCCTTCTTAGCTGTACTCGTCGCATTAGCCTTACGCGCACGAGAAGCCTTTGCCTTAGCAATTTCAGTCTCAATACGCTCTTCACGCGCGGCCGCGGCACGACGAAGGTCATCTTCCTCCCAACCACGATCAACTGGGCCACCACGAGTAATGACTAGTTCACGCTGAATACCAGAACCACCAAAATCAATGGCTTCACCAAAACCGTCCTCAATTTCATCGGTAGTAGACTTTTCAACGAAACGATTACGGATATAGCCCTCAACTTTTACACTAGAGTCAATATCCCAATTCTTCTTGATAAAATCGACAGCCTTTGGCAGGCCAACAGCAAACTTTAACATATCAAGACGATTCTTATAACCAACGCTAAAGCCCTTTAGAATAAGACGACCAGTTTCCTCACCAGAAGAATCAACTTCATCTTCAATGCTACGAAGATAAATCTCGTTCTTGAATACAGCCTTTTGCTTAAATTCACCAGTGACCTTGCTTACGAAGCTACCACTAATCTTCCAGCCAAACACGCGGTCAGTGCTACCAGCAGGCTCAAAGACATTCTCTTCAATCCGGCAACCACGCACACGAACGCGATCGGCGGCTTCACCGTCAGTGCTAATACGACGAAGATTCATCACATCTTTGATAGACTTGAAAGCAGGATTTGGCCCACCATCAGTCTTGTACTTCATCGCAATCATATCAATACGAACATCATCGTGCTCAGGAACCTTTTCTACTTCTTGGTCAACAGCTACAATAATGTTGCCACGAATGTATTCGCGGCCATCCTGAGTCTTACCTTCTACAAGGTCAACTTCGGAAAGAATACCTTCGATAACTACTTCATTATTAGACTGAGCTAGATTCATTTCTTCCATAAACTTAATACCTCTTTCTTATTTTATCTTTCCATTAGAATAAATAAAGGAGAGGGGAACTTTCCCATCTCCTATATAATTATTAGTCAACCTTGCACGCTACACAAGCCTTAGCTTCCTTTGCACGAAGCTTAGCTTCCTTAGCAGCTTCCTCAGCCGCAACTGGATCATAAGCAAGACCTTCATCAGTTAGCATATGATAGTGAACGGTCTTTGGCTTCTTGCCATCCTCAAGAGTAACTTCCTTGGTATGGTCAGTAGCTAGACCCTTCTTGATTAGTGCATTGATAGAACCAGTAACGGCCTGAACAGAGATACAGAGTTCCGCGGCAATCGCCTGCTTGGTCATTTCCTCACCGGGATGGTTCTTTAGAAACTCGAATACATTTAGAGAGTTAGCAGTCATGTTGTGTTTTCTCCTTTGATGTTATATCATCATCAATATAGTTTATATAAGTTGAAGAATTTATTTTCTCCCTCAACCTTATGTATATATTATACACTAAATTTGTATTTTTGTCAAACAATCGGGTCAGCAAATTTTTCACAGAACTGCTCATAAGTCGGGGTTGTACCCAATTCTTTGAAAGCGGGCAATGCTATATCATCGTAAAGATTCACTGCCGCTTGAATTGCTGCCAACTTATTTTTGTTACTTGTTTGTGCAATATTCATTGCAATTCCAAGGATTAGGATATCAGCGGTTGTAAGCTCTTCATCATTGATTAACTTTTTACGTAAATCAATAAAAAGCCCACGCAAAGTGCTACCCTTCTTTGGTGTAATCTTACCATCTTTACTACATGCTTCTGTTTCCTGAACAGCTTCAAGAAGCTGAAAGTTCAGCGTCAAAGCAGCATTGAATACATCTTTCCATTGCTTATTATACATTATTCTTTCCTCAATCCAATTCATCAGCTAATTGAGCTACTTCACTACGTTCAGATTTTACTAGAGTTACTGTGCCAAATAATGGATTGCCAGTTAATTTCTTTAGCATTTCTACAATACCACTATTGGTCTCAAAAACTTTACTATCGCGTTGCTTTAGATCGCCAGCAAACCATACTTCTGAACCTTCCGCCGCGCGGCCAAGAATAAGTTGAACATGCTGTTTAGTTAGATGCTCACATTCATCACAGAAAATAATGGCACGCTTGAAATCACGACCACGAATATAGCCTAAATGAACAGGCTCAATAATATTATCTTCAATAAGTCGTACTAATCCTTCCTCTCCGCCAACATGGTCTGCTACCGCCATAAGAAATGGCCATAGTTTCTCATTTAGTGACCCAGGAAGCAAACCTATATCTTTGCTATCCTTTACTTGAATAGTATTTCGAACAAATACAATTTTATCAAATTTTCCACGCTGAACCAAATCAATCGCATGTGCTAGCATAATTAAACTTTTTCCTGAACCAAAACGTCCTAAAGCTAGTTTCACTTTAATATCTGGATTCTGAAGCAAATCAAACAGCATTTTCTGCTGAGGATTGCGCGGCTTTACTTCACCCATAAAATGAGAACGAATGGGTTTATAGCTAATATCTTGCAGTTCATTATTACTATTCATACGCTGAATAGTAGAGGTGCTAGTATTGATTCTATATTGATTAGCTTGTAATTCATCAATATTAGCGTCCTCATCTTCCACCCAACCTTTACCTTCAGTGATATCATTATGATAAGGGACTAAAGTTTCTTCATTATCATCCAGAGCAGTATAATGAATCACTCTAAAGTTAGAATTGATAGTTTTCTTTTCTTTAGTTAGTACAGTTGTCATTAATATGCGTTGAGCTAAATCATAAGTACAAAAGAAAACGGGTTCTTTCATTTTATTATTGAAATAATAATTATAAAAAGTATAGATAATTTTTGCATCATTAGTATCAGGCAAAAATTTCAAAGCCCATAAACTATTTATACTACATTGTATACCTGGCGCAATAATGGCAACATTATTATCATCAATATAATGTAATGCTTTTCGCGCCGCGAACGCCTTGCTGGAATCCTTACTTTTCTTTAGTCCTTCAAGCTCAAGAATAGTATAGTATGTAATATATTCTTCACACTCTCCAAAATTATCATGCCCTTGAGCTTGAAAATCTTCAATATTCATTAGGACACTAGTATCAAGAAAATAATGTGTCATAGAATTTCATCCACCATACCTTTCTCTAGCATATCATTAGCAGTTAGATACCACTCTTTTCGCTCAGATTCACGGTATTCATCTTCTGTGATTTTGGTATTTTTAAGAATATAATCCTTAATAGTTCCCTCAACACGTTCATTAAACTTTACTGTATCTTTTACAGTGGAAGTGTTACCGCCAAGAAATACAGAACCAGCATGGATAAGTCCATAACTAAACTTATGGCAATAACGCTTTACATTAGGATTCTTACTGCCTGCACAAAGAATAATACTGCCCATTGAACAAGCATAGCCCATGACAATAATATTTAGCGGCTTCTTATAATTATCAATTACATTGAGAAGCACAAGACCATCATCAATACTTCCTCCGGGAGTATTCAGAATGAGAGTGACTGGTTCAGTATTATCATCTTTTTCAAAGTTCATTAGTGGGATAATGACAGTTTCAACAATATCATTACCTACTTCACTATTGAAAATAATAGTACGATGACGAAGCAGACTATCATAGTATTGATACAGACAAGGGTCTGTATAATTTTCAATTAGTGTATCAATATCATCTGGGTCGTAGCTTTTATTTCTCTTCATAAATACTCCTTCGTAGATTTTATTCCACTTTTATTAGTTTCCTTTACTTGTGTAAAGGGTAGTTCACTATTATGTAGAATTATTATATTTTTACTTTACACTTTTCATCGACGAGTTCCGACGCCCGCGCGAATACTGCAACTACAATCAAGATATTCGTTCTTTAGTATTGCTTCACCTGCGACAACTTCATCATCATCTTTTAGGCTAATTCCCTTCACACCTATAGTAACGCGGCCAGTATCATTTACGCACTCCGCACTAAAACGCAGTAAACGTTTACGAGAAGCAATACGGTAGTCTAATACAGATTCATCACCTGTTAGAATCACAGAAACTACTTCATCATCATCCTTGAGCTTGATTGCCGTTGTTTTCTTACTGTGTATATTATACTCGGTGACTAATGACTTCTTCACCATTCCTTTCTTAGTAAAGAATACAAGATGTCGGGAACTTGTAATGGTGTCTGGCTCCATAATAGACACCACGTCTCCATCAATCGGATAATTTTTTCCAACTTCTTTATCTTGTAAACTTATTTTACCACATTTTCCGTCTTTTGTAAAGTAATACAAACTGTCAAAATTTGTGGTTTCGAATTGATTTAGAATGTCAGCTTTGGGGAACCGACTGGTACTTTTTGCACGAATAGCTAGTTCACCAGTAGAAAGCTGATAGACATATAGAGGAATTTCTTGTATTGATTCTTTTTCTATTTCCTCAACTTCATTGATTACTTTGGTACGACGAGCATCACCAAATTCATCGGCAACCTTTTGGAAGATTTTGATCAGTTCAGAATTGAACTTCTCTTTATTAGTCAAAATCTCGTTAATAGAATTTTGAGACTTTTGATTCGACTTCAATTCGTCTTCAATTTTAATACCTTCCAGTCTAATTAGCCGTTGTAGCTTCATATCAAGAATAGCTTTTACTTGATTCTGAGTAAAGTTAAAACGTGCAATTAGTTTAGCCGTTGCATCAGAAGAACTAGAGGACGAACGAATAATACTGACTACTTCATCAATATTGGCAATAGCCAAGAGTAAACCATTTAGAATTTCTTCGCGAGCTTTAAGAATATTAAGATCATATTCATATTCTTTACGAAAGCAAGAAGAAGCATGAATAAGATATTCTTCCAATGCGCGCCTGAAACTAAATACTTCAGGATATCTTCCTTCTCTCAACATTACCATATTGATAGTAAAGTGATTCTCTAAAGAAGTATCCTTGCATAGCTTTTTTATCATCTTCTGAGGATTGACACCCTTAGAAAGAATAATAGAATAATGTGGGACTAAACCAGAAGTATCATCAATTTTTTCTACACCATAGTTCTCATCTTCGTCTACTAGTTCTTTAATTTGTTCTGTTATAGTAGAAGTATAAACACCATATGGCATTTCTGTTACTTCAATAGAATTAGTAGATGGCTGATAAACCATAGTCGCGCGTAAACGACAAGCTTTTCCTTTGCCTTGCTTTAGAGACTCGATTACTTCGTCTCGGTTCAACAGAGTTGCGCCAGTGGCAAAATCAGGAAGGCAAATGATTTCTTCGTCAGATACTTCTGGATTTTGAATCAACTTGATAATACTATTATTTACTTCCTTAATATTGAACTGAGGTACGCTACTACTCAGCGATACGCCAATACCTGTTGTACCATTAACAATATTATAGAAACCAATGGATGGCATTACAGTAGGAAAAAATGTAGTATCATCAAAATTAGGATTCCATTTTTCAATGGTATCTTTTTCAAGTCCGTTATAAATATAAGAGGCTGTTTTACTTAGTCGAAGTTCAGTATAACGAGAAGCTGCTTCATCACCTGTTGTAATAATAGTGCCCATGTTACCTTGGCTTTCTTCCAATGGATACCTCATTGCAAAAGGTTTAGCCATACGACAATAAGTACCATAACAAGACGCATCACCATGGGTATAGAAATTTCCTAAACAGTCACCTACTACACGCGCGGACTTTACAAAAGGCTTGCTATAAACATTTTTTGTGACTTTCAACTGTGAATAAATCAACATTCGCGCTGCTGGTTTAAGCATATCTCGAACATCACAAATGGCTCTATCAAGAATAACGGTTCCTGCATAACGAGTAAAACCGTCTTTGATAGTTTGTGTAAGATTTACTTTATTAACCATATACAAACTCTCCAAAATCAATATTATTAGTCACAAATTCTTTTCGTGGTTTTACGTCATTACCCATTAGCTGTTCAAGAGTTTCAATAGACCCTTCATCAGGAATTAGTTGCTCTAAATGTTGCCATTGTGGATTAAACATACTATCTTTCAGGTCGCGTTCAGCGAGTTGTCCTAAACCTTTAACGCGCGTAATAACTCCTCCGTTTTCTTTACGATTACGAAACTCTTCTTCTGTATAATAATACTCTCTTTTTCCATTTTTGTCAACAATATAAAGTGGAGATTTTAGCCAATAGAGTCGTCCTTCTTGGATAAATTGTGGACAAAGCACTTGTAATGCAACCATAAGTAGAAGTCCAATATTTGCTCCATCAGCATCCGCATCACTCGCAATGGCCAGCTTACCATAGCGCAGCTTAGATGGATTATATACTTTACCATAAACAATACCTAAAGCCTGTAATAGAATTTTTATTTCTTCATTAGCTAATACATCTTCAATGGAATTTGTATAACAATTTATTCCTTTACCTCTCATAAGAAAGATACCATATTTGCTTGGGTCTCGTCCGATAGACATAGAACCACCGGCGCTCAAGCCTTCTACGGCAAGTAGAATACTGTCCTGCCCTAGCTTTTTAGCATCACGTAGCTTATTTGTACTAACAATTTTCTTTTTAGTTGCAGCTACTGCTTCTTTTTCATGGTTGAGAATAGCATCCCTCGCCCTCTCCGCAGCGCGTTCAGCTTTTGTCATTTTATCCATTAGAGCTACAATATTAGCAAATTCTTTTGGATAACTAGACTGCATTTTCTTTAGTCCTTCGGTAAAAGCCTTAGAAGCTAGAGTACGCAGATTAGCATTGTTAATCTTCGTTTTGGTTTGATTAGCAAAACTTGGATTAGTTACCTTACAGTTAATGACATAGAATAAATTCTCTCTAATTTTATCGCCGTCATAATCACCGTTAGAAAGAGAATTGAAGGTCTTTGTAATTGCTGTTTTCGCGCCAGTGATAGGAGCACCGCCTTCTGGACAACGAAGACCATTTACAAACACATAACTTCTTTCTTTTTTGCATCCCCACTGGAAGGCAATTTCTACAGTGTCTTGACCATCGGTAATATTAGGAATGTAAATAATGTGTTGATGCAATGGTTTCTCTACATTATCTTTTACGAAATCTGCAATACCACTTTTAGCACAATAAGTTTCTTTAGTGCCAGTATTCTTATTTTCAATTATAAAAATAAGCCCCGGATAAAGATAAGAAATGTCCTTGATTTCTTGGCAAATTCTGTTATAAGAGTAACCAATATCTCCTTCTGAAAAAACTTCCTTATCAGGAATAAAGCAAACTAAAGTGCCATGTTTTTTCTTATCAGCCTTTTCTTCCTTATAAAAAATGTTATTGCCTTTTTCAAAAATGGCAGTCGCGCATTTACCATCACGAGTGCTAACGACAGTAAACTTTTCAGATGAAAGACATACACAGCCGCCACCACAGCCATTCAGACCACTAGCATTTTTATAGCTATCGTGATTGAATTTACCGCCCGTATGAGCTTTGGTATAAATATCAACTAGGACATTAGTACCATCTTCTTTTACAAGAAAAGGCACACCACGCCCAAAATCTTCAACAGAAATTTCATTAGTCTTTTCATTTACCGTGATAATAATTTTATCACCATATCCCGCGAGTGCTTCATCCGTACTGTTATTGATAATTTCTTTAAGAGCTTGATAAGTACCTTCAATATCATTACTACCAAGATACATATTGATGCGGCGGCGAACTCCATCACGAAAGCTCAAGCTCTCAATAGAATTGGCATCATAGCTCATTTTTATCCTCCAATTCTACAACAATTTGCCAACCAGAAGGAACGTACTTACAACTAACACAAACTTCACGACCAAGCCAATGGATCAATCTTGTAGTCACAATTTCCAGAATAGCTTCAAGGTCATAAATATCTTGATTATCTGTCCAACCGTTTTTATGGTCATAATGTAAACTATAGTACATTTTATCGCCCTTAAATAAATTATCCGCCACGTATTGTTCAATTTTACCTGCATAATAAGAATTAACATCACAACAATACATTAGTCATTCTCCTCCTCAATAGACTTCCAACAAAATACTTTATAATCATAATTTTCTTCCTTTTGCACAGGATGCCATGCTACACCATCATAAATATAACCGTCTACCTTATAATCTTCAATTTCAATGTGCTTGATACAAGTAAAATATGCGGGATAAATTTCCCGCGTAGTTTTAGGCTCTACGCTATCATATATTTTCTTGAGAAGTTCAAAGTCAGTCTTATTATGTGCATATCGTGTCTCAGTAATTGTTGCCCAATGAGTTGAACGCATACCAATGGGCATTTCTCGCTGTGCAGCTTCAAGAGAATAAAAGGTCATAACATCATTCCTTTCTTATTCTTATATTTTATTATACCATATAAAAAGAAAAAAGTCAAGCATTACACTTGACTTTCAGTGGCTTAATCAAAAATTTTTTCCCAAGTACAATCCTCAACAGGAATATCATCTCTGAATCCAATTAGCCTAGGATGGCGGATACTAAAATCGTCTGTACTCTCCATTCCAGTAATACGAAGTGGATGACCAATCCATTCATCAGGATTGTCACGCATACTAAATTTAATTTCATCAGGAATACCCGCTAAATCGCAGATTTTCACCAATTCATTATCTCTATAAGCCCCACAGGTAATACTTCCGGGGATACCATAAAAATAATTTTTAGTAACAGGTTCCAAGCAGGAATTTCCCGTAATATAGTTGTGATAAAGATTCTCATTATGTTTAGTTCCATACTTAGTATCTTCCCAATATGTCCAATTTTCTACATCTTTTCCTGTATAATTACGAGTAGGAGGATTCAGCCCCATACATACAACATCAATATCTTGTGTAAGTTCTTTCTTCAACTTCATGCTTTTTCGTGCAGGACGTTTGCCTGGTTCAGGCTTGCCGTCCTTACGCTGTAAGACTACGCCTTCGCCGCCACGAGCCAATACATCAGCCAGTAGCTTATTAGCATTTTTAGCTTCATAATAGCGTGCCATTTCAATAATAGAAGAATAAGAGTCAATGCCACGCGACTTCAGCCAAGCATAAAGTTTTTCAATGCGTTGCTCCATATAAGTATCCATCAAAGAATAATTATCAATCATCCACGCATCAAAGATATAGAAACGCAGCGGGTTATCCTTCTGTCGGTCAACTGCTTTCTTAGGTAAGCAGCGTAGAATAGAGCCAACATCATGGTCGCAGCCGCTCGGATAATAAAGTTCCCCCATTATAAAGCAGTTCCCCTCGCCCATAAGTTTGTGCATGTATTCAGTTACTAGCGGGACTTTAGCTTTAATATCTGTATATGTGCCCGTCACCTTACTAATGCCGCGAGTTTGAATTTGAATTTCTCCATCCTGCTGAATATAAACCGCCCAGTTACCATCTTTCTTTTCAGAGCAAATATAATTACCACTACTAATAAGAGTTTGAGATAGCTGTTTAATTTTCTGCCGGTCATAACTTATCGGCGGCGCCCAATACTTCTCCCGCTCAATGTTAAATAGATTCATCAATAGGCTCCTTTCTAATGCGGTCAATTAGCTTAAAAACATCATAAAATGGATTACTGACAGCCAGACTATTCAAATCATTATCATCACAACATACTGTATAATTATAAATAGTTTCAAACCAATGCTTATAATTATCCAATTCAGTCTCACTACTATGTTGGCGTTGTTCATTTGTTAGATGATTTTTATATGGATGAATTGCTTTTTCATATAATAGGATCTTACCATTGATAGGATCTATATCTATAGAAAATCTCTCAATCCTAACAGGATATACCTGCAGAAAACGCATTTTCAAAGTAAGAAGCTCTCGTTCAAAACGAACATCAGTAACAATGAACCAATCGTACTCACTACTCATAAACTTAATAAGATCACAAGTAATATTGACCCAAATATCAGGGTTCTTCTTTTCACGCAGTTCCGTACCTACTTTTTGCAGTAACTCACGCCCTTTTTCATCCTTCTCACCATTCCAGCCAAAATAAGTTTTAGCTGTATATTTTAATACATCAGCAAAAGCAATTAGGCATACTTTTTCATTGAAAGAAGATTCAATGTATTGTTTTAATAAATCAGCATAAAAGTTTTTTCCACTTTCAGCTTTACCACTAAGTGTTATAATTTTCATTTATGGCTCCCTTACTTTATATAGCTTACAAAACCAACGAGGTGCATAGTCAAAAATTATTGACTTTTGTTTAGCAGAACATTCAGTAAAGCTATCTTGACAGATACTAAATGCTCTATAATATTTACAATAAATACATTTAGGATATTTTTTTCGCCAATCATGTACTTCTTTATCCATTTTCAATATCCTTCCTCATAATATCATTCATACAATCATAAGCAAAACTCAATTCTTCACCTTCATATACAGTTTGAAGAATATCAACAAGATTTTCCGCAGCTTTGAAGGCAGAAATATCTTCATTTCTATACCTTACATTCATATCATACCACAATTTTACTTTTTTGGCAATTTGTTGCTGTCTTTCTTTTTTCATTTTTATTACTCCTTTCGCGCAATTAGTTTATAAAAAATTTTATAAGTAAATAAACAAATAACAATAATTATTTTTATTATTTATTATTTACTTACTTTATTTACTTACTTTCTTACCACTTTTCATTTGGATATATTAAGTCCTTTATATAAACTGTTCGCCTTCCCAAGAAGGGAAGAAAGTAGACCATTTGTGCTCTACTTTAGCAAGCGCTCCAGCCAACTTGCTGCTCTCCGGCCCCAACCCCAACAATACATTTCTGTCTCCTCTTCGGAGTTTTACTTCGCGTGGTACGAAGATTGACGATTTGTAGATAAAAAGAAAAAGGAGCAAGCGATTAGCTTACTCCTTTGATTGCTAGTTATTATTTTAGCGTATCACTTTCCCGTAGTGGCAGAAAAGTGTAACTACCAAAATTGACAGTTATCTAGCTTGTATTGACCGCGCGAAAATTTTGAGTACACTAAAAAGACCACGCGACTACCTACTGTAACCGACATCACTTTATAGCAGCGGCTGATGCGTACCTTTTACGTTATAGGTGTTACGGCTCACCACGGTACTTCACCGAACTTCTTGTGCTCTAAGACTGGTTACTTAGACTTGCGCAAGCTCAAGCTTTTGCCCGATTAGCTTATAACGGTCGGCCACCCGCCAGAAATTGAATAGTCAATTTTCTGGAAATATATAATTGTACTTCAAAAAGCCTTTAAATAACTAAAGGCTTTCAGATTTTATATTCTTTTCTTACTTTACATTTATATTATAACACAAATTTTGAAAAAAATCAAATATTTGGCATAATAAATTTATTACAAAATGAAAATTATTTTGCTACACCCGCGGTGACTAGTACATTTTTTAGAGCATCCCAACTGTCTACTTCTAATGTAGCGACAAAAGGAGCTTCTTTTTGGTACTCAGGGGGAATAGACCGTATAAGAAAATATTGATAAGTCGTTTCTCCATTCTCTTTTATTGCTTGAATAGCTTGCATATATGCTTTTCCATCAATATGTAAATACTGATCTATATATTGAATATCTTTTTCTATATATGGGCCATAAGTTATTACACTTACTCCTTCTTTATATAAATCAACAGTAGAAAGAATATCTTTATATTCTTGCGCGTCTAATTCAATAGTCAATCGGCCACACCTCACAATACATATTATAACCGCACCTAGGACAAGCGAAAAGTGGCTTACCTTCAGGACTATAAGTAACAACAAAAACGTCATCAATTTCTAGTTCTGCATGACAGGCAATACAATAATCACATGGGCGGAAATATACAAGAGGGATATCTTTATTCATTCGGCTCTTCTTTTCCAAAGAAGAATTTGTTTACAAGTTGGACATTCACAGGCATATATACCATTATCATAAGCAATTACGTAACGTTCATCTGGCTTAAATATAGTCCCGCAATTCAAGCAAGTTTTTGGAGAGCGAATATAATACGAAGGAATATCATTAAAAGCGATTCCATAATCTGTGATATTCATATTTAGCTCCTTACAAAGACAGATTTTAGTTTTTCAATGACAGAGGTAATAAGAGGAATACCATTATCATTGTTCTTTTCAGTTTCATATACTAACCTTTTCGCACCTTTTCGTGCGAGTTCATCTACTAAATTATTATACTTATCATTCGCATGACCTTTTGTTTTTACAACTTCTACGTCCATAGAACGATAAAGAAGAAGAATTTGTTCCCAAAGTCCGCGATTTTCTACTGGCTTCTTCTTACTATTTATCCACCCATTGGCTTCCCAGTTTACATACCATTTATCCTTGAAACAATTAGCAATATAAGCACTGTCAGTATGAACAATAATGTGATGATCGTGGCCAAGTCCTGTAACTTCCAATAAATTCAAAGCCAGCATAACCGCGCTAAGCTCACAAACATTATTGGTTACTTTACTTCCAGTAACCGGGCCATAGCAATAATATGGTACTTCATCGTTTTCAAAAAAAATTACAAAGCCATAACCACCAGTCGCTTCAGCAGTTCCGTTTTTACTAGTCGCGCCATCAGTCCAAATTTCAATATTCATCTTCTTCGTTCCTTTCTTCGGGTAAATTGTTGTAAAGATAATGGTTGATTAAATTAGCAATACAAGAATGACTACCATCAGGATTTGTACAATACAAATTGCATCCTTCGCAAAATTCATCGTCTTCCCAGTCATGGTTACACTTTTCATAACGGCATCCTTCACCTTATGCAGCCCAAAAGACATGTTCTAGCAAATCATAAAATTCTTTTCTATCCTCAATTTCGTTCTTCATAATTGTTCCCTTCTTTTAGATTATTTTATTTATTTTCTTCTCCTTTTTCTTTTGTATCATATTACTTGTTCAATGGCCGCACCTTCAATCTAATTATCGTTTATCATAGTTTTGACATTTACGTTCTGCTTTTTCGGGTTTATTATACGGACATTCTTTATTATAAATAGTACAAAGATACTTTATCCGCTCTGTATCATCCCGTCCTTCTATCTTATACTGATAAGCACAGAACAATTTATTCATATTTTTTCTCCTTTATTCCTTTGTTTACTTATATTATACCAAAAATTTCTGTAAAATGCAAGAAAACGCCCTTCCTAAAATTAGGAAGGGCAAAAATTATTCCTGTTTACCAGAAGGCAGTAAGTTCGCGGCGGCGTCGTAGGCACCATTAGCCGCGAGAGACACAACCACGGCATTTACAATATCAAGAGATAGAGTTTCTGCTGTAAAAGTGCCACCAAATACGCCTGTGAGAATCATAATCAGTAGCGCGAAAACATAGGAAATAATTTGATTATTTATATTTTTTAGAAATGGTACATTCTTCACGAACTGAGTAAGAATAGAAGTACCTGCTGTACAACCGGCGAAAGTTGCCAGCATATCCCAAGAGAAAAAGTCGTTCATAATAAGCCTCCTTTAGTCATTGCCTAAAGCATTATGTAGAATTTCAAATAGCTCATAAGCCATATCCTTTGTTAAACTAATGGTTACATAATCAGAGGATGGTTCTGGTGGCTTAGGCATTTCTTCCTCGTCATCTGATCCATCTACCGCGCCTATTTTAGTCAAATAAGCTGAGGCCGCGTAGCCAATTAGTCCATCATAACCAATCTTCCACCAGTCAGTATTAGTATCATCATATACATCTACTAATGTACCTTTTGGTAATTTACCAATTTGTGTTCCGTCATTAGAAGGCGTAGCGCGCACTCGTAATGGAGTTGATTCAGTAGTTACTCTAGCAATATATTTTGCGTCAAGTACATTATCTATTTCATCATAAATAACAGCTGTAAGAGGTGCAATATATTGCCAACTCTTATCCAACTTATCACGGCAGAAACCATATTTAGTTCCTTTTGCATTTAATACATGCTGGCCAGTTTTATCTACTAAGCCAATATGGTAATAGTCGTCTTTACCATATTTCTTTAATAAGTTTGGATCAGTTTGCTCTCTCCATTTGAAAGCCGCCCAACCTTTTGGAGCTATATTAGTTGTGTTTTCTTGTAATGCACCACAGCTCTGGCGCGGAATAGCATTAGAAGAGTGAGGGATATATAAGTTACCTAGTTTTTTATAGGCGTGTACAAATGCTCCAGAGCAGTCAACACAACCTTCTCGAGCTGCTCCCCATTCATAAGTCCAAGGAGTTGGACTATACATTTTTTCAAACTCATTGATTAAGTCCGTACTGTGGATTTTATTTGACATATTATCACCTCCTACATAAATAATTTGTGTACCTGGAAAATAAAAAGTTAGAATGTCTTGATAAGATTGACCTTCTTTCGCGCGAGCAATGGCACCCCATTGACTTAGTCCTACTCCATGGCCGTAGCGAGGAGGAGAATCATATTCATCTTTTTGTGAGATAAGATACGCACGTTCTCCGCCCCATCGCTCTTCACTTGAAATAGTTTGCCCGCCATTATTTTTGGAAAATACAGGAGTGTCGATACATTTACCATTATAAGTTAAGATACTATGCATCCAATTAGAATCATTATTTAAGGAAAAAGTTTCCCAATTTTCTGGCAATACTAATGCTTGATATTTGGTACTTTCGTCTGTAATAATTTTATTCTTGGAAGTATAATAATAACCTAATGTATATGAGCATATGTATTGAGCTATGAAAGCTTCCTGCGGCACGTTGCTACCTATTTCTCTTTTTGCACAGAAATAAGCATAAGATGATAGTTCTAGTGTTATTGGACTTTTACCTTTGGTTTTTTCTAGGTTTGATTTTCGAGTTAGCTGAATTGTAATCATAAAATAAATCCTATTACACTAATAATATATAAGCGTTTTCATTCGATCCGAAGAATCTATTCGGCTTGTGGTTACCGCATAACCCACAATCTGGCTCTGCAACAAGCTGTGACCGAACCAGTCCATTGCTTCAATGCCACGATAGCTGGTCAACGCCGCTATTCTCTGTGTTCATCACAAAGCATAGGAATATTGAGCTTTATCTCTATATAATTTTCCTATCTTTTATAGTTAGTTGACAATAGCAAACTTTAATCCGGGATGCACCTGTTCTCAAACTTCTTATAAGCGTCAAGATACCATTCCTTCTTGTCGCCGTTATAGGTCATCTCGTAATACATGCCGTCAAACAGTGTGGATGACAGCAGATACTTCCAGTTCTGGAGCGCCTTGCATTTCCAGACCACGAACACATCAAACTCCGGCATCTTGTCTGACTTGTCCAGATGGTCAACAATATATCTTCTTACGATCTCAATAACCTTGTTATCCATATCTTGTTCCTCTCTTACGTCGCTATCGCGCCTCAACGTCCGTTGCAGTTAATGTAATTGTTTTCGTACCATCTGGAGTCTTTCCATTTACATTCAATCCACTAGGAGGAGTCTCCAGTGCGTACTCAATATTATCACTTAACTGATTCATAAGCACAGCTGTTACCAGAGTGCCATCAGTAAAAGTAAGTTTAGAATATTTGGACATATGCCCAATCCTTATAATTTTATTGATTCATAATTCTAATGGCGGTAATTTACCAGTTTCAATAAGTTGAATTTTCTTATACTTTTCTTCAACTTCTTGTTTATCAATTTCATAATTAAGTGGAGGTAAATGTCCACTTTCTATTATTTTAATCTTTTCTTCGATTGTCATATTATATTCTAAAAAATAATTTCCAAATAAGTGGATGTTTTTCTATTTGATTAAGAAGATGACAAGCACAAGCATAGTTGACATTTTCCCAATTACCAGTATCACATACATAATGCCCGTCTTTTACCAATAAATTCTGCACGAACAATGAAAAATCAAATCCATTCATCGCGCGAAAAATATTGTCGCCAGCTTCTTTATCAATTCTGTCAATCCATTTATCCAGTTTATTTATTGTCTTCTTCATAAAAATGAAATGGGGAGTTTTACCTCCCCATTCCTCCTTATTCTACTGCTAGTTCGCCTAGGCCAGACTCTTCAAGAAGTTCCTTGACCTGTGGCTTTAGCTTTGCGGGGACATCCTTGTATTCAGTCTTACCAAGAATTACGCGTTGAGCAAAAAACATAGCCATCATTATAATTCCTCCTTTTGTTAGAGAGAGTAGAGTAATTGCAGCACCCTCAAGGATGCTGTCTATTTTATTTCTTAGCATAATAACTCCTTATGCGTAAACAATAGTTGCCATTTCAGCTATACAATCTTCCAGAAATTCATTACGGTCGCTTAGAGCCTTGATTTGTGCTTTCATTAAAGTTTTTTCTTTTTCTTTTTCAGTCGGCTGTGGATCTTCTGGTTTTGGTTCAACGTACACACTGCCGTCGTCGGAGAGCTGCACCGCGTTGTCAAGGGTGCGGTAAACGGTCATGTAATCGCTAAAATCGCCGAGTTGGGTCACGCCGTCCATGCGCCACGTTGTGAAGCCTGACGGCGCTTGTGTTATACCATATAGTTCAACTACATGATCGTTAATACGCGTAAAACCAACGTCCAGAAATTCATCTGTGCCATTAAATTTTATCTTAATCATATATTACCTCTTATAGCGCTGTCCAAGTGATTTGTGTAGCACCGTTTATTTGCGTTCCCGAATATGCTGTTCCATCAGAAGCAACACCCAAATAGTAAGTATCTTTAATAAAACTTTTCGGCCAACTGTTACCGGAAATACGGACAAAACCGCCATAGTCAGCAGGCATTGTATTTCCATTATTATATTTTTCACTGTAAAATCCACTTTGTTTCAATGACCCAACGTCATACTTAATGGATTTAACAGCTTCCGCGCTAGCTACTTTATTTGTTAGATCGGTGCTTGCAAGGATTTCCTCTAGCGTGAGCGCATCAGATTGATTCACTTTAGCATTAAGCTCTTCTCCGACCTTTTTCGCGTCGGCGGCTTTCCCCGCCTGCATTAGCGTCGCGTCCGTGCCGGAGAGTGCTCCAATATCCTCCGCGGTCGGCATCCAGTCATCGGCACGTGCCCCAACGTCCGCCGCCGAAAGGTTAACGGCTGCAGTTTTACCATTTACGCTTGTAACAGGATAAGGGGGTGGATTATTAGGTGCATAAGTAACAATATTACCATTTACGTCCGGTCTAACATTATTCACTGTCACTACTGGTGGCAAAGATTGTGTTCCTTTCAATAATATCCCCCCTTATGCATATACTATACAAGCCATTTCGGCAATACAATCATCTACGAAGTCGGCGCGTTCGGTGATAGATTGTATCTGTGCTTTGAGTAGAGTATTAGTTTTTTCTTGACTCTCTATCTTTTCTGATTGAGAGTCTATAATTTTTTGCTGCTTTTCTAAAAGCTGAGCTTGATGATTGATTGTTTTTTCTTGTGCAGTAAGTTTTTGATTGATTATATCTGCCTCTGTTACTTCAAGTGTATCTACTTGAAGCCTTACAGTAATTACTTTATTGTTATTAGCTGAGAGTCTGGAGATAGAACAAAATTGATGACTTTGATAAATTGCAATAATAAGTTCACCAATCGTGTCATACACTATAATTTTAGATGTAGACATATTAGGAATCAAAGCCGCAATTTTAGAAAAAGTATCATCTTCATCAGCTATATTGAGAATTAGAAAATTTTCAGAGGGCAGAATATTGATACCTTTGAACTCAACGTCATCAATAAGAATTTTCATTGTCATCCCTCATATAACTATTATAATATTATATATTTTTCTTTTTCTTATATATATTATAATACATTTTTGATTTTTTGTCAAATTTTACACGGTATAAATTAGTATTAAACTACCAGTAACTCTGCCAGTCGTCGCAGGAAAAGTAAGAGTAATACTACCATTATTAGTTTCCCACGTAACGTTACCGGTCATGTTTTCTCTGCCTGTAGCATACATAATTGAAGATACTGCATGATTAGGAGTAATAGTGGCATTAGTATAAGTTGCGGTAGTTGCGCCAGAGGCAAAAGAAAAATCTATCTTTATGTTACTGCTATCACTTCTACTAATATAAGGCAAGTTATTCCAATTAGTGGCGCCGTTACCAATTTTTAATTTATAACCCGTACTGCTATATTCAACACCAATTTCTCCAGAAAGAAGAACTGGATTACTTGATTCCCAGTTCGAAGGAGTGTCAATGCGATTTTGTATTCTAATATTTGTAAACATATTGATACCTGCCTCGGATCACCCAATATAAAAGGGATTACTGTGGTAGAGCCTAAATAAGAATTAGGAAGCGCCGCCACAACTAAATACGAGGACGTTGCTGCCTTGACTCAAAAGGTCAGTAGAAATGGAACTAATGCCCATAGTTAAAGTGCGGTCAGATATGGTACCAGTTAGTCCATTATTAGCAGTAACATCAGTCACACCTGTATCAGTTACGGTTTCAGTAGCTGTACTTACACTAGCTACATGTCCATAAGAATCAAGAGTGATATTTTGGATATAAGTACGACCAGTATTAGTGGTAGCTGTACCTGTGGTTGGTTTAGCACCGTGCTTTAATGTAATTGTGCCGCTACTAGTAACAGTGCCAGAACCTGTCAGGCCATTAGTACCTGCAACTTTGACACTTGTAACAGTACCAGCATTATTAGTTTTGCTATTGGCAAGATTATATATCTTGTTCAAAGCCTTGGTAATCGTATCTGTTGCAACAATCGCGCCAGTATCACCGGTAGAAGCTGAGAAACCAGTTAGAGCTAAAGCGCCAACATTAGTAGTAGCAAGAGTGGTATTACTTGTTAGACCAGTGACAACCTTACCAGCATTAGAAGCAAGATTACCAACTTTAGTATCAGTAAATACTGCGCTGGAAGGGACACTCTTGCCTAGAGTGAAACCAGTAGATTCAATAGTGCCGTCAGCTTTTAGCTTTGGAACTTCACCAGCCGCATCTGTAACACGCTGGATAACATCAGCGGAGAGGGCATAGTCACTTAAATCAATCGTACCACTAAGAGGTTCCCAAGAATAAGTAGTTGCGCCATCAACTTTAGCACAAACATACTCACCATGATCAGCTGTAACGTGATAAACATGACCTTCAATACCGGCAGCCGCGGCTGGCAGTTTGCTTATATCAGATACTGTACCCTTGAACTTGAATACAGAAGCCACATTAGCTTTGATTTGGTCATCAACGTACTTCTTAGTAGAAGCATTTGTATCATTAGTTGGAGCTGGTACATTTACTGCTCCTGTGAAAGTGCCACCGCTCTTTGGCATAGCCTTATCAGCTTTAGTACCTTGAGCAGCCGTTGCGAAGCTAGAACTGGTATAGCCACTATCCTTTACAGTATAGCCATCCACGCCAAAAGATACAAAATGGTCTTCAGTAGTGCCAGAAGCAAGGCCAGGAATCTGCTTAGCATTAGTAACGTTACCTAGACCAACTTGATCCGCAGTAACTTCATGAGGGTTGGAAGTATTACCTGTATGAGCGGTCAAATCTGTGGCTTTTGCCGCGCCTATAGAACTTAAAGTCGGATAAGCGGGTAAGTCTATCGCACCATCAGTTTTGGTTTGAGCAGCGCCACCAATACTAATGCTTTGTACGGCTGTATCAGCTTTCGCACCTTGAGCTGAGGTAGCATAAGCAGAAGAAGCTGTATAAGCCGCAGAACCTAGTCCATGGACTTTTACTTCAGTATTATTAAATTTTACCGTACCATTAGTTTTGCCTTCAACAAGCGTAGAAGCTGGGATAGTAACACTAGAAGCAGCCTTATAAGCTGTATCTGCATCATCTTTATTCTTACTATATAAGGTTACAGTGCGACCAGAAATATTAATCTTGTATTGAGTATCAGTATCTTTAATTGCATTATTGATGAAAGTAGATAGATTTTGAATTTCATTTGCAGCGTAGGTGGGCTTTTGTGCCGCCTTAGCCCAAGCATAGACATCTGAACTTCTGGCATATGTATATTCTAGTTCAGACCATGTGTGAGTGCCATCGCCGCACTTAAACAAGACTGCTGGTAAAGAAGTTGAAGGTGAATTTTCTGTACCTGTTGGGACGGTAGTAATAGCAATTTCGCCAGTACCGAGTATTAGCTTACTAGCTTGCCAATTTTCAAGTGTATCATATTTCAAACGAATACGAGTAGTAATAATCTTATCTGCCATTTATATAAGCACCTCATATGAATTAGTCAAAATAATAAGAGCCGGTTAAACCTTTATCTCATAATTGCTCCCTCTTATCATTATTTATTAAGATACATTGATGAAGTTGATTTTCTATTATCGAATTAAACGATATGTTAGTAATCAGCCGTTTGCGTTACCACCATTAAGGACTAGAGAGTCACCGTCAGGAGTGTATAACTTAGTGGTAGATATTTTATTTACTTTTAGTTTTCCAGCATCAGAAATTGCTATTTCTTCACCTGCTTTAACAACACCGAATTGGTCAGCAGAAGCTACTTGAATATTTAGAGTACGATCAGCTGGATCAATTACAGCTGCTTCTCCACCAATAGTCGCAGCAGCAATTACGTTCTTTTCCGCACCTTCAGCAATGCCATTGAGCTTTGTGACCATCTTAGCTGTCATAGCACCAGCAGCAGTAGTGGAAGCCACACCCATCGCAACAGTGCCATTAGCAGCAAGAGTTAGACCGTTATCAGCGGTAACTTTTACGCCACCAAGTTTACTAGCAGTAGCAATAGGTAAATCATATTGATTTGCAGTTAGAACGCCTTTGTCACTAAGTACAAGTCCATTACCTATGCTCTTAATAGTAGCCATAGAAGCCAAACGAGTGATTTCGGTGTCAGCAATTAGAGATTTACCATCAGCCTTATCTACTTTACCACTAAGGTCAACACTAGCTAGAATTTCTGCAAGAGTCTTACCGCTATCAGAAAGAGAGCCATCAGCAGCAAGAATAGCAATGTTATCTGCCTTTTCTGGAACAACCTTTTTTGCATACGGTGCTAGGTCAACACTAGTGTCACCAATTTGTACAAAGGCGCCATCAATGAGCATGTACTCCTTATAAGCGTCGCCGCTTGTAATAGAAGTATCTTTAATCATATAAATGGTGTCTTTATCAGCATCACTGACTTCAGGCAAAGCAGTAACGACGCTTCTCTTTAGGTGACCTGCGGAAGAGATTAGAGCCGCAATTTCTATATTAGAAAGAGCTTTGCCACCATCTTTCATGGTCAGGTCGCCAGTAAGAGTGCCGCCAGTAGAATTAATTTTACCGGCTAGGTCTCCGCGAATAGTACCAGGTGTGTCATTATCACCTAGGGCCTTATTGATTTCATCAACAGAAGTACGAATTGTACTTATTGTGGAGCTTAGTCCTTCAATCGTGGTGGTAGAAGGTTGATACCAAGCAATTTCAAAAGTACCATCAGTACCTGCAACAGATTTTGGTTCTAGGCCAGCAATCCAGGGATGAGTTTCATCAACTATTTTTTTTTCGTGGTGGCCGGCTACATAACCAGCTTGTCCTACTTCACCAACGGCGTCAACCCATTTATAGTATTCAATACCCCAGTTCTTCATCTTGAGCTTTCCAGCCTCAAGAGTGATAGTCTTGTCGTCCCCAACTGTAGCTGAGCCTACTTCTTGTAGTGTACCTGCTTTGTCAAGAATGATATAAGCTGTAGATTTGTTATTAGCTTCATCTACATAAGCTAGAATTTGGCCAACATAGGCAGTCGCGCCAGACTTAGCATATGTTTTTAGTTCATCAAGAGAATACCATACTGCACTCTTATCAAGCGGTACAGGATTGCCTCTATTGAACGTAATTGGGAGAGAAGAAGCTGCGATAGTTTTATTGATAACTGCCATTTTCTATTCCCTCCTTACGCTAGAGTGATTTTATGCGTTTCGTCGCTGCCAATAGAAGCAGGCTGATATACATAAACTTTATATGCAATGCCAGTATAACTATTCGCGCCTTTAACTATTACGTTTGGTTTAGCAATATAAGAAGAAGTAATATCAAGATTCATTGTGCTAGTTAGTAGAACTTCTTTGATACCAGCCCGACTAGTATTAGCAGGATAAGCGACAATAACACGCTTAGCACCAGCAGTAGCGCCGGGTGCGATATTGAGAGTTTTTGTCCCATTATATGCTCCGCCATTAGTTAGTGCTCTAATAGTAGCACTTGTAATTTCACCATTATCCGTATCAACTCCATAGAAGAAGCTACGATAACCACTGACTTTTGCACTAGAAGTTGCGCTCTTAGTACCTGCCTGAATAGCAAGATTTGCTTTTTTTGTACCGATGTTGGTCTTTGGTGCCGCGCCAGCATTATGGGTAGCAGTAGCTGTAATAGTTAGATTAGTAGAGTCTTCTACTGTTACTTTTTCAAAAGTTCCTTTAGCTGTGGTTAGTGTCTGTGGTGTGGATGCATTAAGAACGACAGACCAAGCAGAGGCGGTAATACCAGTAGCGGGGCCGTATTCATAAGAACCAGCACTAAGAGAAGCAGTATAAGAAGGAGCAATCTTAGTACCAACCTCATAAGCTTTATTTTGTGGGGTAGATAGACTTACGGCTGGCTGAGTAATTGCCGGATTCTTTTCTTGAGCAAGAATAGATTTTAGCACTTCTGTAACAGTCTTTCCCGCAGCGCTAACAGTGGCAGAACCAGAAGAAGGAATAGTAATTGTGCCGACTTTTTCAGTAGCTACAAGGTCAGAGCTAAAGTAGACGTTATCAGCAGAATAATTACCATCCATAGCAGCCCAGCCTGTACCATTATAAACATATGCAGTATAGCTATAATGTCCTGTGCTGATTAGACGTTTAACAATAAAAATGTCATCAACTTTTGCAGTTGCACCTGCGCCAGTTAGAACACGGGTGATGACTGCGCTATCAGTTTCAGAACCTTCAGCAGTTCCTTCATAATGAGCCGCATTTACAGTTTTATTTAAGTAAGATAAATCATTATATTTATTTACACCGTCACCAATTTTGAGAAGTCCAGTATCAATTTCTGCACAAATCTCACCTTTCATCGGTGCGGGGTTTGTAGCTTTCCAATTTGCTGCGGTATCATTACGTGTAATAATACGTGTTTGCAGCTGTTTAGTTGTAGCCATTAGCGTCCCCTCCATCAAGTTCAAAAATATTACTATCGTCCCATCCATTATTTCCTGTCAATTCGTGATAGCTTGTAGTTTTATTAGACCAATAATATAATTTATCATTATTAGTTGTAAGATATAATAGATTAGTTTGTCCCACAGTAGGAAGTTCATAAATAGTAAGGACAGTAGTAATGTTGGGATAATCATTTGGGTCTAGTTTACTGCCAAGATATTTTTGAATAAGTGCTGAGGCTTCTGTGGCATTTTTTGAAGCTTCTTTAGCTTCTGCGCTAGCTTTTAATATATCATCAATCCATTCAGATGGAATGGCACTTGAACTATCTGGGTTATCATCTACCATCTCACCATTGATACCTGGAAGAATATATACTAAACCCGCAGCAGAAATAACACTTTGATTTTTTTGGTATCCATTTAGAGTAAGTCTACCAGTGCCGCATTTATATAAATCTTTTCTTTTGACAATCCAATTAACAGAACTTTCACCTTGAGTTAGTACAACAGGATAATTCTGTCCATCAGGTCGGGAATATATTCCTTCAATAGTCAAATTTGGAAATTTCTCTAACCAATAAGTAATATCAATTATCACTTCAGTAGAGTTGTCTTCCTTCACGCGGCCAATGCAAGTTGAAGACCTATCAAAATATTCAATCTTCAATGATAATTGTCGCATAATTACACCTCATAATTATCCAGCTACTACCATATCATAAGATAGAGTTCCAGTAGGGATTATTGTTGTAGTAAAAATCACCTTATCAGTTTGTGTTTCCCATTGTATAGGAGCAGCTTGATATTGCTGAGAATTATTAGTGAAAACTAAGGTGATCACGAACATGTCTTCATCGCAACCATTTAGTTCAATGGTATAAGAATAAATGTTATTTGAGTTCGTCCAAGCTGCAACAGGTATCTCACCAGAGAACTGAATGATATCTGGCGCGGTTTGCGCACAGTTAATGATGGACATGCCGTAACCTCCTTTTATAAAGTAGAATATATTCCTTCTATTTTATATTTACAACGTTTTAGTATATTTATTATTGATTCTTTATTAGCTATTGGTTCTAGGAAAGCTAAAGCAATAAATCCAATAGCATCACCATTTTTATTTACGATTGTGCATCCGACGTTAGCTCTCAAGCCATCTTGAGATAGCATCTGGTATGTACCAGGGTCTTCTTCTTTCATATCTTCTATATTTAGTATATCATAATACCCGGATTCATTGAGCTTTTTATAGATATAGTAAATACTTGTTCGGAACATATTATTATATTTACTTTGCAAAGGTTGAACTCTACCATTTGTAACTTCATTGACACAACTCATACGTTGATAACTGCGGCCTTCATAGTCTTTTCCGCCATTATGATAGGAGAAAAAGAACATATGACTTGCTTTAGCATCTTCCAACCCACGAGTTAAGATAGTAACAATATTGCTATTGTATTGATAATTAGTTGGCTCGTCCTTTAAGTGGTCTTCTTCTTTTTCTGCTAAAGCTGTTTTTAATGCAGCGATAGAAGTGTCAAGCAGACCTCGGAGATAATCCTGTTGATTCTTATTCAATTCTTTTAAGTATTCGTCTTGCTGCTCTTGGCGTTTTTGGTCAGCAATTTCGCGCTCTCGTTTTTGAGCAAACATTTGCCATACTAATAATACAAATAGTCCAATAATAAGAAAAGTTATGCTATAGTCGCTCATAGCATCAAGTATGGGTTTTAATTGTTCCATCAATGGATTTCACCTCCTTGTTCTATCATAATATTGTATAAAAAGTATGTGTTTACTCTAGGCTTTTCGTCGAAATTGATTTGTTAAAATTGCACAAAAATTCTAATGAGCTTTTTAGCAAGTTGCTAGTTTTGTAGACTGGCGGCAGAACCCTTTATTAGCAACCCATTTTTATTACATATAAATAGAAGGGTGAGGGGAACCTCAAGGAGGACAATAGAATGGTAAGTACAAAAATTCTTTATATGGTACAAGATGAAAGAGAATTACCATATTTATATAACATGCAGGATTCAGCCGTATGTATTGCAGGAAAAGAAATTCGGCTTATGTTTCCTGGTGGTATGAAAGTATTTGTAGAGAAACCACCAGCTCCTATACAACAAAACTTTAATTCTGTTGCCCAAGCACCGCAACCGAATTTAGCGGAGATAGTAAAACAACAGGGAGAACAAATCCTATCTTTGTCTCAAAAAATTGATGAAATTATAAAGAAGGAGGAAGCATTGAATGAACATAAAGCAAATAGTGCTAGAAATGCTTTCTAACATGAAAGAAGAAGATATTATAACAACTTTGAAAAACGCAGGCATTGATCAAGAAGGAATTGACGTCATCCTAAACTCGGTCAATGAATGTCGAAATAATGAAAAGTAGGTGATTTTATGAACTTTAATGAAGGTATGAACTCTGGCCTAGACTTTGCAACTTTTATGAACAGCGCACTCCGCAATAATGATGACAATATGTGGGGTGGAAACGGCGGTTGGCTTTGGATTTTCTTGCTAATTCTATTTGGTGGAAATGGTAATTTCTTCAATCGTGGTGCTGGTCAAGCCGTTAATGACGCAGCCGTTACGGGCGCCATTGATGCTGCTATCCAGAAAGCTCGCGCTGATGGACTATCTGATCAAGTAGTAATTGAAGCTGTAAAGGGCAACGGAAATGCAATTCAGCAACTAGCTACTACTCTAAATGTTGATCTAAGCACTATTAAGACCGCTCTATGTTCTCTTGATAAAGGCGTGTCTAAGCTCTCCGGCGATATTGGTATGAGCACACAACAGATTATCAATGCAATTCAGAGTGGCAATATGCAGATGGGTAGTCAGCTTGCAAGTTGCTGCTGCGAAATTCGCCAGCAGATTCTAACTGGTAGTTATGATAATCGTATTCAGACAATCGAGCAGACCAATCAGCTTAGTGAAGTAATGAACCGCAATACCGCGATGTTAAGCAATAAACTTGATATTCAGACTGCTGAAATGCGTTCTGGCTTCCAGGGCATCAAAGACTATCTCTGCCAAGAAAAGATTGAGACCCTCCAGCATCAGGTTACTCAGCTTGAAAATGCGGCTAGTAATGCAGCTCAGACTGGTGCTATCAATGCTTATGTCGAAGCAGCCATTCGTCCAGTACAGGCACAGGTCGCGCAACTTATAAATACAGTTCCAGCACGTCCAATCCCTGCTTATATGGTAAATAATCCTTATGGCGGCGGTTGCAGTGGAACTAATGGCGGCTATCCTTATGGCAGCTAAATAAAATAAAAGTGCCCGTCGCAAGACGGGCACAATTATTGTGCAGAACAAGTCTGCAAGGAGAAGATAATTATGTTTGAAGCCTATAACATTACAAATACAACTTATACTACTAATCAGCCTGTAGCTTTCACTACAACTCGCTATATGGATTGCCGTGTAAGACTAAACAATAACAATACAATCTACATCAATACTCCTGGCTGTTACTATGTTCATTTCAATGCTGTTGGCGCGGCTAGTGCTGCGAATACAGAAGTAACAATTCAGCTATATCGTAATGGTGTAGCTGTACCAGGCGTTGTAACGACTGCTACTACTGTAGCTGAAGCTAATCCACAAACTCTGTCTATGAGCACGATTATAAATGTTCTACCATCTTGCGCCGCTATTTGTAATAATGCAAATCTACAATTTGTAGTGACTTCCGCTGATGGAATTATTACTACTGCTGATGTAGTTATCTTTAGACTAAAGTGAGGTGAGTAGAATGTATGACCATTATGATTATGATTATAAGCCATTAAAACATAGAATCCTAAAAGAAATTGAAGAAATTGAGGAATGTAAAGATTGGGATTCTGAACATGTTTGTGCATTAGAGCATTTACTTCATGCTATAAAGCATATTGAAAGAATTGAGCAATTAGATAACTATGAATGGGATTATGATTCTACCACTGAGGAAAGGAAACCATTGACAGAAATAAAGAAATAAAAATAAAAGGGGAGCAGAAATGCTCCCCCTTTTTTTATGGTTTTCTAAAAGCATCAATCTTACTTGGAAAATGCCCATTATTAGTTTCATTTACCAAATAAGTTTCACCAAATTCGGCTGTAGCATACATCATACCAAGCATTGAACGCGCGTTTACTACACGGTCGCCTTCTTTATTTTCTACAGCGTACCAACTATTCGTGCCATCACATAGAGCAAGAATGAATTGATTGATTTGCTCTTTTGATTCAAGAAGAATTTTGCATCTAATATATGGATGTTGCTGATAATCTTGCTTCATATTAGTCCCTCTCGTGCGCGGCAGTATGAAGTTCACTTAGTTTCTGTGCTACAACGTTTGCACGATTGCCCCAACAAATAATAAGACCACATGGGAAAGTATTGAAGCAATTATAGTTGAACTCTACCTCAATCGCGCCATAAGTAGAAATAACATATGAGACTAGTTCTTCAATGCCACTTTCTTCATAATAGTCAAATGGATATTTGATACCTGGAATATCCTCCCAATCCACTGTTAGGTAGCCACGGTCTGGAAAACTGTCCATTCCATTACGGATTACTTCATCCATATATTCCTTAGCTTTATTCAAACTTCAAACCTCCCTGCTTCTTCACAAAAATAATTAGCAACAGAACTATACTTTTCTTTTAGTTCCGGTGTTAGCGTTTCTCTTTTGATTAGATGGTCACGAATATCAGCTTTCTTTACAAGAATAGCGCTTTGTGAGCCTACATGGAAAAGATAATCAATATAGTCAATATACGTTTCATTCTTGACGTTGGTAAGTGCTAGTATATCATATAAATTTAGTCCCATATTCTGAAGGTCTGTATCTGTACAGATACCTTCCTCAACAGCATCATGTGCAATGGCAAGCGCACACAGATAACGACGAGTTTCTACAGGATAAAACCGATAAAGCAAATCCTGCTTTACATATTCCATCACACTTACAACGTGCCGCCAAGCCGCGATATTATAATGATTTTCACAGAACTTATAAATATTTTCAAACTGTTCAAGCGTCATTATTTTTTCTTTCCTTTCTCTTTTACAATTCGCGCGATTTCATCGTTAGAAAGTTGCTTTCCACTTTCATCATGGATTTCATCCCACTCAAGTTGAAAGCGCTTCATATCAGAAGGAAGTGTACCAGTATATTCATCACCTTTTATGCTATACCATCCAAAAAAAGTAGAATAACGTATATTAGGCACAAGGCGGCAGAACGGATCAGTTTCATCAGCACCATAGTAAATAGTAATCGGACATTGAGCTTGCCAGCTAAAGCCGCCATTTACTGGTTCGCCATAAAGCTTAGCATATTCATATTCACTATAATAGCGGACTTCCTTACAAGGATTGGTTTTAGTTCGAACTTGAACATACAACTTGCCATTTTTCTCATAAGGTTCACACAATACAGGATATTTTTGCCAAGTTTTAGCTACCATAAAACCACACCTTTCCTTACCTTATGAGTATATTATACTATATTTTTGATGGAAAGTCAACGCTATAACAAATGTAATATGGTTATATTGTGTTTTTAGCAGCGGGATTAGAAGTATTAGGACGAAGGACACGCCTTTTAGGGGACAAATAATCCTCATATTGAGACTTGGAAATTAGTTCACAATTAGTTTTATCAAATGTTTTATTACATTTAGGATTTGGGCAACAAATATAGGGAAGATCATAAGGGAGAAATGGACGTATAAAATCTGTTTCATCAAAAACAAATTCCGTCCCACATTTTGGACAAGTACATTTATAATATTTTATTTCTAGTGTTCCAGTTTTAGTTACAATAATCATTCTTTTACCTCACAGTATATATGGTAGTATGCCAATAATGGCATGACAACTATAAGAACTAATTTTCTTACGACAAGTTTCATTTGGGCAATAAATATAATGCTCTTGCGTTTCTTCATCTTCATCAAGTTCAACGTAAGAACAAATGAAGTATGTTTTGCAATAGGGGCATTTAGCAATCATTTGGTCTTCTACTTTAGGAATAACAATCATATTATTCTCCTTTATGGTCGAGTCCAAATGATATATATTTGAGTTTTTTTAGTGGTGGTAATTTATCTATGTATTCTTTTTTAGTAAGACATTCACAATTTTCTTTATGTATCATCCCGTTACATTTTGTATTTGGGCAATGAATAAAAGGGATGAGATTCTTATTGAATGTTGGCACAATAAAATCTGATTCTTCACAAACAAATTCCGTCAAACATTTACTGCAAAATCCACTATAATAATATTTTTCTTTTTTCGGCGCGGGCTTGGTAATAATAATCATATTATTTCTCCTTTCTTTATCTATATTATATCAAATTTTATTACTAATGTCAATTTTTATATATAGCCCATTTTCCATTAAGAATTTGATTTATTTGACTCTTTATAATAGCAATCTTTTGATTTACTCTCATTGAATTAGCTATGGCAGCGCCTTGACTATCACCAACATTTCGTAGTCCAGGATTAGAATAGTCCCCATCTTTGATAAAATGTCCTACTGCCGCGCGCTTTGCATTATAAAAGGTAGCTGGGTTTTCGTAGGCTGGCTTACCAAGTGTAATCTGTAAATACATTGGACTAAACACTTGAGTTTCTAGCTTATCTAGCCATTTTATTACACTTCTAAGTATCCATCTAGTAGGAAAGAAATAAGTATTAGAAATATTCCAATATACTGGTGGGACATTTACTACTTTTGTAGCGCCATTGGCAGTAGCCAACATAATTGAGCCACCAGTGCCGCTGCCACCAGCAAAGGAAATATCATCTAACCCCTGTACAATTTTACGTAAAGCAAGAACGCCCAGCACTCTTTTGGCTTGGTCTAATATTTCCATTACTTCATCACTCGCGCGATTATTTTTGGAGTTTTTTGCAAAAGATACTTTATGGCCTTGCCTATGGATAGTCCACCAAGAGTCAACAGAACCCGCCTTATTGAACCAAGTATAGTTGACTAAAGCATAAGTCATCCAATCAAATTGTTCGGAGGATAATAAACCTTCTTCTATAATATCATTCTTTAGTCCGGGCCAATTCTCTGTTTCTAGTCCTGTAAAGCGTATAGTTTTTGCATTACTTTTTGCGCTAAGGTCATAGTTTTTTATTTGCCAAGTGACTTCTGTAATAACTTGCCCCAAATCATTCTTTAAGCCTAGAACCGCATCAGTGCTTAGTTGTTGTCCTTTTGCGTTGAGCTTCTGCCCTACGTTTGAAATAGTAACATGGCTAGCCCCTAAAGCATCAGCAAAAATATTACCTATTTCATCAGAATAAAGAATTTCACCAATACCACCGCGCAAGTTACTATAATCTATTGCGGTAAAAGTAACTTTAGTATTAGATATTACTTTTCTTATTACGGTTTGTGCTTTAGCATAAGTAATTGGGTCAGACCAATTATCTTTTGCAAAAGCTAATAGCTTCTTTTCTATTTCTTGCTTTACAGCTTTCTGTATAGCATCAAACTTAGTTTGTTCTTGACCGACAATTTGATTATATGTATTGATGCAGGCATCAACCAGTCCTTCATAAAAATTACTATTGTCGTCTTGATGGGTAACATAATCAGACAAAGCTATTAGAATAGCAGTTTCATCACTTTTAGCTTTTTGTTTCGCATTTTTTATTTGAGCTAAAAAACTTTTGTATCCATTGTCTCCCGTACCTGTAAGACCTAAAGCCGCGTAAAAAGAATTTTCCATACGAAGTAAAGTCTGAATTTGATTGTTCAAAAACTTTTTCAATCCTTTTACTGCGACATTAGCGTTGACGTCAGCCGTCATTTGGCCACCCATTCGTTGAAAGTTACTAATATTGGAGTGGACATAGTATGGATATAATTTTGCCATAAAATCACCTAAATAAAAAAGAAGCCCTTACAAGGGCTTCAATTTGTCATTGATATTAGTTAGTACCCATAGAATTGCCATTAGTACGGCAAAAAACAGAGGAATCATTGCTTTCTCATAAGAACTGCCTGTGATAACAAAACACAAGGAAGCAATAACTTGAGTAATAATTACAAACAAAAATGAAAGATTCATTCTCCATCCTCCTTTACCAAGTAGAAAAACTCAGACCAACTACCAACATCAACCTTCGTCATACCATCTTCTTCCCAACAGCGGCGATAGTAAGACTTATAATTGTGAGCATTGAGAAAATCAGTAATAATCGCGTGACATTCCTGCTCTGTGCCGCTACCAAGGCAAATGATTTCACCATTGCTACGCTTAAACTTTACTTTCATAAGCTTCAATCCTTTCATAGCACTTCATTTACATTTGCAATATAATCACCAATATTATAGATTTCATATTTTCCCGCCGATACAGAGTAAATAGCTGTTAATTCAGAATCTTCATCAGACTGAATTGTAATAGTATAAGAAGCAGGATAGTAACTAGGTGAGGTATAATAATTTATTCCGTTATAATAAATTCGTTGCTCTGTGCGGGCGGCAGTCATATCTTTATCAATCACATAACCGTTTACAATACATTGTTGAGCTTCACAATTTTTACATATGAAATAAATACCAAGAGCTGCACCTCCAACTACTAGAACCACAAGAATTGAAATAAGTACATTTACAATCACGTCGTTCCTATCAATAGCACTCATATTATAGCCCCTTTCTTATTCTTTATGTATATATTATACCAAAGATTTCAGAAAAAGTCAGGTATTTAGCGGAGATATTATCAAAGATTCGTTGGTAGCCATATTATTGCTGAAATTTCAATGGAGATGGCAATCAAAAAAGCCTTGCAAGTTTTTTTAGCTTTTGTAGCACTTGCATAGTCTTTATCATCATTCAAAGACAAGTACATTACGCCACTAATTAGCAAACCGACAATACATATTATAATAGCTGCATGCATTGCGCAGCTTAGTCGCTGTAATACCCCGTTGAAGTATTCAACCATACCGTAACTCCTTTTAGTTCTTACAGCCTGTTTGCATAATAGCCAGTTCAATCACTTGAGAAGCTAGCATAGCTGTAGTCAGTAGCCCAACTCCGCCCGGTACTTTAGTAATGTACGCGGCGCCATCCTTTATATTCTCAAAATCTACATCACCGCATAGCTTACCATTTTCATCTCTGTTAATGCCAACATCAATAATAATAGCATCCTGCTTTACCATATCGGCAGTAATTAGCTTAGGTTGACCCGCGGCGCAAACTAAAATATCGGCATTTTTAGTAAACATAGTCAAGTTCTGAGTATGAGAATGACAAATTGTTACTGTGGCGTTTTGTCGTAGCATCATTGCCGCTAGCGGTCGGCCAACAATGTCACTACGACCAACAATAACTACATTTTTGCCATCTAAATCAATATTATACCACTTTAGGAGATACATGATACCAGCCGCGGTACAAGGAGGACAAGGCGTGTAAATAGTAGAATTACTATTCAGCCGTCCAATATTGGGAATTGTAAAACCATCAACATCTTTCTTTGGGTCAATAGAGTTAATAATGTCAAAGGTATCATATTTTAATGCTTTAGGTAGCGGTAGTTGCACAATAATGGCATGGGTATTCGGATCATCATTGAGTGCTTGAATTAGGAAAATAATTTCTCCCTTGGAACTAGTGGCGGGCAAATCAAAAGTTGCGACTTTAATGCCAACACTCTCACAAACTTTTGTTTTATTTCTTAAATATACTTTGCTTGCCGCATCTTCACCAATAGAAAGAATAGCAAGAGAAGGAGTAAAATTGGGCTGTTCAGTTTCCTGATGAAAAGCGGCATCTTGAGTTGCATCTTCGAGAATTTGTTGCGCACAAGCCTTACAGTCAAAAATCATAAGTAGCTCTCCTTTCAAAAAAAGCCACTAATAGATATTCTATTAGTGGCGAATAATAATCTGGCTGACCGAGTAGGTTCCGCCCCTACGACCTTCCCCTTAACAAGAGGCTGCTCTAACAACTGAGCTATCGGTCAATAAAATCCAGAGCGGACGAACCGCTCCAGATAAATTACTCAATACTTCCAATGTCTACAATGGTTATTATTTTTCATCATTTAACAATTCGGTCATATTCACGATTGGCGTTGCACTACCTCCGCTGATAATCGGTAGCTGACCATTCCACTTTTTAATGTATTCTTTCTGAATGACTTTATCTGTAATGTTCTTCGATTCTACTTCAAGACGATAACTTTCTGCATCAGCCTGTATTCTGATTGCTTCTGCATCGGCCTCAGCCGCAATCTTCTTTTTTTCTGCATCAGCCTGCGCCTTAATTTTTTCACGTTCTGCTTCGGCCTGAGCAATAATGGTCTGCTGTTCCTGTTCAGTCTGTGTTTGCAGTTTCTTCTGTGTGGCAACCTGTTTAGCTTCCACCGCGTCGGTAAAGGCATCGGAAAAATCAATATCCGTAATGGCGACATCTTTGATTTTTACATCATAGATTTCCATTTTTGAATAAATAGTTTCATAAACTTCGCTAGAAATAATTCCTCGTTCAGAAATCAATTCTTCTGCTGTATATTGGGAAAATACAGCTTTGACAGCATCTAGGATGCACGGCTCCATGATCTTACTGCCGTAATCGGTACCGACCTGTGAATAGATACGCCTCGCGCCGTCTTCGGACAGCTTGTAATTGCAGGTCATCTTGATATCAACCTGTTGGATATCTTTGCTAAATGCCGAGCAGGCGACCTCGTATTTCTGCCAGCGGCAATCCATTTTAACAACGGATTTCCACGGCGGCGTGAGGTAAAATCCGGGCTTCAGGATATCTGGCTCAGCCTTACCCCAATTTAAGACAATGCCGACATATCCTTCTTTAATTGTTGTTGCAGACGCGGAAGTCGCGCAGAAAAAAGTGATAACAACTGCGATAATCAAAACAAAAATAATAGTGCAAACCTTTTCATAATTTTTCTCCTGACTTTTACTTTCTATATTATTCCTTATTGGTTTTTACGCGGTTCTCAAGCTGCTCGATGCAGGCGAAAAAGTCAAGCATCAGCATTGTGCTACAACTCACGTCCTCGTAATATGGGCAAGCCTCGGAGCACTTACTCAAAAATGCACAGGCTCACGGCTTTTTTGATCTCATCAGGCGTTTTCATTGCTCTTTCCCCTTTCTTTCTGCTTGATGTAAGCGAATCCATCTATTAAACTAAGCTACCGGCCGATATAAAAATAGACACTCAATCAGTTATTAAATTCTGATTAGTGTCTCATGGCACAGGGTGTAGGATTTGAACCCACGGACGCTTTTTGCGCCACTAGTTTTCGAGACTAGCGCAATAAACCAAGCTCTGCCAACCCTGTATAAAAGTGAAAAGCCTGAGACTTACTTGAGCTTTTCATACCCTCATTACTTACTGTTGGAAGTAACCAGTCACACACCGGACTAGGGTGTAGAGGGTAATAGCACGGGTTTTGTAACCACCCGCAAAATCTTACGCTAAAGCACTATAAATTTTCTTTCGGCACATTCTTCCTTGCGGGATTCAGAGATTGCAGTCTCTTAGAGTTGCACCTAATTGTACTTTTTCACATATCAGCTTGCGGCCTTTATGCGTGTTCATATTACAGAACAATAAGCTATTTGTCTCTTTAGCGTTGTGCGCGCTTTTGCTTTATAAATCAAATTTCACCTTATTGATTATCTTATTAACTCTGAACGACGGGGCGCACATTTGACCATTCGTGGCTTTTGACCACGACCCAATCGCCGCCATTCTGCTCGTCTTGCTATTGACTTGCTTTAGTAAGTCCACCGGTCTTTCGACTTATGATTTTCTTACTAATAAATGAAGCACCCCTTCTAGCAAAGTTGCACCTTAAATCAACTCGTCTAACCACTCATTTCTGAGATTATCTTATAGCGCATTTCTCATGGCGCCTATCCAGCCATAACCATTAGCAGTTGCCCTTTGGTTGAAGGCGGGACACTGACGATGTTGGTTTTCTGTTGAACAGATTGCTCTGTCGCATGAACTTTGAGCAGTTTCACGCTTTATACATATCACTATGCTTATCTAACGACCCGAAACCAGCCGTTCGCGGAATATCCGCAATGGAGCATAATATGGGGATTGAACCCATGATTTCAGCTTGGAAGGCTGACGTGTTTCCTCTACACTAATTATGCATAAGATAAAGAGAACCTCACTCCTTATTACGTTAGCACCCTATTTTATTGCTAACTTCCACGGCCTAAGCCAAAACGAATCGCAGGGCGTGCAGTTTCAATCACGCGCAAGTAACGTGGAGTTCCACTTGTGTTACTTAGCTATTGTCTTACCAACTTTTAATGCTTGTTCACCTGCGAAATGGATGCAGATTTGGGAGTCGAACCCAACCCTCGGAGCGTATGAGGCTCGTGACTTAACCGCTTGTCCTATCTGCAATAACGTGAGCGGCGAAAGGTTTAGGCCTTCACTTTCACCGCTCGAAACCTGCGGCCCGTAGGCTGGCAGGGAAGAAAAACGGGAAAAGGAAAAGTCCGGACTACTTCCTTTTCCAATAGTGATACGAACACAAGAGATAAGGCAAAGAATCCTTACATCCCTTGTTCGCGCGTCTCTTGTAGTCACTACTACGCATGTGTCTTTGCCAGCTCGCCTCGGCCCCATCCACTAGACAAAAGTATTTCAACTACTGCCCTTCCTAGAATGTGGAATTAGGAAGTGGTGACTCAGAGGAGATTCGAACTCCTAATGTTTCTTATGTGGAAGATTTTGAGTCTTCTGCGTCTCGCCTATTGCACCACTGAGCCATATAGTAAGGAGAGAAAGTTATCTCTTTCTCAACCTTACATAAATAGTATACCATAAATTTTGAAATTTGTCAAATATTTACTGGTACTGAATTTGTTCTTTTTTCAAAACAACTCTATAAGGATAACAACCTTCTTTTGAATAGAACATTACATTACCATAAGAATTTACCTTAGTCGCGCGACCTTCTCTACCTTTATACTTCCCTTCAATAACAATGGCCGCGCGTAGGTCATTATTCCAAGCATAAATGGATTCATTCTTCATAAGATTTTTCTCCTCTCAACTTTTGATACATATATCATACCACAATTTTAGAGAAAAATCAAATTTTATTTGCTAAGAATTTCAATCATTTCCGCGGCTTTTTCATGTGTTAGTCCATAAGCATAAGCAGTCTGAACAAAATGAGTGGATAGCACTTCATCTTGAGTAAAGCCATCGTCGTAGTCATCAATAATGGCATAAGAAGTAATATTTGAATGTGATTTTATCCATAACTTTACCTCATCCGCGCGATTACCATAAGCATAGCTAACTGTAGAATCTCTAATAGACAAATGATATAGACTCAGTTGTCTTGTTAGCGCGCACATAGCCCGCTCATTAGTTCTCCACGAAGAAGTAAGTACAATTTCAGCATTAGTCTGAAAAACCACATTTTGCAATCTAAGAATCATTTCTTGACTAAGTAGATAACAACTATTAAATCGCGCGCCATAGGTAAAAGATTGAACATATCTGTCCCATTCTTCGCTATTTAGTACACCATCAATGTCAAGAAAAATTACTCTCATTCTTACTCAACCTTTCTAAGTTGTCGCTTAGCCTTAGCAATAAGACCCTTATTCTCCTTTTCATTACGTGAAAGATTAGCAATTCGCGCGATTAGTAGAGCCTTCTTAGTTTCATTCTTCATAGTTAGTCCTCCCATCCAAAGCACAAAATGTAAATATCTTCTTTATCAGTAGGTTCAGTTGTAACTTTGAAACCATTCTTTTCAAAATGTCGAATAATCTTCTTCACTACACCAGCATCCCATACATTACGATTTACATAATAACGAGCTGGATTTTCCGCGGGTGTGGCGTTATTCGCGCGAATAATACAGTCATTGATTTTTTCTTTTAGGCGATTAAATTGACTAAAATCAAAAATATCACTCATAGTAATTTTCTCCTTTTATACCATTGCTACTTTTTCAAACGTACTTATCAGTTTGCCACAACGAGAACATCGGCTCATAGAGCTAAAGCACTCATAATGTCTACCATCAGTCTCAAGAGTAGTAAATTGCTGCGTGTCAACTAGTTCATACCTATGGTCACATACTAGTTGGCGGAACCAAGTTTTGATACTTTTCAAGAAGAATCACTCCGTTTCTACTATGAGTGACATCAATAAACTAATTTTTCTTCAGCATATCCATCAAGGGTAGTGTACTTAATGTTCTTAATACCTAACTTCTTTATAAAAGCCATGCAACTAGGACAAGGCCGGCTTTCAGCCAAATGACCATTTTTCCACTCTCTATAAGTATACACTTCTACTTGAGAAAAGTCAATATCTAAATACTGAATTTTCTTTAGCGCACTAAGTTCAGCATGATTCTTAGCCGGAGTATTATTATCTGGAAAACGATAGCGATTATATTGCTTCTGCAAAGGAGAAGTTTTGTCAGTATTATGTCCACGAGCGAGTAATGAACCCTTATAATACACGGCGCAACCAACCCGTGCCGACCCTGAATAGTCACTCTTATTCATTTCATCATGGGCAACTTTGAAAAAAGACTGCTTCATACTTACTCCTTTACAGAAAATGGGACGCAGACCTGCAACCGCGAAGTCATAGAAAGACTAGTCTATTCCTCTTCTCGTCCGCGCTATCGCTTGAGTCAGCGGCTTTAGTATTAAAACTTAGGTTCTGCGCTGGCACAGAGGGCTGGATTCAAACCAACATCTTCTCGTTTTGGAGACGAGTATTCTATCAATTAAACTACCCCTGCATACAAAGTGCGCAAAGAACATTTACGCACTCAGAAACTTTTTCTACGGCTAGTAGATAAGCTATTTATTCCATTTCACCAAATGAACAGAAATCATTATAGTGAACGGAAATATGAACGGTGGCATCATCATCATCTGATACAATGGAATCCTCCATTCTATTGCCTAGAAGATCACATCTATTCCTTAGTTTGTCAAAATGGCGACAAAAGCCACACGTGACTAAACCAAGTTCATAACCATCAATTCCAGAGTTCGCAATCATAGGATGACTTCCTTTCTAGCCATTTAGGAATATCTTCTGGCTTAACAATATAAGTACCATCATAATAATTACAAATCCTAGTCGGGCCGCAATCTACATGCTGGTAGTCATAATCATTATTAAAATGAATATCAAGCACTTCATCACCACTAAGGATAGTTACGGCGATAAAACGAATATCATCCATGTCATGGCCATTTTTTAGAGTAATATAAACTTTCTTATTATCATAATCATATCCAAACAACATATTCATTCCTCACTTTCTATACATAGTATATCATAATTTTAGGATTTTGTCAAATTTTATTGACTTCTTGAACTACTTTTAGATACCAATTAGCCAACTTCTGAAAAACACCATTGGTAAAAGATTCCAACATAATAGGTTTAGCCTTTAGTTGCTCCTCAAGTTTTTCACTATCATTCGTGGTCAAAGCGTCTCTAATAGCCATGGTATTATTATAAACAACCTCATGGTCATCGACTCTATCACAAGCTCTTATATCCCAATATTCACGAAGAAACCATGACTCTTTCATTTCAAAAGGTGCGTCTTTGTCTAATTCGTTCTTTAGATATAGTACCAGCCATTCGTAAAGTCGAAATGCACCGCTCATCGCTTTAACATCGTAATCATCATTACGATATACTTTGTTCAAAAGTGAGAAAATATTCCCAATCACAGAAAAAGCAGTAGCCTTTGGTTGGCAATATAGTAGTTGCTTACCCATTTCGCACAAATCTTTTTTATAAGAATAATATTCTTTTTCTGGCACGACAAAATAATCAGTGCAAGTAGTTTCAAGTAAGGCGGGATTACCTTTCTTTAGATATTCAATATAAGAATAAATATCTACTACTGTTAGTTTTTCTTTTTCTAAAGTATATTCTTTACTATAAATATACTTCATTATAAGAGAATGAATAGTAGGTACAATAATAGTAACACTATCTACATCAGAATCCTTATGGTCTAGCCCATAATTTTGGCTTCCGCGCAAACAGGTACAAAGTACAGTCCACTCGACTTCATCTTTATTTCTATTGAGAAAAAGCTGTCTATATACATAGTCTTGATGTACTTGAAGCCGATGAATGATTTGACTATATGTCATAATTACTCCTTCATTCGCACTTTAGAGTCACAGCCTTTGTGATACTAGAAAGAAGACAATTTTCATTTACGTCAATATCTTCTTTAATCAGTAACACGCCATCAAGAGAATCATAGTCACAAAGAGGAATGATTCTTACATCATAAATATAAATGTCCCCATATTGTTTGACAATGGCGGTCATAGCGTCAGCGATTGTCTTACCATAAACAAGAACAACATCCGTACCATAAAGTTGTTTTTCAACATCGTTTAGAACTCGCAGATTAGCAAGATAATACATAGAATCACACCTTTCTTATGCAAAACCATATCCAATTTCATCACGTAAATTGGAATTGCTGAAAAATTCATCGGCATCCTTGGGATCAATAGGCTTTGTAGTATCACCAAACTGTTTCATAAGAAGATTATACCCCTCACATTTCCAAGCACTTCCAACTGCCATAACACTTGTAGGCACGTCCTTATCTTCTTCTCGTGGCGGCATCATAATCTGAATAATACGCTTATCCTTTGCGAAAGCATAGCCAACTTCCCAAGCCGTACCGAAAGTACATTCGCGCCCATAATCAAGAAACACCACGACGTTAGCAGCGTCAAGCTCATGCACGTCGATAGAAAATACGCAATGCGCCCAAGTTTCAGAATCCATGCACCATGCATTTGGTACTTTCATTTTCATTGGGTCATAAAAAGTAGAACCACTATATTCAGGAAATTCATCGTGCAGCACATTTAGCATACGAACAATCATATCGCGCATGTTCTTACGCTGTTCTAGCCATTGATTGCGTTCTTCATTGGACTGATTCACCTTCTTTACGATTGGTGCGGCAAAATAAATACGAAGCGGTACTCCCATAATAGTTGCTCCTTTCCTTTACTGATACATACAGTATACATCATTTTCTTTCTTTTGGCAATAGTTTGTAGTAAAATAACATGAACTCTTTACAATTTTCTTCGATATTGTGGCGGCCTCCAGAATTGCACTGGCGTAAACACAAAGTAGTGTTAGGCTTCTAATTACCTCAAGCCACCGAAAAAGAAAAGGAGAGCCGAAGCTCTCCTAGAAGCTTCTATAAAACTTTCAGACGTATCCTCCAGTTCAGGCTAAAAATCCGGAGACATTTAGCCGCAATTCACAATATAAGAAGCTTAATACAATGACTTTAGTAGATGGCTAAGGCCGAATAGACTACCTTCAAGATCAGTATCTTCATCCATAAGCACCTTGCCATTCTTGGAAATAGTAACATGACCGGTTTTACTATTGGATACTGTGGTAGTAGTAGCCTTGATATACTCCTGATATTTCTTTTCTCGTTCATCTGAAATCTTTTCAAATTCCATTCTTAAATTATCAATCTTCTTATCTAGCGCATCAAGCTCACGCTTGAGACTGTTCTTATGGTCTTCTTTATTCTTGGCTTCATGTTCAGCTTCATTAAGCTTGTCCACGGTGTCAAAAACTCTCTTTAGTGTTTCAGAATAGTATTTCATAGAATTACCTTCCTTTCAAAAATAATGGCGGGTAAAAGACTGTATAAACCCAACCCGAAAGTAAGTATAAACTCACTTCATTAGCACTTCTGTGCCTTTCGTCACATAGCGCACTATGTGTCCGCTTTTCTAACACTCAATAGTTAAACAGTCTAGGGTTATTCCGTTTTAGATTCCGAATAACCAAGCTACGGTTTCGATTCAGGCTCAAACCAATACGATGTACTGAGTTAAAGTCATCCATCATGACTACACGCTTTTATAGAGTATTGCGTCGTTATCCTCTATCGGACAAAGTAGATCTACTAGGACAGACAAGAGGACTTGCACCTCTACCAACAGATAAACTGTTATTCTACTATTATACTATGTCTGCATAATGGAGAGGGTGACGAACCCTCTCCGCGGAGGTGATGTTTGTAGCTGTACTACAGTGGAAGGAGGCGGATGGCGTGAAGTAGGGGAGTTGAACCCCTCTCTTTAGCGTGACAGGCTAATATTCTAACCGATGAACTAACTACACATATGGCGCGAATTACAAGATTCGAACTTGTGGTAGCTTTCACTACGGCAGTTTAGCAAACTGCTGCCTTAAACCAACTCGGCCAAATTCGCGAATAAAAAGGCAGTCACAGAGCAGTCGGTGTATGCGTTACCCGCTCTGCTATTCCACCTTAGCGGCCCTTTTACATCTTTCTGTGGAGTGGGACGCCACTTCTCTCTCAGTCAGCTTGTAGGTTTTTATGTTTCTAGCGCTCTACGCTCGCGCGCCACAGAGGAAATAACAACATAGCGCATACTTGTGTTATTTCAATCTGGCCTTCATCATCGCCAATTAGTTTCAGCTAAAAGGTGTTTTCATTTGACTAATGTCAGTCAACTTTTATTTATAGTTGCAAGTCAACATTACAACTTGAAGAGTAGCCGTTCTAGCTCTTCAACTTCCCACTATGCCGGAAGTCTTTTTGTACTACGGAAGCCAGTAAGTATATCTAACAACGTACTTACCAAAATGCGCCCATTATGTGCAACCTGCACTAACTCTAATGACGATAATGGAGCCGCCATTATATTTCAGACTTTTTAGTTCGGAGGAAGCCTTTATAAACAACACAGGGCCGACCTGTCCGACGCTTTGGCGCCAGTTATGTTGTTGCGATTTAGCTCTTGTCCTTTCCAGCATCGCCGCGTGGAGGCAAAGTCATGATGCCAAGGAGAATAGAGTGCGTTCTCTATTCTCCCATAAGGAGGTAAATCAATGAAAAAGTTTTTTATCAGATTGGTCTTTCGACCATGGTACACCCACTTGGTGTCGAACCAAGAATCCCAGGATATAAGCCTGGTGCAAAGAACCGCCTCACCTTGGGTGCATATGATGGCTTGCCTTACCATCTGAACCAATGGATTCGTAAACCCGCTGTCAGGTTCTCCTAAGTTACGCTTAGTTTCGTTTGATGCAATTTATAAAGGCGGTTTCATCGTTAGCTCACTTCCGCTACGACAGAATTACAGTCGTCGCCACTGATACAGATTGAGATACGACTTGTTCTTATCCTAGCCGGACGTGGGAGAATAAGCAATAGTATCGAATTTCAGCGAAAAAACTTTTTATCCACAATTATTTCATTGATACGTCTCTTACAAATCCATCATAATTGCGGAAATTTTTTCTCTCTCAACCTTACAATAATATTATATCAGATTTTTGAAATTTTGTCAAATTTTGGAAGAAGAATTTTTTAGTGAAAGAAGATATCGGTACATTTCTTCTTCCTCCTCAAATTCTTTTTCTAAAACAGAACAAACATAGGCGCGCTTGATTTTGTAGAACTTACCAGTTTCTTCATCAAGATAATATTGATATTTCTCGGTAGAATAACAAAGACTCATATCCCGCTCACGAATAAAGCCCAAAGTCACTGTTTTTCTCATATCCTTCCCTCACTTTCTATATATAGTATACTATAAATTTGGAAGAAAGTCAAATTATAACAGTGGATTTTCATCCGGCGCCCAACTATTATCCTCACAATTTATAAAATATTCTTCATCAGCATTATCCTCATGCTGATAATACCAAGTTTCTACTTTATCGTACATTTCCTTCCTACTAAGGCCAGGCCAAACAAGCTCAGAAGGAATGGTAATAGAATAAATAGAAATATCATCCATTAAATCTTTCGCGGCCCAGGGCAGTTCGTTGGTTTGCATTACTCGCGCGGAAGGCTCAACAGAACAGAATCGGTAGGCGCGACGAAAAGGTTTATCCCAAGTTTCAATTATATGTTCTGCCATTGCTATAGGGTCTTGTTCTGGTTTTATGCGCATAAAGTAAAAGTAGGGGTAATTCTGTTCTACCATAGTCATAATGATATAATACTTATACACTATGCGGCCCACCTCCAATATAATGTTCACAAATACTAGCGGCGATAAAACATAACAGAAGAATAGTCAGCATACATAGCTCAAACATTGGCGGCCTCCTCAAAAAGTCATTGGATTATTGTGTAAAGAATTATATCCATAAACAACTAAAAATAAAATAACAATAATAATAAAAGCAATCGCCGCCATTATACAATCACCGTTCTTTCAATAGGAAATTGTACCGGAACATCCAGAAGAATATCAGTATAATATTCCCATTTTTCCTTATCAATCTTTAGAGGAAAGAAAAAGTTAGAATCATCACTATTGATATGAGGACAATTATTTTTCAATATTTCGTTAGCCTTCTTTAGCGGCCAAAAGCTAATATCATTAAATTCAGTTTTGTGACTTTTCTCAATTAGGTCGGCCATTCGAAGCATAATAGTATCTTCATTAGCGTCATCGTGCATGTATAAGATATAATACAGGTTCTTTTCTTCCTTGGTCGCGCGAACAGCATAAATTTTCATATTACTTCTTTCCTCCAATCATATCTTTGAGTAAACAAATAATGGTTAATGTACCAAAGAAAAGAAAAACAATTTTACATGCTTCTTCTACATTCATATTGTGGCTCCTTTCTTATTACATTTATAGTATAACAGAAATATGAGAAAAAGTCAATTATTCATGTACAAATAATTTTTCCATTTGAACAGTAGAGTTACTAGCCGCGTTAAGAATATTACGAATTGGCTTGTGCCATATTTCTTTCCACCCTTCTGGCGCGGAAAGTTCAGAAACAATAACAATATTATTTTTTGCTAATTCAGCGGCTTTAGTCCAGAAACGTTCAACATCATAGTCATCATAAGGATAACCAGTAGTAGCATTGTAAGGTGGGTCACAGTAAATGCAAGCGTCGCTAACATCCAAATCAAAAAAAGACTGAGTATAGAATTGGCAATCAGTTATCTTTGGTGCTTGAGCTTTCATATTGCGCCATTTCTCTCCATGATGACTTCTAGTAGGAGAATTACTGTACGCATCCTTGCCCCAGCCGCCATTATAAAATTTACCACTAAAAGACCCAATAAAACCAATCATACCAACATACCAATCTGGCTTCTCTTCGTGGTTATGCGCGCGCCATAGATTCCGACAATGGTCATATTCTTCTTTTTGAATAGGGATAGAAATTTCATCTAGCTTATCCAAATTATTCAATACAGCAATAAGATAAGGATTGGTGTCATATCCTATTCTAGTCTTAGCATTGATATTCTGTATAATGCTGCCGCCACCAACAAAAGCATCAATGAAAGTGTCGATGTGATTATCATTGATGTATTTTTGGATGATTGGACAAATGTATTTTACAATACGAGTCTTACCACCTTGATATACCATAAATTCCTCCAGTGCAAAAAGCCGCCTGAAGGCGGCTAAAGTAATTAGTTATATTTATTATTCATATATTTAGCTTGCTCAGCCAGTAAATAGTCATACATAGCTTCTGCATTTGTAGCGCGAATAGGGTCTCTGTATTTGTCTCTCCACATATCAGGATGTTCCTTCAGCTTTTCGCCGCACTCAAGTTCAAGCATCCAATACGATAGGTCACTTCCAGTAACGGAGTTCCAAATTTCATCGCGTTCATCCAATGGTACATAATCATATACTACTGTGTTGAGAAGTTCATAGGTAGAATCCAATAGCTTCCACACAGGGTTATCATCCATTACATCAATCTTAGCATCATAAAGTCGATTGAGGTAGGATAAAGTGTTTTTATAAATGTCAATATAATTGCAAAATTGTTTCTTAGAAATTAGCATATAATTCTTCCTTTCTTACCATTCAAACTCAGGTTGTCTGTCCCAATAAGCCATATCGTCCCAGTCATAAGTGTCATCATCATAGCGCCCGCGCGAAATGTGCGAAGGCCGTTCATCATAGTAGTCAGCAATATCACGAACTTCATCATAATATCCGCGCATAAAATGTCTCCTTTAGTCATTCGAACGCCAAAAATCTAATAGGAAACCAATAAAAATAGTAAGTTGTGCACCAATAACTATACCTAAAGTCACACCCAATACAAAGAAAAGAAGTTCTTCTGTCATTCTAGTATTACTCCTCTTTCGGGTAAACCTCTATACCACACAAATCAAGTTCTGAACTATCATCACGTCTAGCTATTACTTGTGCTCTTACATGATATGTATCAGCTAAATAATTAGCAAAACAGCCGGCAATTTGTTCAATTTCTTTATAGCTATAAGTATAGTTTGGGATATAGATTGACCCTTTGCAATATTGAGACGTATTTTCGTTGATAATGACCTTAAAACCATAAAATGTCTCGTCATAAGGCATAGAGCAGGGATCGGGCTTGGTTACTTCTGAATAAGTTTCCTTCATCATAATAGCAATGCCATGATCTTGAGAATAAATTTTGTAGCCTTGCGCCGCCAGTTCATTCATTTTATCTTCCGGGTTAGAAGCATTATCCCACAAATAAATAAGTTTGTAGTCAATGTCGCAACGATATTCTTTATTCATATTCTTCACCATCTGCGCGAAAAGCATACTGTCAGTCGTTGAGTATTAGGGTTATACCTATAATGTCCATTGTAGTACCAGCAGTCTCCAAGGGGAGCTACTAACTTAGCTGCCTGAGCTGCCCAAAAGTTAAAATTAGTAGAAGGCATGATGTAGGAGAACTCTTTCTTCAGCATATGAGCATGGAGAGTAGTGATAACGGGTTCATCAAACTTATTCATATACACACGTCCTTTCCTTTTACTAATTATAGTATACCACTAATTGCGCGAAAAGTCAAGAAAGTTTAATCCAATTTTTACAGCTTGGACAGGTAACGCCCATAATAGGAAGAGAACAAGGAATACCTGTGGTTCCCATAGGGACAATAGAAACGCTAGTTTTCGTCTCCAGATCTTCTGCATCATACTCAAGCACAGTATGACAAACTTGGCACATAACGCGCTTAGGCCAAGGCGAATGATATTCAATAATCTTCATCCATCATCCTCCTCTACTTTAATACCTCTTGCACAACTAGGGCAAACAACAAGATAAGTGTGATAGATATCTCCTAAACTAGACATAACTGGTGCATATTGTATGTCCTGTTTATCATACTCAAATTTCGTCCGACAGCGAGAACAAGTCTGTATCTTCGGTTTGGGTTCCAATTTGTGCAGTTCCAGAATCTTCATTAGATTGCTCCTTTCTATCAGTGGGTAAAGAATGTAAAATCCAAAACAAATTGTTTATTTTTGTGACGTAGTTTTTCTCTACCAGCACTTTCATAGCATTATGAGCAGTAGTCTTACTAAAACCGCTCCAATTCATAAATGCTTGTGGTGAGTACATAACTTCAAAACCATCTTTGTGTTGGTGAAGGTAAAGATACAATACTAGGGGCGCGCCATTAAGGTCACGACAGGCTTGTTGTAACGCATCAAATGGTAGCGCGAAAAACATACCATTGGTCGCGCTAGGTTTGTCAATAATAATACAACGTTGATAGGGATAGGTCAATTTTCTTCCTCCTCTACTTTCTCAAGGAAGAAATATAAGTTGGCAAGAAAGCAAGCATAAAAATAAGGAGTTATCCACTCAAAAAGATTGGGGCAATCTTTATCCAAAATATAGATATCTACTGCTCGTTCTACGATTGCTTTAGCGCGCTCATATTCATATGGTTTAGAGGTTATTGTCATTTCACCTTTATCTGCTCTAATCATAACAACATGATATTTCATATTATGCCTCCATACAGATAAGATAAGTATGGTTGTCTACATGGTCAATAATGGTTTTGTCCTTGGGGAAGTATAGGGCATCGTGATAGGATTGTAAGGCAATAATGGCGGCCTCAACTTCTTCTTGTGTAGGGTAAATATAGTAATGGAAGAAATGATGAGTAGGGCTAGCCGCGAATAGTGTATATTGGTCATTCATAGATTGAACTTCCTTTCTTTTTACACTTATATTATCCCACAAATTTAGTTTTTTGTCAAGTTTTAGAAAAGGAAATTTTTACTTTTGTATTTCTACCCTATCGTCCCCTTGGGTCGGTCGCGGCGCGGGGGGGGGGGGCGGCGCCAAGGGGGCGCAGCGCCGCGGGGGGGGGGGGTTGTGTTTGGAGTTGGGGG